CTTTCATTTGCTCGCAAATAAGCCAGCCTTCGGCAACACACTCAGACATTGCAGAGACGAGACTTTGAGTGCTTCCATTCACACTTTTCAAGACATCACTCTTGCGAACAGGCTCTTCAGCACTCCTCACAACATCAAGAATGAGCAATTGCCGATGAAAGAGCGCGTCATCAATCATGGAAATCACTATATCACTCTAGGCTTTATTTCTTTCATGATGACCTACTTTGTTTCTCTTAGAGCCTTTATTTTTCATCATTTGCTTAGAAATAAAGCAAGAAATAAAGCCTGAAACCCTTTGCTACATTAGAAAAACCTTTATTTCTCATCACTTCTTAGAAATTAACTCTCAAATTATTCACTTTTCACATCTTCAAAAACTTCAAAAACTTTAAAAGACCTCATCAGGATATTTATTTCTGGAGAAATAAAGCTTTATTTTTAACAGCAAACACAAACGTGACTTTTCGTTTGTTAAGATTTCGCCAGTCGCTTGCGCGCAGCAAAATCTTAACAAACGAAGTCATGTGTCACCAACTTGTTATAGAGATTCAATGCCTCGCAAGCGCAAGGAGAGCCCAATGGGGAGGCTCTCCTTGTACTCCTGACTAGATGAACATGTTTTGAACAATGAAATGAACAGGCAATACCGTCTTTCCTATACCTGAGATGATATACTTGAATCCGTTGCACAAAAAAGATGAAACATGTGGTGACATGCCGTTCTAGACCCCGACGACGAAAAGAGTAGTGAAAGATGCCTCGAGGCCGCCCAAAGGGTAGCAAGAATCGCCCGAAGTCTATTCCATCAACACCCACACCGACGAATTCCGCCGATGCTCCTGTTGCTTTCGACCGCACAATCACGAACCGCAAAATACTCGACGTCCGCTCCGCTACTGACTTGCATCAATTCATCCCCGCAGATGCAAATGAATTCCGTGAGGACTTCCTCGACATCCTCTCGCGAATGGACTGCGGGTACTGGCCAGCGACAAATATAGGGAGAGGCTGGTACGGCCTGATTGCCCTTCTCAACCAAGAACTCCGTGAACACTGTTACGACTACCGCATCCTCAACATCAAACGTGAGAACGGCGCTCTCCACTACTCGATTCGTGTTCCGCTGAAAGACGAGAATCGACTCCCTCACATGGTCGGGCTTATCCGCGTCACTGCTGGCCGGAGTCGCTGCGTGTGTGAGATTTGCGGGCGTAACGGTGACGAAGCAATCGTCAATCATGAAATACGTGTCTTGTGCAATGCTCACATTCCTGTCGGGACAGTGAAATATGGCTGAACTCAAATTCAACATCAACGAAGACCCGCATTTCTACTTCAACTACAGGAAGTCACATTGGTGGAATTTCAAACTTCGTAGACTTGAACGTCGTCTTGTCAAAGCGTTCAAAAATGTCAACAACACGAAATTCAACGTAATAGCGGAGTACCGGCCAGGTCGTTTTGACCCTACTCTCAAGGTTGACACAACGAATTGCGGAATCACAACAGAGGAAGTTGCCGAAGCTCTCGGCATGCTCAATGACATCAAGAAAGAGGACGAAGTATGAACTGGCACAAGTGGGTATTCGTTGCATTTTGCACATTTTCAACATTTGCGACAATCAGCATGATAGGCAAGAAGCGAGAGCCACTCACACATGGGGTCGCAATTGTGACAATCATTGTCAATCTTCTACTCGTTGCTCTTGTAGTCACAGCATGAGGTATTTCTTCGATACAGAATTCATGGAAGACGGTGTCACTATTGAACTCTTGTCTATCGCAATTGTTGCGGAAGACGGTCGTGAATTCTATCGAGTGAACGCTGACGCTGATTTAGACAAAGCAAACGACTGGGTCATCGAGAACGTGTTCCCTGAACTGATGAAAGCAACTGACGAAGATCTTATGCACAAACAGATGATTGCGCGAGACATTCGTGAATTCGTTGGTGAGTATCCAGAATTCTGGGCGTACTACTCAGACTATGGCTGGGTGGTCATGTGCCAGTTGTTTGGGACGATGATGGATTTACCACTTGGCTGGCCAAAATTCTGTCTTGACGTGAAGCAATATGCTTTCTCACTTGGCAACCTTGCACTTCCAGAGCAAACAACGACTGAGCACCATGCTCTCTACGATGCTCGTTGGACGAAGGACGCTTTTGACTATTGCAGTCGAATATCAACATGGATGGCGATGCAATATGAACGCGAATGACCCGTTCTTCGAGCAGATGTACGAATCCGCAATCAATCAAGTAGACGAGGCCGTTATCGCCATTAAACATGCGCAACACATGTTCGAACTTGAGTTCATGCTCAAAGAAGAATGGGAGAACAGTGTCTGACGCGCTAGAAGTATTGTTCCCAGTCAAAAAGCGAGCAGCAGTCTCTCACGCAATCGCGATGCTCCACAAAATCAAACTTGTCGGACTCTGCTTCAACTCTGGTCTTAATTTCTACTCTCCCTCGATGGGTGACGTTCACCTCTGCAAGCAATTCTGTCATTCCTGTCCGCTCGAACAAGAGTGTCTTGACTACGCGTTGAGATATGAAAGTTACGGCATCTGGGGTGGGATGACAGAACGTGAACGCGTCAAAGAACGACGCAAACGACGAATTCCGCTTCTCAATGTCTACTCAGTGAACCTCCGATGAAAGGAACTCAACAATGGTGATGGATTTGATACTCGGCGAAGTGAAGTTGAAAAAAGTCAATACAGTCGTCGTCGTACGAGAACGTAAAAAGGGCTCTCATCACGACAAGGGATTCATCTTCGGTGTGTTCGCCAACATGCACTCTGCTCGCGCTGCGTACGGAAATATCGACCCTGAATATGAAGTCACATTTGACAAGTTAGATGTGATGCAAGCATGAGGAAGCCGTGGGGATTTCTCAACATCAAACGTGTCCGTGCTGGTGAGGGTAGACACAAATACGTCGTGACGTGCGGATTGCACGGAGGTGCAATTCATTACACTTCTGCGCATAAAAGTGCACAAATTGCCAATAGATACGCACTAAAACACGAGAAAGAGCACACTAGTGTCATACCAAGCGCCTAGCAAACATTCGCTGTTTGTCGACTTGCTTCTCACAATCCTTGGGATGCCACTTTTTCTCGTCTGTCTCGGCGGTGTGGGATTTGGTGTCGTGATGCTCGCATTCATCATCGCGTGGCATGGATGGTGGTTGTTTGCTCTTCCGCTTGTGCCAATTGAAATGAGCGGCATGTATGCTTTGCATGGTGTGGATGATAGAGGGCTAGATGAAATTCACTGAAGAAGAAATCGACAAATTGCATACTTTGCTTTTTGAAGTGCATCATTGCCACGCAGAGCAATGCAAGACCGTCGTTCCTGAAAAGATGTTCATGTGTCGTCCTCACTGGTATATGCTTCCGAAGAAGATGCGTGATGCTGTGTGGAACGCGTACACTCCAGGGCAAGAAATTCGCAAAGACCCGACTCAACACTATCTTGATGTCACACGTGAGTGTATCGAATATGTGGCAAATCGAGAGGGTCAACGATGAAAAGAGTATTACACTCTAGAATCAAGAAACTCTGGTGCATGATTGTCGGACACGACATGAACATCGGAATGGGACGCAACAGTCGATGGATGGTGTGTCGATTCTGTGGTGAATTACTCAAAGTACCCAACAAGGATTCGTGAGCTACCAAGGAGAGGATGACGAACTTGACCAAAGTTGGCGAGAGCAAGCCAAGTGTCGAGATGTCAATCGCGATGTGTTCTTTCCTGAAGGCAGCCCAGGATTTCTCGTCAAGGATGAACCAGGGAATCCAGGACATTACTGCTTCAATTGCGTCGTTCGACGAGAATGCCTCGACTACGCTCTCAGCATTCAAAGCACTGACGGAATTTTTGGAGGAGTTAACGAGCGACAACGAGCCAAGATGATTCACGATCGCATCATGCTGAAACGACGCATCGCTCGAACAGTTCGCAACCGCCTGAAGGGTATTGACAGGTGATAAAATGATACCCCAACCATCATGAAGAAAGATGAGCATGATGCCTTTGCATTCCGACGAAACACCTCGAGAGTCGGTTAATGCGATGTTGGAAACTACCCTAGATTGGGCATTGTTCTACGTTTCAAAAGGATGGTCAGTTCTCCCAATCTGGTGGATAGAAAACGGACGATGCGCATGCGGAGATGCTGAATGTCGTAGTCAAGGCAAGCATCCTGCCGGTCACCTCGCGCCGCACGGATTGAAATCCGCATCAAATGACCCAGACGTAATTACACAATGGTATTCGCAAGCACCGAAGATGAATCTGGCAATCGCCACTGGTGCTGTCTCAAACTTGATTGTGCTCGACCTCGATGTGAAGGAGACAGATGATGACATCATCGACGGAGAATATGAGCTTAAGAATTGGCTCGCTGGAAAAGGAATTGACTTTCCAGACTCACTTGTTCAAGAAACAGGTGGAGGCGGAAGTCACATCTTACTTTCGTTTCCAGCAATTTCTGGCCCAAGGCCAGTCATCGCATCTCGAGCAAATTGGCTACCTGGCGTAGACATTCGAGCAGACGGAGGCTACATCGTTGCTGCTCCGTCACAGCACGTCTCAGGTAAATTCTACCATTGGCAAAGCGGACATGTTTTAAGTGTAGTCTCAAATGACATTCTCGCAGTTCTGTCAGAGAAGAGAAATACACCAGGAAGTTCACTCGGTCCCTCCTCCATAGGCTCAGTTCAACAGCTTATGGAGGAGGGATTTCGTTTTGGCGAACGTGACGACGGATTCATCAGACTGGCTGGAATTCTGCGCGGAAGAGGCGACTCACTCGAAACCGCAAAGGCAATTACCAAAGCAGTCTGGGAGAAAACTGACCAGACTGACAAAGACTTCTATCGTCTAGAGACAGCATACGAGAAAGTTGAACGAGGCTACAAGACGTGGGAAGCACCCGACGAATTGTCTCAAGCCGAGTTGCAATGGGCACTTCGTTCTGACGCGCGAGCATCAATCACTGCAGAACGAAATGCTGTCGCTGGACCTCTAACAGTCAAAAACGTACCCTCTCGTGGTGTAAATCCTATCATTACTGGTATTTCGGGGCCTGAGAGGGCAACGAACGAACCCTCTCAAGACGAAGAAGAAAATGAGGAAGATGATGAACCCGATAGAGACCCCACAGACCCATTCGACATTGCCGACCTCATGGAGGGCGTCATTCTTGAGCGCGAGTCACCAACGATGCTGGAAAGGACGGACGGCAAGTTCCTCATCTACCCCGGAAGATTCCACTCGATCTACGGAGAGCCAGGACACGGCAAGACGTGGGTCGCGTTGCACTTGGTACGAGAACAACTGCAACTCGGCCACACAGTCGCGTACCTCGACTACGACGAAGACGACGCGGGCAAGTCTATTGCACTTCGTCTACGTTCGCTTGGTATCGCTCCTCCTCTGGTTCGACATGGACTTCGCTATCTCAACCCGCAAGGCATGGGGAGGAACCAAGAACAATGGGCAAAACTAAAGCAACAACTCAAGCAGTGGAAGCCGACACTCGTTGTTGTCGATACAATGGCGCCAGCGTTAGTGGAGTTGGGATTGAACGAGAAGGACAACTCGGAAGTGGGTGCCTGGTATGCTCACGCACGATGGTTATTACGTGGGTTGAGACCACAAGCAGCTCTGGTCATCATCGACCACGTCGTAAAATCTGGCGAAGGACGAGGTAGATGGGCAAGAGGAGCGGGAGACAAACTTGGTCGACTACACGCAGCATATGGCGTCGAGTCAAGTGCTCCATTCGACCGACAAACACCTGGGTTCATCAAACTCACCGTAGCAAAAGACAGGGCAGGAGAAATCGGGCGTGAAGGTGAAACCGCATCGATTGTGAAGTTCTACCCGTCAATGGCTGGTGAGAAACTCGACATCGTCATTGACACGCCAGACTCTGTTGACTATTCGATGCTCACTCACGTCAACGAGAATCGACACAAAGTCATTGATGACAAACTCATCGTTGCGCTCAGTCGAGGTGGAGCAGAAGGATTCACGCGGAAAGAACTCAAGGTTGAGGCCAAAGGACTTTCTGCTAGAGAGATTGATGAAGGTCTTGAACGTCTCGTCAACAACGGAAAATTCACGACAGTGACTGACGCCGATGGCAATATTCTTCGATATGTCTATGACGCCTGACGTTCCACTTCCATTTGACTGGTATTCGCTCGGCTTCTTCAACATTCGTGAGTACGCGCACAAGCAAATGATGCAGGGACTCGCAGAGTTTGAATGGAATCTTCTTATGTACGGAAATCATGGGCTTCCTTATCCTCGCTATAATCACATGATGGATATGCTAAAAGAAGGGTGTATGATGAAATCATGAATGATGAGCACGGCGAAGAGTATCCGTTTCCGGATTTTGACCACATCTCGACAATTGCGAAAGAGATGTTCACTGCTGCCCTCAACGACTATCCGCCCATCATCGCGGTAGCAACTGTCGAGCAGATGCGCTCATCGATTCGTGACCACTTGGCTGGAGTTGAGTGCGATCCTCGCAATGTGAACCAGCTCAAGGCATTTGCTCTTGGCGCGATTTTCACAATCTATCGCCAAGGACAGTACACTCCAATTGGAGCAGAGACGTCAATCGTACCAGCCATCGCTGTTGACATGGTTGACAAGCCAGCGCTCGAAGCCGAAATCGTGAGCTACGAGCACATTCGCGAGATGTTCGGTCCAGAACCTGATGTGCAATATGAAGGAATCAAAGCGATTCCCAACCCTACGCCGCGGCGACGAGACCCATTCCTAATCGAGTGGATTCGACGTTGGCTCGAGCTCTGGGATTCCAGGAAATAACGCTACGCAGACTTCTCGACCGAGAAGTTCTACATCTTCAGAGAGTGGAAGCACGACAATCTTGCCAGTGTCGTCCATATCAGTGACCGCTTCAAGAACGAGAAATCCGATTCGCTTTGCGACATCGCTTCGTGTCTCTGGCGTCCAATCCCACGAATGTTCAACGATGACTGGAATCTTCGAGAGCTCCATACTTTGCTTTTTGCGACGAAGAAAAGTGATCACACAATCCATCGAACAGCAAACGCCGCTGTAGCGTTCATCACGTTGCTGGAAAGGCGGTTCTTGAAGCGCAATGTCGACACCAACAGTAATCCATTGAACTGGCGGTATAAGTGCTAGATTGCCATCCAGAGGATCGCTCTCCGACCTAGAGCCACATCCAGCAGCACATTCCATTTAGTTTAGCAGCGCATCCGTCATGTCTGCCGCGGCGTACGTTTTGTCGTACGAATCTTCGCTTCCAGAGAGATGAGCAGCGGCAGCGTCTCGATGCGCTCCTGCCGCATCGAAATGCGCAGTTGCTGATTCAGTTTTGCCAGAACCTGTGTAAAGTCGTCCTATGATGTCGTGAGCATTCGCGGCGTCTGCGTGCGCTTGAGCAAGATGCTCGTGGTCAGCGCCTTCACCGTATCCTTGGACTTCTCGAGATGCAGCATCGGACGCACTTCGCGCTTCGGTTGCAGCAGAAGCGTACGCAGAGTTCTCGGCGCCAGAAGCAAATTCACCATTTGAATCTCGCGCTTGGTCTTCTGAAAATTTCAAGAGTTCAGATTGCGCAGATGCGCCAGACTGCCCACCTTTAGCAACTTGCGCTTGAAGATACGCACGAAATTCTGGGTCGATTTTCTTCATGAATGCGTCGCGTATCGGTCCGTGTTCATCGCATCATTGAACTTCATGCTGAAACTCGTGCCACTGTTGTTCGGAATGATGTCCGTGAACGAACCGTAACCAGACTCTTTCAGTGTGTCAATCATGTCACTCACGACGCCTTTGTCCCCGACGTTGTCTTCAGCATTGTCCCGTTGCGTAATATTCAGCCAGTCAGTTCCAGCGCCTGAACCTGAAGTGACTGCTTGAATAGAAGCACCCCAACGTCCTGGATTGTCAGGTCCTTTGGGGTCTTCTTCGCCGTACTGCTTGCCGCGGTATATGTAGTCGCTCAGTGTCTCTTTCACTCCATCTTTCAGAGCAGCATACGCGGCAGTACTTCCGCCTTTTGTCTTTGCTTCTGCTTCGAGACAAGCAGCACGCACTCTCGCGCCGTCGCCTCCACGACCTTCGTCACTCACGTTTCCTCCGTCTTTACTTCCACCGCTTGAACCTCCGCCTCCACCAGAAGCAAATCGACCATTGTCGTCGCGTGCTTGGTCTTCTGAATATTTCAAGAGTTCAGATTGCGCAGATGCTCCTATTTGTCCACCTTTAGCAATTTGCGCTTGAAGATATGCACGAAATTCTGGGTCAATTATTTTAGGCATATTCTGAAAGTCCAGCTTCACTCATTGCCGTTTGCGCATCTTGAAAACCAGATTGACGACCGTTGTGATATGCCCATTCATCTGTGAGGTCACCACTTCGTTTGCTTCCGATACGAGTCATTTCACTAAGCGACGCTTGTCGCTCTTCTTCAAGATGACTTTGTTGTGCACCTCCGCGAATCATATCCGCAGCTTGGCGAAGACCATCAGCCTTGCCGCTCATTGCAATACGTTGCGCGCCGTTGCCGCTCTGTCGTGTTGCAAAAAGACGCGCAGTTCCTTCAAGTCTGCTACTCACATCTTCGCGTGATGAATTTGCTGTTCCACCGCCTCCAGCAAATCTTCCATGGTCATCGCGTTCTTCATCTTCGCTGTACTTCAACAACGCTTGCCGAGCAGATTCTCCAACGTATCCGCCTTCTTCTGCTCGTCGATTCAAGTACGAAAGTTCGTCAGCAATTGTTTCGCTCATTGAGGTATCGTCGGTCCTGAATCACGAATTTGAGCGTTAGTGCGAGCGCGGCCTTTATCAGCGCCGAGTGCGCCTCGCTGAAAATTCTGAGTGATTTGTTTCTTCGGTTCTTTTGACAAATCCAATTTGTCAAGATTCGGATGCGCTTCTATTCGCGATTGCGCCGCAAAACGACCAGTATCCTTTTCACGTACTTTGCTCAAGGTTACTCCTTTTGCGCTAGATCAACGGTGCCGAAGCGCGTCTTACTAATCCAGTATGCGAGAAGCGCGACGCATACCCAGAAATTCCAGTTCATTGTGAAAATGAGACGCGGAACTCCTGCTGCGATTGCGGCAAAAACGATGAAGACAACTGCGAGAATAAATGCCCATGGAATCTTCATGATACCTCCTGTTGATCACTTGTCGGATCGTAATCAATCCTATCTAATGCAGTCTCGTTCTTTGTGATCATTCCCAAAAGATCGTGAGTAGGCACCCATTGATTCGATGTCGGATTCCAGATGTCGTCACCTGAATCTCCCTGTCGATAGTAGAAACGAGGTGTTTCTTTTCCGTCGAGCGTCACTAGTTGGTAGTACTTGTACGCTGTCATATATTGATTATATCATCTTTGTGCGCAAGCCGTCCAATCTTTATTCGCTTCTTCACTGAACGAGTTCCAACGCTTTCAATTCCTGGAGGCATCGGCACTTGAGCGAATCCAGCGAGCATCGCTGTTCTCGTTGACTGGTACGCTTCAGATGTCATTGGAAGTTGGCGAATCTCTTCATAGATTCCGTGCCACTTATCAGCAGCATCGATGCTGTCTTGAGTGTGGAACTGAAATTCAAACTTGACACCACTTGTCTTGTCTTCCCACACGGAATTGATGCCACGGAATCCGTTTTGCGGGTCAGAGTTGAAATAGTTCTTGATTTTGACAGGCTCGTACCCTGTTGCTTGAAGAGACGAGATGGTTCTGCCTATGCCCTCAGTCATCGTTGAGGGATTGTAGACTCCAGTGTAACGAACTACATCACCAGCATGGAGAGTTTGCATCGCAATCCCCGCTTTACTCAATCTATTCGTTGAATTGAGTGGCTCTACGAGCTTCTGCGCGAGACGTTCTGGACTCTTCACTGTCGTGTCTTTGCCTTGTGGTGACGTCATTCGTGCACGTTCTCCGTCGCCTGCTTTGATTGCAGCGGTGACATCTGCTGTGATTTTCGCCACGTGCATTTGCGCTTCAGCAACAACTCGTTGCGCGACATTAAGAGCATATCCGTGCAAATTGCTTCCAGAAGCAAATCGCCCATCATCATCTCGTGCTTGGTCTTCGTTGTACTTTGCAAGCGGATTTGCGACTTGGTACTCGTATCGTCGCGGCGCGAAAAATTTACCGAGAGCTCGTGACTTCAATCCATGGTCGTCTGCCCATTGCTTTGAGATTCGTACCATATCTTCACCTGAAGCACCAAGTCGAACAATCGGTATTTCTTGCGGACCGTTCGCTCTTAGTGCAGTTGCGACAGCACTCGCCCAGTGATGATGACCATCGATGATGTAGTTGTCTCGCGAAACGAGAATTTGCTTTTGGTCGTCAATTTTGCCGTTGAGTTCTTTGTACACTTCTGCTGCGCGGCCGACTCCAATTTCGCTTTGCGATGGCTGAAGTAAGAGAGGATTTGCTGTTGAAGGAGTTACAGTGATTCCTTGAGCGCGCAAATCAGCGAAATACTGATGTCTCATATCTCCACTGATTTGTGGCATTTCACTTCGTTTGTAGCCAAGTCCGTCATGTCCCATAAGTCGAGTCCCATTCACTCGAAGATTCGTAATATCGGCAGTTGCTGCTCGCTTGTCTCCAGATTTCGAGACTTGCTTGAGCAATGTCGCGACTTCACTCGGTTTTACGTATGGATGTTCGCCGTTTGCCAATTGCTTGAGGATTTGCTTTGACCATTTCTCAGGATCGTCTTTCGAATTCGCTTTGACGTATGTTGAATCGTCTGCCTTTGGCGCATCACCAGACGCGAATCGACCATCGTCATCTCGCGCCTCATCAGCAGAGTATTTGACGACACCAATCTTGGCGAATGAGGAGAGTGACTTAATCTTTGTTAGCACGCCAGTGGTCTTCCCATGTCGAGTAATCTCGAAGTTGTCGTCGTTTGTTCGCATCTTCACGCATTCGCTGGACTTGAGAGGTCATTGCAGAAAGAAGCATACGAGATGATTGTACTCCTAGTTCTGCGCACAAAGCATGAAACTCTTTGTTCAACTCTTTTGCAATGCGAATGGACACAACGACAGAATTCTCGCGAGTTCTCACTTCTTCGCTCTGGCAGCGATTTTGCCCGCTTTCTCCATCATTCGCTTCTCAGCCATACGCTTGTCGCCCACAGCACGAATATGCTTAATGCGACCGCCGTGACGCCAACAAACAGTGAGTCCGGGATAGCAAGGCCATGTGCACCAACCGTCAAATTGATTGCGTCTCCCTTGGCATTTCCCTGGGTTCTCGATTTTCGCGAGTCGCTTGAGCTCATTGTCTTCCGCTTTTGTCCGACCATCTTTGCGTCGTGTGAAACGGCGAGGCATTCCTGGAGCGGTACGGCGACCTTCATACGGCCAGGGAGTTGGGACGATGTCGCTGGTGTGACCCAGGTACGACATGTTCGGACGACCTAGCAAATCTTTAGGTAACTCTTCAATCTTTGTCATCGAGCAAATTGACTTCCAGGTGCAAGTGTACCGTCTGGATGGATTTCTCCAACGCCATATTCTTTAATCATTTGAAGATGCTGTTTACTACCAGCACCAAACATTCTAGCTGCGGCGTCTGCGCGGCCGATTTGCTGCCCTGTTGAAACATTTGTTACAGTCGGACCGACATCACCTCCACCGGTCCATTTGCCTTGGTCATCGCGTTCTTCATTGTCAGAATATTTTCGCAATTCTTGTTGCGCAGCAACTCCTTGTGAACCTCCCATCATTGAGTGATGTCGAAGATGTTGTATGTATTCTTTGTCGGTCATTTTGGCTCCTCGTACTCAGGAATGTCTTTACTGTGATAGATGATGTGATCGAGTTTGCCGTGCAGTTCATTGAGGCCAGCAGTAACGTGTTGCTTAATCTCAAGTGCTCGTTTCGCCGCTGCTTTATCGAGTGCTTTCTTAAATGGCGGGTAGAACAACGCCATGATGAGAACGACGAACACTGCTTGGATGAGACTGGCAACGATGTTAGGAGAGATGCGAGATGCGTCAATCGGCCAGAAATCTTGCTGCAATCGAATCGCAAACCAGTGCGAAAAGAGACCACCGATGACAGTAGCAACTATGAGAAGAAAGCATGTTCCAACAACAAGAAGATGACCGTATTTCTTTTCAACTTCTTCGAATTCGTCGGTCATTAACTCCTATTGTCGGTTTCATTCTAACTACGTTTTAGTTTGGATAGATGCAGCCATCACCATGCCAAGGGTGAAAACCACCATCAAGTTTAAGCACTAAAACGAGTCCCTCAGCTTGCTGAAACGCAGTCGCTTTCCATATGACAACATGAAGACGCGGTAATACGTAAATGTCCCAGATGCCACGCGGTCCATTGCTCATTTGAAACAGACCAGACTGTTCACCTTCACCATGATTTGTGTTGACACCATTGCCGTTGTCGTCACCTAAATTCGGCTGCGTTTCAGTCGAACGTGACTCGACTCGCATCATGCACTGAATTGGAGTTTGCCACGACGACGGAAGCGCCAGAAGCGGTTTATACCAGGGAGGTGCTTTCACCCTCGGTGGCGGAATGAGTTTGAACGTAGTCGTTGTGATACGCACTACTGACGTTGAGGTCGTTGTTGTGGTTGCGTTGGTCGCAGTCGCTGCTACAGCACCAAACACCACCGACAAACATATGGTAAGAACGAGGAAACTTCTTTTCATGAGACTCCGATTTTCGAGGGATGTTACGCATTGCACTGCGTGTTATTCATCAGCACCACCTCCTCTAGCAATCCCTAGTTGAAGCATTGTCGTCAATGTCGTCGTAACGAGAGCAAATGCTTGCTCATTTGTGAATCCGACTTGAATGTAACTTCGATAGAGCTCGTGCAAATAGATTGCACCTGCGGTTTGTTCACTAAGAGGATTCTCTGGCTCGTTCTCGCCGCTCATTTCACCGGACCAGGTGTCATCGTATTGCCAGCTTTCTTGAGCTTTTGCGCAAGAGCAATGGTTCCTTCTCGAGACAGAAGCCCGAACGTCGCTCCTGCTCCAGTGTAAATCGCGAGGACAATTGCTTGAGTATCCTCTAATTCTACAACTTGAACATCGAATTTTGCGACAAGTGGATACACCGGGAGAGGCCACGTCATCTGATGTTCTTCAGGAATCGATGTTTCGTCTTGCTTGACAGCAGGATTTTCGTTCGCTCGTTCAAGTGCTTTTTCCAATGCACTCTTCACTTGCGGACTTGCTTCTTTTTTGACTGCTGCTTTCTTTACTGGCTTCTTTGCGGCTGGCATTTCTCTCCCTAATAGCGAAGGTAGACGACTTGTCTCCCAATTTGTTCTGCATAATCGATGATGAGTTGTGTTTGATTGTCAATTTCGCCGATGTTGATGACGAATACTCTGTCGCAAACGTCAACGCAACTGCGTTGCATCTGCGCTTGTCGCGCATCTGGTGAGCGATGGTCAATATACAACGGTAGCGAGTTTATTGAGACGTCTTTAATTGTGTCAAGTACGTCATTGTCTCCAGTTTGTTGCGTCGCAAGAATGAAGACGATTTTTGGACGATTGTGCGCAAGAGCCTCGACGGTCATCGCCCAAATGCCAGCACGAAGTTGTCTCCATTTGACGAATTCCCCAAACGGTTTTCCCGTGTCGTCGTACGCTCGTTTGATTTCAACTAATGTTTGAGGGCCCTCTGGAGAGCCCTCAAACAAAAAGTCAAGCGGTGTGCTCACGCGTTAATGAGCCGGCTTGCCACCGAATTCCGCATATGAGCGCCGAATCCGTTGGTGATTGAGTTGTACCGTGCCTGCGGCGTGCGGTACGTCTTGTGGTGGTCGAAGTACTCCGTGACTGCGTTGAGTCCGCCCCAAGCAGTGCCGTGGAAGTCGTCTCCAATGAGGTTACTGTACTTGAACAAGTCGACGATTTCCTCCGTCATCTTCTTCGCCTTGTCTTCAGCACGGAAGTCCTTCAGCGCGTCGAGGACCATGGCACTCAACTCAATCTCGTTAAGAGCTTGAGCAACCAAGTCGTCGCAAGTCTTCTGAAACCACTCGCTGTAATTGGCCACCATCTTGAGCTCCTCTTCGACGAACTTCAAGTTCGCTTCCATGGTTGACAAGTGGCGAACAGACCACGACTGGACAGCTTTTCGACTGATGAGTGCCATCTGGTTCAAGCACCACATTCGAATTGGAACAATTGCCGTCTTGTCCGCCCGAGTACCGTCGTGACTGGTCGCGACAACGATGTACATCTCAATGGGGTCTTCACCCGCGATTGAGATTTTGTCGTTGAGCCGAAGTGATGCTCCGACTTGGCGTCCGTTCTTCAATTCGAAGACAGAGTCCAAGGTCGCCGCGCCTGACTGAATCAAGCTGTCGACGTGACTCAATGACTTGGCGTTGCTCATCGGTACATAGTCTGCGCCGACTCGACCAAGCATTGTCTCGTTGTCGGACCGCACCGTGGCGAAGCAGCGAGGCATTTCGGCCTTGCTTCCGTCGTTTCGAGTGAAGTACGTCGGACGGACTTCAACAGCCCAGTCCATGTTGAACTGTCGAAGTGCATCCTCGACAGAATTGATGTTCTTGGCATCATTGCCAAGCTTTTCAAGCGTTGCTAGCATTTTCCTTGTCCTTTATCTTTTTTGCTTTTCGCTGCTTTTGCAGTTCTTTTTCCGTCGGAATAATCACCCGATCTGGCCAGAGGATTCGCATCTTCTCATAACCTTTACGACCGCCACGAGCAAGAATTCCAGTAACTTTGTGGTCCTCCACTTTAGCTTCAATAAACTCGAAATCTCCACGAGTCTCTTGGACTTTGAAAACATCTCCCGGTTGGAGACCCTTCCAGCACTTCCAAACTTCAATCATCATTCCGTCCTCATAAGTCAATAATAACACAAATGTGCATTACTCTGAAACTTCAACTTCTATTTCTGCAAAGCGAGGAAATCGCTTTTTCTTGCCTCCGACGAACGTGATCGTTGTCTTGATGTTGTTACGTGTACTCACTACAGACTCAACAACTCCGAACGGAGTGACGTCTCCAATAAGCACAGACGCGACGTGAACCATCACTTTGGCCACCATCCGTGTCGTTCAAGCCAAGGAATCAGCGCGAATAGTACAAACAACGAACCTCCAACCATTCCAATGACGAATTCAATCACCATGCCTCCAAACCGGCGCAAACAGGCCCGAGTCCGCGGTGAAGTGAAGCAGGAACTGTGAGTGTCTTGTGACACCGCATGCAGTTTCCGCTTCGAAGAGCGTACGCTTCTGCTTGCTTGAGAAACTCCTCATGAGCCTCACCAAGTCCGGCGTCCGTCTGAGCCAGTGCCCAGAGAACTTGAGCGGCCTTGGTCACCCGAGAATTCTCCTTGAACTTCTTCCAGACCGCCAAGCCAGAAGGATTGACGAACGCGAATCCCTTGTACGAGTAGTCATTGTCCGAGCCACAGAGGTACGAGACCATGACTTTCTTTGCGTCCTTTATGAACGAGGCGTTCTCCACGCGAAGAGTGACGTAATCACTCTCATCACCAAGGACCACAGTGTACGTCCCAAGAGGTATGGAGACAGTGCGAGTGACCTCACCTGTGTCCTTGTCCACGACCTTGTAAGGAACCTTCATCTTGAGCAAGCCGTCTATGAGCTCGGAAACTTCACCCTTGGTGATTCCGGCCGAGACGACCATCTCCTGAGGCAGCATGCCAGCCTCGACTCGCTCTGCAAGAAGCTTGGTAGCGTAGTCGACTTGGTTGTCTGTTGCAGGTTCGGCAAGACGACGAGCGCGAGCTCCGTCTCTTTGCGCTTGAAGCAAGCGGTCGACGATGTCTGCATCGAAGTGAGCGCAGTTCGTGTTGAACTTCAAGCGCACTTCTTCCACCCACTCAACTCCGTCAAGTGTCTTGGCAAATGCCAATTTTCTCGCGTAGTTCAGTTGCCGTGGAGACGCAGCATACGAGGTCCGGCCACCATAGAATATGGTCACTTTAACTCCTCTGTCCTTTGTCCTTGGAAAACTTCCACATATAGATTATATCATCTTTTTACAAGATGAGTACAATACTTGAAAAACTTTATGCGGCTTTTTGCGCTCCAGCGAAGTTTCGGAAGTGCTGGGTGTAGTTGATGAGACGTTCGCGCTCACCAATGAGCTCACCAGTTACTGACCCTGGTTCTCCATTGATTGAACGGCCAGCCCAAGTGCCAAAATAACGGCCAACATCGACAGTGACTCCCTTTCCCCAACCAGAGTTGAGGTACTTGTAGCGCTGGTTTGGCTCAATTAGCCAGTTGTCAGGAAAACCCATGAGACGAGCAACTTCTCGCTGGGTCAAGATGCGATGTTCAGCATAATGACCAATTCCACCGCCACCGTTGCCAGTAATAACAGGACAAGTCCAATCAGGACGAATGACGTACGGACTACGCCATCCAAATTGGAAATCTTGTTCGACCATCGATGAATATGGCTTGAACATGTCTCTGTCCAATTCGATATTGCTCTCATAGAGCTCCCTCATCAAATCGCTGTATTGCTTGCCCGGTGTCCACTTGCCAGTCTTCATCAGGAACTCCATGCGCTTCTGACTGAGATTCTGCATGTAGACATGACCATCTATAAGGCCGTCAAAACTCCTCTTGGTCGCTGCCCACATCGAGAGAGGCATCCGCTTGTACGGCTGTGGTCCCCATTGAATCTTCAAATCACGAAGGTCATCAATACAGTCTCGCACAGTTGGCAATTCCTGCGGGTCTGGAGGTTCGACGCCGAACGGAATTTTATGGCAGACCATCATATAGCGACGGCGTAGTTGAGGAGAGCCCATCGAGCGAGCAGAGTGAAGAACGTGAGTGAGCTCGTATTGCTCGCCGCTCAGTTCTTCAAGACGAGCGCGTAATCGCACCATTAAATCTTTGCCTTGAGTGTACGCGCCTTGAACAGACTCCATCATGAAAATGTCTGGCTTCACGCGAGCGGCGTATTCGGCGACTCCCCACATGCATGCATTGATTTTCGAGTCCATACCGCGAACTGAACGCGACGAGAGAAGTGAGAATGCAGAGCAAGGAGGATTTGCCGCTACGAGTTGAGCATCAATTGGTTCCCAATCTTGGTATGCTGCGCTTTGCGTCTCCCAATTTTCGCCCATGATATGACGATTTGCTTCCATGTTCAGTGAACCGAAGCCGCCTTGAGATTCTTTCTTGCCAACCAACTCGAAATCACCGCTTTGCTTGATTCCTAAAGCGAGTCCTCCCGCAAAACAATGAGCATCAACGAAACGGATTGACATTAACCTCCATAGCAATTTGTCGGTGTGCAAAGCACACCAGCATCGTCTAATGCTCTTCGGCATCGTGGACACTTATTTTGGCCGTCATATCCGTCTTTTTGTCGGTTGCGATTCACTTGCATTTTCATCTGGTAGCGGACCTCGTACTCTTCATCAGTGCAATCGAGAGCAACGAGAAGATTCGCGATGAAATGCTGCACATCGATGAGTTCACCAATTGCAGCATCTCGGTCGCCTCGACCACGAATCGAACTCCATGGTTTCCAATTATTTTCTTCGAGAAACTCAGTGAGTTCAGCGACAGCAGCAGTGTGATTCCAAATGACGTAGTCAGCGAACTCATCGCCTTCCAACGCTGGAGGGTCAATCTTAAATGCTGTCCGTTGAAGGTCGAGCGTTTCTTCAAGCCAGTTCCAATTACTCATCCGTCTCCTTCGTCTTTTTGACCTTCGGTATTCCTGCGACTGGAATGTCATTGCATGTGCTCAATCGCACTGCCATGAAGTACTTCTTGTTGTCCGCATCCTTCATCTTGAGCAACTTTACACCGAAGTTCATAAAACCTGTGTCATAATTGCATTTACCGCATGATGCAGCAATGAAGTAATTCGGGTCATTTCCACTTTCGCCACGAAGATAGTCAAGCACGTAGAAGAACGTCGCTGGTTCACCACATTGAGTGCAGAATTGCAGCTTCGGTACTGCGCAGTCTCGACATGTGATTTCAGCCGGTCCATGCAACGTAGCCCAAAACTGCTGTTTTGCTTTTTTCAGATGCGCACATCGCATAAGGTCGGTACGAATAGCAAAATCCTCAGCGCGGTAGCGAAGCTCAGTACTCATGTGTAGTTCCACACTCCCACCCCCCGTCCGTTAGAAGTTGATGAACTATCCGTACCGAATCTGTGTGGTCAACGCGGACTGATGTCTCGCCTTGATTGTAAAGCCACGTTGCGAGAGTACGAATCCGTTGGTTAAAATCTCGAATCGTGTTCTCTTGGATTGGCTTACCACCGTTGCGCTCGTAGATTCGTTCAAGACAAAGCTCAGGCGGAGTGTCAAGTGTCGCCCAAATCCAATCACTGGAAATCGTCCGTCGTTTACTCAACCAAGCTTGCTTCGACCCAGAGACGAGAATGTTCTCAAAGAACACGTGGCCTTCTTGAGCAAACGCTTGTACTTGAGCATAAAGGTCTTGGAACAAAATGCTGTCTGCTCCACCAGTGTATTTGCCGATGATGAAGAGACCACCAGGGAGCATCCATGCATTTGGTTTCTTCTCCGTGTCAGAGAAGAAATTGGGTGTGAAAAGCGGCACCGACTCATGATTGTCGATGAGCCAATGGTGAACGAAGGTCTTTCCACTTCCGTTGCCCCCTCGAAGATTGAGTACTGTCATCGTAGATAAAGAGGAGTAGTTCCCCAACCTCCTGGTCCAAATTTTGGTGGAAGAACTACAGTGAATTGCTCGCTCAGAATTCGATGAATCTTCGGCGCCAAATCCTCTCGCCATTCCTTCCGATTCATGTGAAGTTCGATGGAGATTCCTCTCACGCTGAGCGGGAGATAGCGAAGGTCACCAATGAGTTCGTACTCGCCGCCTTCAATGTCCATCTTGATGAGGTCAGGATTGTATGTGTCGAGAAGTTCGTGGAACGCAACCACTGGAACTTGCACTTCAACTCGTCCACGCTTCTTGACAAGTGTATGCGAGCACATGCCCCTTTTGGTGTTCAAGTAGAAACTTCTGGTGCCCGTCTCGTCAGCGACTGCTTCGGGGATGATAGATACCTTACCCTGAAGATTGAATTTTTCGACGTTTTTGCGAAGAAGAGTGAGATTGTCTTCGTCTGGCTCAAGTGCGATAACTTGCGCAACGTGCGGTCCGAACATCGTCGCAACGACTCCGATGTGCGCACCGAGGTCAAGAAATCTGTCAGTTGGTCGCGCAACTTCAAGCAACTTCTTATAGAGCCGACGTTCTCCGATAATCATGGAATCGTCCGCATGAGTACGGTAGAACAATCCTGTCTTTTCGTCAACTTCGATAGTCATACTTTGGGAGTCCTTTCAAGTACTCTTCAAATGCAGGATTTGCTACTGCTCGAGGTCGTTGGCTTCGAAGCATTAGTAATGCTTCTTCGCCGCTAAGAGTGTAGAGACGCATTAGCGTAAGAGCAACGATGAGACCACTTCGATTTCTTCCAGCATGACACGTCACAAGTACTCCGCCGAGAACGTGCTCCCATACCCAGTCCGCAATGTCTTGCACTCGAGATGAAATCTTTTTACCGTCCGACAATGACTCATGACGATACGCAATCGCACTTTGGCCAATTAGCATCGGTTCTCCTCGCGGATGAACTGACATAACTGAATGAATACCGAGTTGTTGCAAATATGCAATTGCTTCCCCTTGGCCTCGTTTTTCATTCAATTGCCCACGAATCCAGAGTCCCGGTGAAACTTCAATCATTCTGGTGGTACCCATCCGCTAATCTCACGAAGATATTCGTGAGGAAAAAGTTCACTACGTAGGCGCCAAATTGGGTCGGTATCAACTAATGAAAATCCTAACCAGGATTCAACTTTTTGCAAGTGATTCCATTCTGAATTCAATGGTTTTCCAGGCGGATACGTTCCTTTAAGATGCTGAGCAAAATCGCAAAGCAGAACTTCAAATGTGTACATGTCTGGGATTCCAGCGGCTGTCTTGTACATTGGGTAGATGTCACCTGCAATACGATTGATAGATGCGGCTGTCGCTTGTGACGAATCTCGGTTCAGCATCAAGTCGAATTCAGGATAGAGATAGGAGAACGCAAGTCGAGGTGACCAGTCACCGCCTTTACCAGCACGAATGTCTGGCATCTCAGCGGTGATGATTCCACCACGTCGAAGAGACTCAAGCAACTTCATGCCAGCATATCGTCCGATGTACTTGATGCCATCCAACGAGCGCCAGAGCGTTTCATAGTCTGCGTCCTTCGCTTTTGGCAAGAAGTTCGTTGACCATCGAGCATATGATGCAAGATACTCTGCCATCTTCTTCGGACTTCGGCAGGGACGACGTTCTTTGCGGACAGGCAGTCCTTCCCAATTGTCTTGGAACCAGACTGCAATATCCTGTTCATCGGCAATATCGAGAGCGTGCTCAGCGTCTGACCATGCATCGTAGATTGCGAGAGCTCCTGGCGTCGTGTACGGTGCCATAAAGCATCCAACGAGCCAGTCAGGACGAGTGACGTACCGTCGAGCAAGTTCTCCTATGACAGTGATTGACTGGTCTGGTCCACCTGTAAGAAGTTCAGCCTTTGAAAATTCGATGAATTGACGACGATATTCTCGTGCTTGGTCTTCATCTTTAGCGAGTGTGTAGCGAGGTTTAGACACTTGCCATCTCCAATGCTTCCATCAATCCTGCGGCGACTTTCGTCGATTCCGTCCAAGGCAAATCTCTGCCTCTGTCGATTCCGATGAAATCAGCGCCGACAATGTCAGCAACCTTCTTGTCATTCGGCATGTCCCCGATGTACAACACCTTCTTTGTGCTTTTTGATGTCGAGACAATCCGCTGCAGCGCGTAGAGTTTGCTTTCTGGTTCGACAGACTCTAAAGCTTCTGGAAACCATTTATAGACGAATCTGCTCACGAGTTGTGAACTAGTCGCACTCACAAGATGCATGCCGTAATCGAGTGCTTCAAACGCTGGATGTGCGTCGGGCCATGGTTCAGCGACGTCATAAATCATGTTCACGAATCCATGAAGTTCAATTGTGCTCTCCATGAGTTGCTTTGTCGTCATGTCGTAATTCATTTGATTATCGAGCACGGCGAGTTGTTCCGCGAATGGAAGACCAGCAGTCCGCCAGTACCACTCTTCAGCGATTTCTATTGGCGTGCCAAACCTCTTATTGACGATGCCAGAAGCAGCATCGGCAATAAGAGGCATGGTGTTCGCCACTCCGCCATCAAAGTCGAAGACGATTCGCATTTAGAACGGTGGTGCCGGAGGGACTGGAGCGGCAGGAACCGCTGCAACTTCTGCGACTACCGCTGTCTCGACAGCGACTGGCACAACTTCGACGACAACGACTTCCGGAGTTGCCACGACTGGCGCAGGAACTACAGGAACGACAGGGACTTCTGCCGCTACTGCGGGCGCTGGTACGACTGGCGCTGCTGCAACCGGAGGTGTTGTCACTGGTGGAACGACTGCTGCTGCCACAGGTGGAGCAGCTGGAACAGGCGGAGCGCCTGCTGCAGTTGCTGCCGGAACTGGAGGAGCACCAGTTGCTGCTCCTGTCAAAGGCAGAAGCTTCCGTACTTCATTGCGTGTGGCACCGTTGTATTCGGTTTGTCCAAGTTCGACGGTGCATATCCGGTCGACGAGAGCGGCTGCTACTGCATCGTCTGAAGGATTTCCAGCAAAGTATTCTGGTCCAAGGCCGAGAATCTTCATCTTCTGAAAGAAGAATGCAAGAGCCTTTCCGTTGTCGGGAGTAACGACGTATCGGTCCCAGCACTTCCGGTTCGCATGCGGACCGTTGATGATGGTCATCTCAACTTCGTACATCGACTTGCCAGTTTGCGACGTCTTGTGAGCCGACTTCGCAATCTTGACGTCGTACCTTCCAACTGGCAACGGGTCAAAACCAGTACCAGAATTCTTTGCTTCTTCGATTAAGTCATTCCAGGATGGAGCCACTTCTTCTCTTTTCTCTAGACTCAGTCGGCGTAGATTTTCGCGAGCATCTCCATGATGTTCGGGTTCTCTACTACCGTGCCGAGTTTTCCGGTTCGGTCACCTGCTTCAAATGGTCCAACCTGACCACACAAGAGGCGGTGCCGAATTTCTCCCGATGTCGCATCAGCTTCTGTCCACATGTAGCCACAGACGTCGACGTAATACGGGAGAGTGCTGGCAAGAGCGCCTTGAACATACGGTCGCTTCGTGCCTTCGTAGTCACGTGTCATGGCGATGAACGTGACTACTTCAAGAGGGTTCGTTGGGTGAATGATGAGGTCGCGGTATTGACGAACGAGTGACGACATCTTGCGGAGAAGTTCACCCCAGTCTTGCGTTCGCATTGCCTCTGTTCCGGCGATGGCGTCAACGCATCGTTGCTGCGTCTCTGAAAGCGAGTCAACGGAGACAGACTTGAAGTGATGCTGGCCGGAGTTCAGCCAGTCATACGCTCGTTGAACGTCTTGGAAGGACCTCACATGGACAACAGCGGTCTCCCAGGTCCCGTCTGGGACAGGAGGCGCTTCCATCATAGGATTCCATTGCACCTTGCGAGATTTAGTGAATCTGGTGCTTGCGCCGCCTTCAGCATCGAGAACGAGTCGTGGTGCTGGACTCGTGTCGGAAAGAGTTGACTTTCCTGTCTTACTGTGGCCGTGAATGAGAAAACTTACACCTTGCTGCATTAGAGGGAGACCTCTGCTTCCGATGAGTATCGCGCGAGTGGATTGTGAATCACGTACGCTGATTCCAAAACTCCTTCAGCGTGCGAACCGTCATCAAACATCGGGCACACGGCGCGGAACTCGCAATCCCATGCGCAGTCTCGAGTCGGATTCGGATATGCAACGATGTTTGGGTCGGTGCCGTTGTCGAGCGCTTCAACAACATCAATCATGTCAGAAAGAATACCGAGAAGACGGTACCAGTAGTTGCGGAGTCCGACATCGGTATGGTGAATTGCTTCTCGTGAGTAGAACGGAGGCTTGGCAGAAGCAGTTCGCTTGACTTTGCGAAGCATGTTGAGCATGCCGCCAGTCACATACTGGTCTTCCGGAAGAGTCAAACGTTCGAGCAATTGGTACATCTTTGGCTGCTCATTGATTTCTAACGTCTTCGTGAGACCGTCAAATGAAGCGCACGTTTTGTGGTCCATCGAGAACAATCGTCCGTCAGTCTTCCTGCGAACGCGAGTGTCGAGTTTGCCGATGATTTGGACTGGAACGCGAAGACCCTCAAAATCCGCCGCAAGTTCTTGCTCGACGGCGATGACTTCAATATCGTCGTCAATTCCAGTATCGTAGACCCATTCGACGTAGCCTTCAATCATGATGAGAGCTAAGTCTGCTTCTTTGTTGAGTTCATCTCGAGTTGTCGCGTCGTCTTGACCGACCTCATTTCGAGCCTTCTCATACTCTGCTCGAATTGCTGCAACCGGGTCTCCTGGCGTAAGAGAGTATTTAACTTCAAGGGCTTTGTGAATCCTAGTACCGAGCTTAAGCGGACCTGTTATCCGCTCTTCCTTCTTACGAAGTTTGCGATAGTTGCCCAGCCACCATTTGCGGCGACAGCGTCTGAAAGTTGAAATTTCAGAGTTGCTAATGTGCATTTCGTCCCTTCGTCATAAAGACGATAATAACACGTTTAGCAGACTAGACCTTGCCGAAGAGGAACTTTTTTAGAGCTTCTTTGTCTCGAAGAATGTCGGCAAGATTACCTTCTTTTTCGCGGAGTCTTTCATTCTGGCGCGCCATTTCAAGCGTGCCTTCAGTGAAAATGTCAATGATTGTGACTTGCTTGTGCTGTTCGGAGCCGATACGGTGGACTCGGTCTTCTGTCTGCTGATTGTCGATGATTGACCACGACCGTTGAAGACGAACGAGGTACGGACTGGTTGTGAGCGTAATTCCAATTCCACCAGATTGAGCCATCAACAAGATGACTTGAACTCGTCGTTCTTGAAAGTCTCGAACGATGGCTGCTCGCTGGTCAAGAGTTTGACCACCGTGAATGCTTGTGAACGAAATACCGTCCTTGGTGAGTCGCTCTTCACAGAGGCTAAGAAGTTGACGTGAAATCATACTTACAGCACATGGGTCTCCGCCAATGTCTCCGAGAACTTCTGACATTGCGTCGACTTTGCATGACGGCATGAGAAGACCGACTTCACCGTCGTCACGAACTTCAGCGTACGCGCCAGCGAACTGAAGCATTCTAGTGTACTGTGCTAGAGGATTCGTTGTGACGACGACGCCAGTTTCCAATTCGGCAATCATCGTCATCGCCATGTCGTTGTACGCGTCCTTCTGCTTCTTCGACATCGTGCAGACTCGTTCTTCGAAGACCTTGGCTGGCAAGAATGGAAGCAAAATTTCCTTGGGTACACGACGGAATCTTGGGTCCAGGAATGAGAAAAGTTCAGCAGACGTGAGTGGATTCACTCCACCGATGTCGAGTCCGCCCCACGTGTTCCATTGAGACAGAGCATAGCGTTCAATGAACTGACCTTTGCGAGGAAACTCATCTGGTGAGTTGCCGTGCATGATAGCCCAAAGGTCACCGAGGTGAGTAGCAACTGGAGTACCAGAGGCGTCCCAGCAGTAGCGGACGCCGTCAGCATGTTGAAGATACCACGACGCTCGAGTTTGTTTGCTCATCGGGTCTTTGCCACGGTGAGCTTCGTCACGAATAACTGTTCGCCACGTAATCATGTTGAGCGGCTTAATATGAACTTCACAACGAGTATCTGAGACACCTGGATTTTCTCCGCCGTGCTCGACACATTTCGTCAGCGCGACTGAGCCGTACGGCGCTAGACGAGAAAGTGAGCGAAGACCTTCCCAGTTGACGACAACGAGTACTCGTTGACCGTCTTCGATTCCTTCGAGTTGTTTCTTGCGGTTCGCTGTCCCGCCGTCTAGAATGACAACGTCGCAATGCAGATTCAACGCCGCGGCTTCGTCTCGCCAAGCAGAACGAACTCCGTTGGGTGTGACTACCAAAGCCGGCCATCCGTCATCAGGAATAGCAAGAAGAAGTTGGCGAGTCTTACCAGTTCCCATCGGGTCACCGAGAAGACCTCGTTTCGTGGTTTGAAGCCACTGGACTCCAGCGCGCTGCGGAGGAAACAACCTATCGTCGTTAGCGGCAAATCCGCCTTCAATTGGTGTAATTGCATCTCGAAGTTTCATTGAGAGGTCAACGCGCTCTGCTTTTTCTTTCGCAGCCCATTCCCAGAGTTGCATTCCGATTTCAAGTCGTTCCTGGAAAATGCCACGAAGCGCAACGCAACTTGCCCAACTTAGCGGAAGTGTCCAGTGTTCTGCATGACCAGGAGTGTCATAGCGAGAGCCAGGAATACTTTTGATTGCATATCGGTCGCGATACTCAGTGTGAACATCAATCACACCATCAATAACTTCTGCGAGTGGCATCTTCTCCGTCCTTGTGCTCTACAGACATTATAACATATTTATGCATTCATATGAGTAATTTCAAATCCAAAAGTTTTTGATTGACTAGATATAAAAGTAAATGCCGTTGCGCATCTCTTGCGTGCCCTGCTCCTTTTGGTTTTGTCCATCCGACACTATTCAATCGTTCGTCTGACGCAAACCGTTTCGCATCACTTACATTTTGAAGAACAAACGAAATATGAAATCGTGCACTTAAAAATTTAAGAACACCAATTTGTTCGAGTGACCAATTTGCTTGTGAAAACTTGCCAGTTTGAGAAGTTACTATAAAACGTTCGCATACAATGCAATCAATTTTATTTTGCTCAACTAAATCAGCGATAAATTGCACAAACTCATTCGCTTTAAGCTCATTTTCTACGCGTTCACCGTCTGTCCAAATAACATAACCAGTGATGCCACCAGGGTCAACAGCCACTACTTTGATAAACCATTTTCACGAAGTTTTTGATTTCTTGCTAGATGTGTTTCGCTCATTTTTTGCCGAGTTTGTTGCGATAAATTTTTGCCACGAAGTGCTACACTAATTTTTTGCCGCGTTTCTTCAGAACGTTTTCTACCGCGATGTGCTGCGGCAGTTGCTTCAATAGACTTTTGAGAACGTTTTCTACCAGTGCTTAGCAAACTCATTTTCTTTTTTACTTCTTCTGTGTGATGCCAACCGTCGCCTGCGTCTCCGCCAGACGTGAGATTAGTTAAATCCACACCAGTTGATTTTAAGTGACTAATCCACCAAATTTCTGCAGCGCATGCTTTTTCGTTATCTGCGCATTTTTGTAGAATTTTTACAGAGGGTCTTAACCCATTTTGCTTTAAAACTCTAAACCATTGTGCCTTATGACGAATATTTTGAGGATTACTTGCGTCTTCATAATGCTTCTTAAGCCGATTTTTAAGCAACTGTCGAGTTTTGCCGACGTAGCGAATTTCGTTTGTCCTTGGGTCAACTAGACCGTAAACAACGTATTTCTTAATGATATTTTGCACCCCAGCGTTCGAGCGGACCATCAATGCCAACTGTCAATGGCACTGCCCATCTGTCGTCCGACATGGTTCGTTGAATTGTGACTTTAACGTCATCCATTAGTTCCAATGGTACATCAGCAATGATTTCGTCATGGACCGGCAGCATGAGAAATTGCCCAGCCTCTGAATTGTCAAGTCGGACAAGCGCTTCCTTGAAGACGTCTGCTGCCATACCCTGAATGAGAGCGTTGACGAGAGCATAGTCACGGTCATCTGGCGCGAGTTCAAGTCGACCAATCGGTGTATGGACCGACGCGATTCCTGTCTCTTGTTTGCGCTGCTTGACAACTTGAGCGACGGTATTCTGGAACGTCTTGACTCCAGGAAACATTACGTCGTACTGAGCAAGAAAGCGTTTTGCATCGTCAAGTGAGATTCCAGCCGTCCACGCAATTTTCTCAGGGCCTGCGCCGTAAATCTTGGCGAACCCGACGCTCTTTGCGATTTGCCGTCGAATGTCTTTCTTTTCAATCGTGTTGTCTTTGTAGACTTGACGAGCGGTGGCAAGGTGAATATCACCGGAGTTGATAGCGTCAATGAGAGCGGGGTCTTGAGCGTAATGAGCAAGGCATCGCATCTCAATGCCGTCGAAGTCTGCGCTGAGAAGACCGTTCCCATCTCGAGGAATGAAGCAGTCACGAACGACTCGTCCTCGCGGAAGAGTTTGAAGTGCTGGTCGTTCCATTGACATGCGGCCCGTACGCGCCCCGACTTGATTCATACGAGGATGGACAAAGCCGTCTGCATCGACAAAATCGAGGAATGGGTCGAGATACGTCGACCGAATCTTCTCAGCTTTTCGTCGACCGAGTACTCGATACGCCAATTCCTGCGCTTCTGTGAAGTCGGTCCTCGTTTTTGCGTCTTCGAACTCGCAACCGAGAACTTCTTCAAGAACTGACTCGTCTAACTTGAATGCACCAGTCGTCGTACGACGGCCGAGGTCCGCGCCGAGAGCATTGAGTTGCTGCGCGACTTTCGTGTTTTGACCAGGCCCAAAGCCGTACGTAGTTTTGCACCAATCTTCAATTGAATCTGCATATGCGGCGAGTTGTGCTGATTTGTCACGAGTGTACTCCAGATCGATTCTAGAGCCCCTGGCCTCCATATCGGCAAGAACCCATTGGACTGCCTGTTCGAGGTCGTAGACGTCCTTGTAACCTTGGTCAATTTGCGGCTTGAGTTTGTCGTAAAGATGCGCCGTCAACACAGTATCAAGCGCACCGTAGCACCAGTAAAGCTGGAAGTCGACCGGGACAGTCGCCCACGTCCAGTGCTGCTGACTCATGACCTCATCAAGTTGCTTGCTGGCGTATGCCGCCGTCGGGTCGACCAATCGTGCCGCGTTGCTCTTCAATGCCGTCGAACCAGCGGGATTAAGAATATGGCACATCAATCGAGTGTCATGGATGTTCTCACGGGGCATACGAATATTACCGTGGAACTCGAGGAATCTCACATCGAATTTCGCGTTGTGACCGACCATAGGCTTGTCTCGGTACTTAGAAATTGCTTCTAATGAAACTCCGCCCCATTGGCTCCAAGGAATCGCCCAGCCGGTGCCGAGGTCGCCGAATTGCACAAGACGAAGTTTGTCAATGTTAGGGTCAAGTCCGGTGGTTTCTGTGTCAAATCCTAGAACGTCTCGCCGTTCTCCTAACCATGTCATGAATTTACCGGCGGACTCTACTGAGTTGACAATTTCTAGGTTGGGGTTTCCGAGACTCAATCTTGCTCCTTGATGACGGTGACCTTGATGTCGTACTGCTTGAACAGCGCTTCCGTTGCTATCGGGTCACGCTTTTCCTCATACGGCGTGACAAGCATGACGATGCGACGAACGCCAGAATTCGATGTCATGAGAGCGCAGCGAAGGCACGTGACTGCATTGACGTAGAGTGTCGGTGCCTTTTCAAGCCAAAGATTTCCTGCTCGAAGAACTGAGTTCATCTCAGCGTGAATAGCATGACAATCACCGTGATGTGGATCGACATGGTCTTCACCAAGTTCTCTTGCATTCATTGCTCGAACGCACCAATTCTCGCATCCAGAGATGTAACCAGCATTTGCTGGTGGACCGTTGTAGCCGACTGACAGAATCCTGTTGTCTTCGGAAACGATGACGGCGCCGTATTGAGCACGAGAGCAAAGACTTCGTTGACCGACCAACTTCGCCGTTCCCATCCAGAGCTCATCCCAAGATATGCGTTGCATCAGACCTCTCATCCATTACATCGATTGCTATTTGTTGCTTTTTATGCCACTCTTCTGTGAATCCATTGGGGGATACGACTATCGGACATTCAATGAGTGTCTCTGCAACCGTCTTCAAATCTTCGAGACTGATGTTCTCCCAACCAAGACCGTCATGTCGTTCAAGTACTTGAATCGGTTGCGTGAGTAAATCAATTTTGTCGAAGTCTTTTTCGTAGAGATGAAACGAGACAGCGTGGTGGTAGTACGGTCCAGCCTCGATACCGAGAACATTGGCGATTGCGAGTTGGAGTTGCGAGAATTGACCCCAGTCATGGGGAGTGCCCCACCATACGTCATTGCTTCGCATCGTGACATGAAGTACGAGTTGGTCTTTGCGAATCAAGAACTGAAGAATTGTGGTGCATGGAACGTCCTTTGGTTGGACTCCGTTGAACAAGTCAAGAATTGGGTCCCAAATTGTGATGAGTGCTTGGCGAGTATCTTTGTCCGCCTTTAGACGATTGATGACTCCAGCAAGTTGAGCGCCAATTCGTACTCCATAATGTCCGTGAAACACTTCACCGTCCAAGTATCGTGCCATGTTAGGAGCAGCTTTGATGAGCCGTTGTGGATATGAGGTGCCAGTGATAAGAGTGAGTGATTCCATGCTGATGAGTTTCATGCTCAGTCGACGATTGATTCCATGGACGATAGCAGAGTGAGGGTCAAGTTTCATGACTACGTCGATGATTTCTCGAGTCGGTTGGCCGCGAGGACTTGTCTCCTCTCCGTGGTCCCGAAGCATCTTCAATAGCTCAGGATAGTCCCAGCGAACATCTTCAATTAGGAGATGGTTGTTGTGAATTTCCATGGGTCTTCGTCCTTTGACTTGTTAAATGGTATCTGGGCACTGTGACATGCGGCGTCTGCATCTTCATCGAGTGCAATGACGAACGGGTTGTAGAGAGCGTCCCATGCTCTCGCTAAATCTTCTCGGCAATCAATAAATCCGGCATGAACTGGATTTAGAGCACCGAGAGTCTTGATGATGTCATACGACGGTGTATTCTCATACGGCATGAACGCGATAGGAGTCGGAGATTTGCCGACATATAACTTCACTGGTCGACGTGGACCGACGTACGATTTGAACATGCCGATTTGAGCTGCTCCAATTTCCATGGAACTAGCAAGAATTGCCACGGCTTCAGCATTATGAAATCCAGTTGTCGAACCATAGAGAGGAAGTGTCGTCATCGAAATTGCTTCTCGATATCGAGCGATAATGGCTGGAATCTCAATTGGGTCAATGTAGTCATCACCGCGTTCAATGACTCGAGCAGCGAGTTCGGTCAACGGCATCTCGGTGTAGACAAGATACGCGCCTTTGGCTTTGAAAAACGAGTCCATGTGCCAGCCAATGACTGGGTCGATGCCACCGTCATTTCGTTTGAGTGGTCCGTACACATCAGCACCGATATGCCAGCGGTCGCAGATGATTGACTTTGTCTCGAACGTGTGGTAGTTATAAAGAGGAAGTTCGTACTCGTCAAGAATGTGACTGACTGGCACGCCTCGATGAAGGATTTCAGCATGTTCCGGTCCACCCAAAAATTCTAGCAACTCATTTGCGAGGGTGGTCTTCCCCGTTCCGTCAGCGCCTTCCAAAAATATCAGCACATCTTACCGTCCTTGACTACTCGTGTTATAACTATATCATTCAATGTGTTGCGGTGTGTAGAACGCGAACTTAATTCCTTCATCTTTTTCGGCTGCCTCAAGAAGCGCCGTCAAAGATGTTGTCGGTATGTACCAGACGCCGTCGCTGTCTTTGAGTCGAAGACGTTCAATAATTGCTTTCGGGTCATCAGAGACTTGAGCCCATTCACGGTTGACTTCATGGACGACTTTCTCATGAAGATTCGGTCTACACGTGTCGCATTGCACCGACCGAGTCTCCGGTAGTCGAAGAAGGGGATTATTGTCCTTCATTTGGGAGCAGTCCGGGCGGTGAACAATGTCACTTCGACCCATTCCAGAAACGATGTACTTTCCGCCGAGAGTCTTGTAGATGCTGACAACGAACCATCGAGGCTTTTTATTCGTGTACGAGGTCGCGCTCGCAAGAAGGTAGCCTTCGAAGTCAAGTTGACGCCCTTTGTCAAAGAGGCTGTAAAACTGGGGGTCCATCATAGTTGGCTCATCTTGCATCCTCGTACCGCGCTAGGTAAATCTTACACTACGTTCCTGGCGTGAAATTGTCTTTCACCGCCGTACTCTTCGCTGCATTTTGAGCAATTCCAATCTGATGTTCAGCATCGAGTTGGGCAGAGAATCGCGCCAGGAAAATTGGATTCACCGAGACAAGAAGAGTATTGTTCTGTGCTTTGAAACCTGAAGGATTCTTTACATCTGCTTTGAGGCTGATGCCAGTTCCTTCTCCAGAGTTGCTCCAGTTCATCGACCCTTCAAAGCCGAGACCTTGGCCGACCAGCACACCGCCCTTCGTATGACTGATTTGATGAGTTGCTGATTCCAAGATTACAAAACTGTTGCTGAAGTCCGTCGCGTCATTCTGCTCATCCAAGGCGATGATTTTCTTTTCGTGAACTCCGCCAGCTTGAGAACGGTCAAGCGATGCCTGGACTCGAACTCCAGGGTCTTGGAAAAGCGCCATGATGTCGGCATTCAAGATGTCATCGTCAAATCCGAACATGTTGAATTTGAAGAATAACCGCTCTTTCGGGATGAGGTAGTGAAGAATACCGTGGCAATCATCTCGACCGACCAGGAATAAGTAATGGTCGCCGTAGCCAGGAGTGAGAACTCCTTCTGGCGTGAATTGTCCAAGTGATTCGAGACGAGAATCGTCGGTCATAATAGTGACATCGGCATCGGCACAACCGTGATTGCGCCGTTCTTCTGGCCTTCACCGCTACCAGTAGATTCCCATTGCCATTTCCACACTCCAGGAAATCCGCGCGAAGGAATACTAATTGTGAACGTGCCAGTAATTGGATTTGTCATGCTACTTGAGCCAAAAATAAACGGTTGTACTATGCCACCGTTCACTCGATAGCCGAACGCAACTGCTCCTGGATTCGTGGGTTCTTGCGTTAATTCATCAACCCATGTTGATGTGAAGACGAGTACATTACCTTCATCAAATGTATCTGGTTGCGTTAACGTCGCTGCCATCAACTCCTTGCTCGATTCAATTCTATTTAATTACACTCGTACATTCGTTGAGACTGTGTCTGCATCTTGAATATCACTATCAACAGTAGTCGCAACATCGATTGAAACGTCTACCGAAGCTTCTATTGTTGTTGAATTACTTGTTGAAGTTGAGATTCCGAGTGCATTTGTGACGCTAGTGAGAATGCCTACAGTCGCAGATGTGATGACAATGTTGCTCTTTGACGTGGAGGTACCGACTGCAACGTCTGTGTTAAGAGAAGTATCGACGGTGCTTCGGGTAACAATGAATCGGCGAGTTGTGATGTCAGTATTGAATGACTGGTCAGCAATTCCTCGGTAAAGTCCAGTTGCGCGTGTAGCGACATCTACATTTATCGAAAGATCTGTAGTAGTTCGAGTGAACGTAATGTACTGGTTGATGGAATCCGCATTATGACTTGCATCGGTTATCGTTCGAGTCATTATTGTCAACGCAGCGACAGTATCTGTATTGAGAGAAGAATCTGTTGCGGAATGGCTTGTTGACCGCGAGCCAGAAGCATTATCCGTATTGATGCTCGAATCGGATGTTGACCGTGTTGCAGAATGCGTTCTCGTGGCGTTGTCATTGTCGACTGAAGAATCATTCGCAAATCTAGTTGGAAGACCGCTGGAATTGACAGCAACATCAGTATTTGTTGACGCATCAGCAATAGATCGTACGAAGACTTGACTGCGAATGGTAGCGTCTACATTGAGCGATGAGTCAATCGCATTTCGGCTAGCGAACGTCGCCGACCGTGAAGCAGAATCTGCATTTGTACTTGCATCCGCGCAAATTCTGAAGTACATTGTTGATTTTGTAGCATTGTCATTGTTGATTGAAGAATCTGCCGCTGCACGAACCGCGGTTGTTGATCTAGTAGCAATGTCAGAGTTGAGTGAAGTGTCTGAAACAGAGCGAACGAACGCGGCAGAACGAGTTGTTGTGTCAGCGTTATTGCTGTTGTCTATTGCATTTCGATTTTCAGTCTCTACTCGTGTAACTGCATCTACGTTTGTAGAAGAATCAGTAGTAGAACGAATAAATACTGCTTGCGTTCTTGCTACTGCATCTGTGTCAATTGAGGTGTCTGAAGCAAAACGAAGAATTGCGTTGGAGATGCCAGCATTATCAGTATTGAGACTCGAATCCGTTATGCCTCGAATAAACAACTGCGCCGCTCGAATTGTCACATCAGTGTTAAGCGATGAATCAGTGACAACTCTGTGTAGAGATTCTGATTGAGTTGCGATATCAGTATTGACAGAAGCATCCGTGCTTGTTCGAATTTGCATGAATGACCGTTGAACAGAATCTGTGTTGAGACTAGAATCATTCGTCGTTCGAATTCGTATGAACGTTCGTACGACCGTATCAGTGTTGAGGCTCGTGTCAGAAGTTGAACGAGAAATTGCTTGAGTTCGAGTAATAGCATCTGCGTTCACTGATGAGTCAACTGCGTTGCGAATAAAGATGATGATTGACCGAGTGACTGCATCTGTATTGAGACTTGATTCCGCGGCGCTTCTGACGAATATATGCGTCGACCTTACCGTCGCATCAGTATTAAGTGACGAATCTGTGTTACTTCGAATGAATATTTGAATAGTTCGTGCTACAGCATCGGTGTTTACTGAAGCATCAGCAGCAGTTCTACTTATTGTTCTTGCTCGAATAGCAGTGTCTGTATTGATTGAGTTATCGCCAGCAGTTCTAGCAAAAACTTGGGTCCCGCGAGTCGTAACATCAGTATTGACTGATGAGTCTGCCGCTATTCGAATTGCTATTTGACTTTGTGATGCGCTGTCAGTGTTGATACTTGCGTCTACCGCGGAACGAATAAATGCTTGAATCGCTCTGGATATCATATCCGTATTGAGCGATGAATCTGCACTACTTCGAACAATTGTCAATGTACTGACTACTGAATCTGTGTTAACAGAAGAATCATTCGTTGATCGTACGAAAACTTGAATTGATCGAACAACAGCATCCGTGTTGATTGATGCATCAGCAGTAGTCCGAATGATCAATCTTGTGCGAGAAGCAGAATCAGTATTGATAGATACATCAGAGCATGTTCGTGCAAACGTCAGTTGCCGAATGACACTATCTGTATTGACTGACGCGTCAGTTACTGTTCTGACGAACGTTTGAGTTCGAATAACCGTGTCGGCAGTAAGAGACGTATCAGTTATCGTTCGAATCTCAACGAACGATCGAACCACAGCATCAGTGTTCAGTGCTGCATCTGTGGCACTTCGAATGAACGTTTGCACGGCACGAACTATCGCGTCCGTGTTGATGCTCGAATCAATCGCTGCACGGACAGCGGAACGAATTCTTACTGCTACATCAGTGTTGGTGCTAGAATCACTTATCGTTCTGATGAACGTTTGAACACTTCTAATAACTGCATCCGTATTGATTGATGTATCGGTTGCGACGCGGATTACGGTCAAAGATCGTATAGCATTGTCAGTGTTGACAGATGCGTCAGTTGCACTTCTTGCAAAGATTTGACTCGACCGCGCAGCAGAATCTGTGTTGATTGAGTTGTCCGTCGCCGTACGAACGAGCGTTTGCGCCGCTCGTATAGCTGCATCCGTATTGACAGAACTGTCACTAGCAACTCGAATCCAGATGAACGTACGAAGCACAGTATCCGTATTGACAGATGCGTCTGATGCTGTTCGGTTTACCAGCGGTGTTGTTGCAACATCTGCGTTGACTGAAGAATCTGCTACAGACCGAGCAAAAATGAAAGTACGTGCAACAGCATCGGTATTGATGCTTGCATCCGTTACTGTGCGTACAAATATCTGCATCGTACGAATAACGATGTCTGTGTTGATACTCGAATCGCTTGCGCTTCTGGCAAGTGCTAAGACCGAACGGACGACTACATCGGTATTGACCGATGAATCAGTTGCAGTCCTTGCTATTATGAACGAATGTGCAGCATTGTCCGTGTTCACTGATGAATCGGCTGTTGTGCGAATGAAGATAATTGTTGCTCGAGTAACGACATCCGTATTGATTGATGAATCAGTAGTAGTTCGAAGTTTGACGAACGAACGAACTACGGAATCAGTATTCAAACTTGCGTCTGTTGCGGTGCGGATGAAGATTTGAACACTTCTAACGGCTGCATCAGTGTTGATTGATGAATCAGTTGCCGTTTGAGTAATCGCGACAATTCGAACTGCAGCATCTGCGTTGAGAGAAGTGTCTGTAGCCGTTCTAGTAAATATCAGAGGCCCTCTAGTGACAGAATCCGTGTTAGTTGAGGTATCCGTTGTGGCGCGACTAAATATTTGAACGTTGCGCGATACAGAATCCGTGTTTATTGACGAATCAGTAGTAGTTCTGACACGCGAAATCGTTCTTGCAGCTACATCTGTATTGACGGAACTATCTGTCGCTACGCGGATGAAAATTTGAACTGCTCGTACGACTGCATCCGTGTTGATACTTGAATCACTAGCAGCACGAATAAAGACTTTGGTAGCCGTTACGACATCAGTATTGGCACTCGAATCTGACGCGGCTCTGACTAATGTTTGAACTGATCTAATGATTGCATCTGTATTCACTGAAGCATCAGTTGCCGAACGTGTTCGTCCTTGGATGCGAGTTACTGCATCAGTATTGATGCTAGAATCCGTTGCTGTTCTAGTGAAGACTTGAATTGCGCGAATAATGGCATCGGTGTTGACGGAATTGTCCGTGGTCGTACGAATAAGTGTTTGAGTAGTTCGAGTAGTAGCATCAGTATTGACGGAACTGTCCGTAGTTGTACGAATTTGAGCAAATGTACGAGTTGCAGCATCAGTGTTAAGTGAAAAATCAGTAGCAAATCTTGTCGGACCGTAGGTGCGGACTACCGCATCAGTGTTGACACTCGAATCGGTCGCGGTCCTAGTGAATCGCTGCGGCGCGCGACCTTGCCCGAGATACGCCTGCCCTAGGTAATTGGAGCCGAGGGGCATGTATTACAACTCCGCGCTAAGCCCAAGCCATGAAGTTTGGTTTGCATTTGAATGCAAAGTAGTTGCGTTACCTGCAACCATTCCGGAAGCAACGGTGATTGCAATGTCTGCATTAGCGGGTGTACTTCTATTCATAGCAATAGCAGTCACCGACGTACCAGTTCCGTTCGCTGAATCAATCGCAAACCCCGATGCAGTTGATGAGGTGAACGTCGCTGGTGCGGCTCTCATAGTCACCGGGAAATTGATATAACAGACTGCATTTGTAACGGCTATGCACTGACCCGCTCCATAGACGTTATAAACGTCACTGGCCTGCGCACTATTGGCTTCATAATAGTAACGTTGGCACAACGCCAACTCTCCCTCGATGCTTCCCCCGGACCTGGAAAACGGTGTCATGACGGAACCGAGTTCGAGTTGTACTCCGGTCACGTTGAACTGTCCGGTGCTGACTATGTCCGTTGCCGATGAGAATTGAACGGCCAACGACGTCGCGGTGGAGGGGACGGTGAAGGTAGCGGTTCCTTGCGTCCAGGCGGATTCGTTCGTTATGGCACCAGTCGAAGTATTGACGTTCAACCCTGCGGTGATCGTGATGGCAGTCCCGGCGTTCAAGAGATTTGCGTCGGTCCCAGTGGAGTAGCGAAGTGACACCGTGACGGCATTCGTGAAGTTCACTGGCATCTTATACAGGAATGAGAGCGTGACGACCTGATTCTGAAATGGAATGACGTTATTGGTCTCAATCGACTGGGCGAGATACCACGTCGAACTGGTGGCACTCGTTTCTGTCACCGACTGAAAGTAACGGAATTGCGCAGGCGGTGACGACGACGATTGAGCGAATGTCGTGTTGCTCCCCGAGGACTGGAAGCACCAGCGGTCGAGTCCGTAGGTCGTTGAACCTGAACCCGAGAACGAAGTCCCGCGCTGGGCTATCTCCATCCCGCCATTGATGATGGCGTTCTTGCCCGCGTAGGAGGCGTTGGAGACAGCGACTAGTTGGGATAGTAGGTTCGCCGTGACCGCATTGTCCACTGCCCAACCGACAGCAACTGTCTGCGCGGTCGTCCCGTACTGCGCGCGAACAATCGTTAGCGTGTCAGTCGAGACGAGCGTACAACGAGCAATCTCCGCATTCTTATTCGTACCGAAGAATAACGGCAATTGACCGACCGGGCAGAGTACGACGTCGAATGAACCAGTCGCCGGGAACTTCGCGCCGTCACCCGCTGCAACTACCAACGTAAGTCCTGACGTCGCTGGTGAAGGTGCCGTGGCTACCGTCGAATAGCCCCCATTGACGAGGGTGTCCATCGACTAAGACCCTGTGACGGTGTCCGTGATCGTGAGTGCGTCGCCGGAAATGGTAAGAGTCGCTGTTGCATTCAGCAACGTCTCAAACCACATATTGATCGTCGAAGCGACCACCATTGAGTTGAACAGACCCATCTTCGCAATGGTGACTGGAAGTGAGTCAGAACCGTTCGCAGTAAATGTGTTGGCCGACGTGTACGTGTTCGTGCCGGCCGAGTGCGCGTACGTGGTGACGGCTCGAACAAGTCCACCGCCACCAGTAACGATTTCTGATGGCAACTGAGTGTCTGTGGCTCCTGCCGCTGTCGCGTTCGCGGTGATTCCCATGAACTGCGCCGGTGAGACAGCCTGAACAATCGTAAACTTGTCAGTTGCGCCAGGTGTGGTGGCAGCAGCACCACCAGGAGTGGCGGGGTTGTACCAACGGTCGACAGTCAAGACTGAAGTTGTGTTCGACTGGATGTTTCCCCAAACTCCAGTCGAGTTGTCCACCACGATCATTCCGATGTACGCAGATGCGGTGAACGGTGTGCCCGTTCCAGTAATCGACGTTGTACCAGCCGCAGTTGCTGTTTGCTGCGCAAGAACTACTTGCGAACGACCCTGGCCCTGGGCCCACATGTCTCGGCCAGTGTTGACCAAGAGATTCGTGATGTCCTTGATAAGAGCGACTGCTGGCGAAACTGAAGGAGGAGTCGACCCAGGAGGGCCAAACTGCGTGTGATGCGTTAAGAACAAGTCATCTGGTCGACCGTAAGGAACTTCGTAGTAAGCAGAAAGCAACTTACCGAAGTCTGGATCGTCGGACCATACCCACGTCGGACGTGCGTCCGTTGAGTTCGCCATCCACGAACCGTCTGGGTGCACCAAGTCGCAAAGGGCGGCAGCGCCAGCTCCTTCAGTAACGCCAGCACCGTCAAAGTTCGTGACGCCCTTGTTCATAATGACAGATTCGTACAAGTGTGTCTTGAACTTCGGAATTTCAATGCCACTGTCATGGAGTCCAGCATTCACATGGCCAACAGTGGCATACGTGACCGTAGGTGCTCCACCAAGCCGGTCAAGATGCGAAACCATTTCTCCAGTCTTCTCATCCCGGAAGGCTGCGGACTTGTTACCGAGTTCTACGAAAATAAATCTCCTATGCGGTGGACAACAACCATTACTTTGAATATTAACATCCGAAGCACTGTATTTTTATGAGACAGTAAGCGTAAGTCCCGTTAGCGCTGGGATACTTGGTGTGATTCCAGCGCCGCTAATTGTCAAATGCTTTGAAAGGTACGCAAATGAGATTACATTGCCGCCGCTGTACGCGTCATGAAATGTGACTGCGGCAAGAGTACCCCATGCAACATATGATGTCGCAAACCCGATGATATTCGCATTTGTGCCTACGGTCGGGTTTGAACCGCTTGGCGAAGGAAAATTTGTTTGATTGTTGTCATACTCAACTCGTGCATATTCTGATGCAGAAACTTCGTTAAAGACTGGCGTAGAACTCAGCCAAAACGGTGATGTTGTTGACGCAACATCTTGCCAGATGACACTGCCGTCAAGTATCGTTCCACCAGATACGACAGCGTCCCAATTTGGCTCAGCTACATCGGTTGTCCCTGCTGTTGAACAGACAAAAATTCTATTAGTGCCAGTTCCTGGTTCGCTAAATGTGTCAAATGCTGTTGGGATAATTACTGCGCCATTCGCGATGCTTTGACTTGCTCCAGGATAGATCTCACTTGTCTGCAGCCCGACGTAGTATATTGCTGGAGCAGCGACTCCACCGAATACTGCTGGATAGGCGACTGCAGTCTCGCCTTCGTAAGTGAGTGGTGACATCGATTACAACCTTACATCGTAGTAGCGAGCATCATCTGCAGGAAACACTCCAGTGTCTGCCTCGTCAGGAATCAACCCCATGCAGCGGTGCGCGAGGGTTGACGCAGTCGAACAAACCATGCTGTTGCCGATACTCATCGCGACTTCGAAAAATGGGATGAACACACCGACAATCATAGTTGCGATTGAGAGCCAGCCATATTTGTTACCAACTGCCCATCTACCGAATGCTGCCGCATTTGCTCGCTGTTCAACATTCGCTTTTGTCGGGTGTACGACGGCGTATCGCAAATCAGCATAGCGACGAAGACCAACGATGACTCCGCCGCCAGACGGTTGCATCTGGGAGACGAGAGCGTCCTTCCCGCCAACGACGACAATCATCGCATGATTCGTTTCGCAGTACGCTTTGTCGTACTCCTTTCGCCGCATGATGACACGAAGCATCCAATATTTGATTCGTTGTCCGAAGCGAATCAATTTCGCGGAGATATGCGCATGCTTGACAAGAATCATGTCCCCGGCTTCAGTTGTTTCACAATGCTCGCCAAAGTCATAAATTGCAACGGTCGCTTCAGGGACTACAGCTTGCTTTCTCACGATTTTTTGTTTTCATTTTTGATACGTGTTATTGGGATCTTCTTTTCTTCAACCCAGACGCCAGTTGCTTTTGCGAGTCGCTGCAACACGTCGCCAGGATTGTTCGTATCTCCACCGTTCGGCGTGACTTTGCTGTCAACATCTTCAATAGCTCTTGCGACACCAATGAGTGTGTTGACGATAGTCTCGAGAATTTCACCGTGATTCTCGAGTGTTGAATTCGCTTTTGTCATTCCAGTTTCGAGATTCCCCATTCGCTCATACGCCGGTGGAATAGGCTTTGTGAATCCTTCTACACCAGGCATGCCGTCTAGGAACAGTTCATGTCTTTGCCGTTCGAGACTTCTCTTATCGTACCACCTTTTAATTGGCTTGGCGAGGAACGCTGCAATGAAAGTTAACACAGCGACTGTTCCGACTACACCTTGCCAGAAATGGACCGAGTTGAAAACTGGTATCTTGCTGTTTTGAAGCGCTAAATGCAAAAGCACTAAATCTCCTGTCCGGGTTTGAGTAGGGTTTGCATCATGTCTTCAAGCGCTTTGATTCGTACTGCGGCAGGCGGCACAGCAAGTGTCATACCCGGCACTTCGTCTACACCATCTAGAAATCCGTTATGAAATTCGTCCTTCGCATCAAGTTCTTTCCGCATGCCTTCACGTTCAGCCTCGTGCTCTTTGTGCGCTAGAGCTCTTGGGTAAATGACACGAATGTAAAGTGTACCGACGCCGAGAAGGAGACCGACGACGGCTGAAAGATACGTAATCCAATTGGTGAAAGGATTATGTCCGACAACTGAGAGCATGGATGCGCCTTACGCCGCAGCCGGAAGATGCGCGTCCACGAGAGTATCCAGCACAGCAGTCATAGCAGCGAAATTGTAACCACTTCGCTCAGCAAGTTCCTTGGTGACGATGACCCAGCATTCGCCGATGCATTCGTTGTCCCAGTCAATAGTTGACTCTTCCCATGCGCCCCAAGTCCCGAACGTATCTCCTGTCGGACTGTACGCACCGAGAGCAATGTCATGACCTTCTTGCGGATCTGGAGTTTCGCCGTTTGCCGTCGTCCAAGGAAGACCTTCCTGGAACAGTTGTTCAGCGTCATCGGTGAGACTGACGGCAACGAGACATCCTTGGAACTCAATCATCGCACGATGAGCTCGAGCAGCAGCATTGTCGCCATTGATGAGACCAGACGATGCATTGACGTTGACTTCAGCAAATCCTTCGATGATTTTGTGCTGGTACAGCCAAAGCAACCAAGTTGCATTTGCAACTCCCTGGTCGGGATGAAGACCGCCTTCTCCCATCGCTCGACCGTACGCAAAATAGAGGCCTTCAGTGTACGCGGTGTGAGGAATTCGGAACCCAGGAACCCACGTCGTTTGACCGTTAATAGTCGAAATTGCTGCTTGCATCATGCGAATGTGCTCGGTAGCGGCTGGACCACAGTCGCCAAACTCATCATTGCCGAGCATCCCGATGTTTTCGAGACTGCAACGGACATCGCCGCTTGTTGGTAATGGCGGGAGTGGTGCAGTCGATTTGAATTTGTGAAGTTCGAGGTCCGGAAGATGAAGTTCATTGATGCGAACTCCGCGCTTCCCAGCTTGCCGTGCCGGACGAGGACTCTCATAGTGAATGTTCGCATATTCCGCCAGACCAGTAGTTGGAAATCCTGGAGGCGCCGCAAGGAACTGTTGATGAATCCAGTAGCGAACAGTCCATCCATTTCGCCGTGCGAGAAATGCGGCAGCTTGATTTGGAAGAAGCACCATTTTTGCCGCGGCCAATTGCTCAACCGTTGGTGGAACAACTGGTAGAGGCAGCGCAAGAGCTGGTCGTGTTGCGACGTCGTACTGAGTCGTGTCGTACGCGTACTTACCAACATCTTCGCCGGTAAACGGCGCTTGGAAGACCCAACCGTCTTCGATGAAAATCATTACATGGCCAGGTTCAGCCACCGTGCCGTCAGAGCCCGCAATGAAGAGCAAATCTCCAGGTTCGAGCTTTGCGTCCTTCGGAAGAACGTACAATTTGCATTGTTCGTACGTGGTGCGAGGAAGTTGGACATTTACATGAAGATATGCCTCTTCCGTAAGACCAGAGCAATCAAAACCTTCTGGTCCGGTGCCTCCCCAGATGTACGGTTTGCCGTTCTGAAGTTTTGCCCAATTTAATGCACCTACACCTGCCGTCTTCCGATCGAATGTCGCTATAAACCTCCTCAGGTCATGGAATCATTTTAACTTGATCAAGTGGCGCAATTTATCCTGGTTTTCACGTATATACACTGGGTAGGTTTCATCAATGTCAACTGTACGAAATCGGAATGTGCGACCGAGAACATCTTGACTGTTCGCTACTCGTTCGTCGATAAGTCGAATTGTCTCTGGTGTATTGAATTGAGTGTGGCCATATGACTTGATCTTGTCAATAATCATTTCAGTATCGCCGAGAAATGACCAATGCCAACCGCCCTTACCGATTGAATACGCCGGCATATGATGCGAGAAATTACCGTCATTGAGCAAATGATATGTGGAAGCGAGACAAACTCGTGTGCCACTCCACGGTTGCCCAATTTGTTCGACATTGAGAAACCGTTGAAATGGTCGCTGCATAAATCTGCAGAGCATTCCATATTTAAGTTCCGTTGTCATTCGATGAATTGCTTCGACACTCGGCATCTCATCGACATCGCTCATCATGATGAGAGCGTCAGACGAAATGCCGAACTCATCGAGATTGACTTTTGCTGTTTTCTGATACGTGTCTCTCTCCCACGGTGTGCCATCCGGTAATTCGACTTTATGTGTGAATACCTTTGGATGATCGTAAAGAGCCGCCAAACACTTCTTAGGGTTTCTCGTGAACGTTTCATCTGCCTCTTTGACAATGAATTTATCGACGATGTCTTCTAGAATGTGAACTCTCAAATCCAGAAGTTCAATTTCATTGTTGAAATGAAAGGTGTCGATAATTTCCATTACGTCAATGCTGTCACAGCGAAGAAAAGAGTGCAAGAAACTGTTGCACCGTACAGGTTGGTGCCAGGCGCATTCATGTCAATTAGTTCAATATCAAATTGATCATCATTTGCAGTATCAATTGGAGCGATTGATGCAAAAACTGGAGATGTTGAATACGTGACGTAAATATTTGTCATACCTGCTATTGCGCTACCATTTTTATCAATGTTGAGATTGTATTCAGTTCCAAGAATTCCAATGCCGCTGCTAAGTGTCTCTAATGCCCAAAACATTCCGCCAATAAGTTGCACATTCGTTGTTGGGTCAACTGGCATGAAAATTGGTGTTGGTCCAAAGTTCGAATACGGACCTGCACCGAATTTTGGTGGATGCACCCACGTAATTGGCACTGCTATTGTCGCTCCGCCAGCAACTGGACTGCCAGGGACAAGCGCAACCTCATTGTCATTGCCAGTGGACATCACAAAAAGACCACGTTGAGTAGTTTTTGGGATATTGCTTCTGCTCATGTCACTGCCGATAGTTTGATGTACAGAGTTGCTATAATTGGAGTGTACGGCGATCCTCCACCGAACCAGTTACGAGTCACTTCAATATTGAATTCATCATTATTTGCTACATCTACTGGCGGCGAAAGAATAGTAATAACTGGTGATGTGCTGTAACTAACCCAAAGATTAGTCAGTGCTGGAATCGCAGTACCATTCTGCGTGATGTTAAGTTCATACGAATTGTAGTAGTCAGTGGCTGTATCTTTTGCCCAACAAACTGCTTCGACTAGTTGCGCTGTAGTTTGCGCGCCAACGGGCATGAAACTTGGTGTGTATCCAAAGGCTGAAACTGGGCCACCAGTTCCGACGCTACTATCCAGTTCAGCCCATATGACAGGAAGTGGGGTTATGAATCCGCTGCTAGGAAGACTTGCTGGCACCCACGCAACTTCATCATCATTTCCAGTCGTCATCGCAAGATAGCCACGTTGGCCAGTTTTCGGGATTTTGCTTTCGCTCATGCCGTACTCACTGTCAGATAGAGAGTGACGATAATCGAATGATGAGAACCACCGCTGCTGTTGTACAGCATTTCAATATTGAATTCATCATTATTGTCGACATTGACAGGTGTAATTGGTACGAAAACTGGTGAGTTGTAAGACGCAACAATGATACTTGTAAGACCGGGCACTGCGATGCCATTCTGGGTGATGTTAATCGTGTACTCTGGCGTTCCGCCATCTTTCGACCAAGCAACAACTTCACTGAGTTGGACATGAGTTCCTGGCCCGACTGGCACGGAAACTGGCGCTGGTCCAAACAACGAGAGTAAGTATCGTGGCGGATCTCCTGTGTCTGCCCACAGCAAAGGAAGAGCCAAAGTGAATCCGCCAACGCCAATTCCTGCAGGTTGCCAGACAACCTCGTCATCGTTTCCGCTAGATGAAGCGAACAAGCCGCGTTGCTCGGTCTTCGGAATCTTGCTGAGTGATGTCGTGGTCATTACGTTCCTAGATAGACAACTGACATATAAGTCATGAAAAGACCTGTGATTGCTGTTGGATCTTGAATTCCCCAGATATAGACATTGCCAGGGCTTGCATATGCAGCTTTGATCGTGACGATGTCACCAGAGTTCAAATAGATGATGTCTGTCACAATTGCAGCTAAAGTGTATTGCGCTTCAGTCGCTGTCACAGCAAGTCCAGATGAGACGACGGTGCTATTGACAGCGATTGAAAGGCGTACATTTGTCGGTGGTGTTGGACTTACATACGGGGCAGTTAACGATTCGCTGAATGTTACGATGCTACTAATTTCATAGTAGCCACTAGCTTCTACTGCTACTCCATATGATCCTACGCTGATAACATTTTGCGTTTGGAAATTGTCCCATGGAACGAAAGTATTTGCTAGAGTCGAACCTGTCGTGCATGAAAGGTGTGCAAGAGTTTGCGGTCCCTTCGGTACTTTAGAAAAAAGATAGAGAAGTTCGCTATCCACTACGCTCCTGCGCTCATGTAAATTGCGGCCAAATACGTAAAACTGTACCCCGAGCCGAATGCATAAATTTGACCGCTATTCAATGGCGCGAACGCGGTAACCAAGATGCTAATGGTCTGATTTGCTGTTAAGTACACGAGGTCAGAGACAAGAACACTCCAATATTCAGACGGTGGGTTTTGCATGTTGATGCACGTACTTCTTGCAGTAAGAACGCCATCTACAAGGATGTCTGCGAATGCGTATGCCGTATTTACGGCGCCACTTAGTTCAACACGACAGATGATTCTGTAGTACCCAGCAATTGGGACAGTGATTCCGCTAGAACTTGCCACCATGCCGTTTGTTGAAAAAACTGCAGGTTGGTCCCAGTACAATTGCGTTTTAGTCACTCCAGCGTACGACAAGTCAAATGTGATGATGGTACCAGATGCAGAAGTAAGTCCATAGACGTACGGAAGTGCTGTTCCTCCGACTCCAGCAAGTTGATTCTTGTACGTGAAGGTCGTCGATGATGGCACCGTCAACACAGTTACTGGTGATGCATTGAATCCACTTGTGCCATTGAGATTTCCGCCTGTGATGACTGCTTGCGTTCCGCTAAGAAACGAGAAAGTTAGACCGTCAATGTAAGTAATTGGAATCTGAGTGCCATTGAATCCAGAAAGACCAGAGCCGTTGTAGCCAGCAACAGCGACACCGGCAGTATCTGAAGCACATGAGTACGTGAACGTGTTCGCATCTTGATACGTGATTGTCACACCAGTCTGGTCAAAACCTGACGTTCCTGTTGCGTAGCCGCTCGTAGACGAAGACGTGACGATAGTGGCATATTCAAATGTCAAACTATCGTCGATTGCAGTGATGACTTGAACTCCTCCAAGACCTGCCCCAGTCTCCCACTGGCCACCATAAAAGATCGATACTCCAGCGCCTGACGCGTACGGAATGACAAAGTAACCGGCACCGAGAGCACTAACGGTAAATGACGTATTGTAGGAAGAAACTGCGGTAATAACACCGCCAGTCCCATACGTTGGCGTTCCAGCTGTAGTCACATTGACGCTATTTGCGAATGAAACTGTTTTATAGACGTGTGAACTAACAGTGATTGACCCAATGCTAGAAATCACCCACGAACCATTAAAACCAGAAACCCCGTTCCATGTCGCTGGCGAAGGATTGAACGTGATTGATGAACTGAATGGCGCAGTGAACGTAAATTCGCCAGGATTCGGAACTGAAGCAACAGTCCACGTGCCGTTGAATCGTGTCTGCGATGTTGGGCCAGTGATTCCATGAAGTGTGACGCTGCTGCCGACAGCAAGACTATGCGCTGTAAATGTAAGAACTGAAACTGTTGTCCCAGACGAAGCAATTTGAACCATCGTGCCGTGCGCGCGAAGTCCAGTGAGTTCAATGTTTGTTCCAGAAGTAAACTCTGGAGGAAGCGTTCCGTATGAAGTAATAGCTGTCGCGGTTGTTCCGTTACCAGTAACTATTGCGGCATGCAACGTCGGCGAAAGAAGACTTGCATCGAATCCATTGCCAGTAATCGTGACTGAATCTCCGATGTTCGGCAAGTTCGGAGAGTACACTTCAGAGTTTCCGCTCGTCGGCGAATTCGAGTAAATTTGAGCAATCGAACCGTCACCAGCCGGAACACTGATAGTTACATTTTGACCATCGATGAACGTATGCGGAGAAGTCGTCACAACGGTCGCAGTTGTGCCGTCAGCAGTGACAGACGAGATACCAACAGTGATGGAAGAAGGCACACCAGCAACAGTGTATCCGATGTCGATACTCGCACTATCCGCGAATCCATGCGGTTCAGTTGTGACAATTGTCGCAGTTGAACCGTCGCCAGTTGCGTCAGCATCAGTGAATACTGCAGTGTTGTTCGCGATGACAACAGTTCCTTGGTCGACAAGAGCATGCGGTTGAGCGCATGCAACTGTTGCCGTCGTTCCATCACCAGTGATCGTCGTGATTGCAGACTCAGTGAGATTGTTCTCAATAGTCATAATCTCACCAACTGCGATTCCATGCGGAGCAACTGTTGTCACGAGCGCTGTTGAAGAGCCGAGAGCTGCATCTATGTTTGCTATTCCAATATTAGTTTGGCTTTCAGTGACAAGAAACTCGCCACTGATTCCGATACGAGCAACTGGAATTCTCTTTCGATTCGCTATTGCAAGAAAATATTCGAGTTCAGCGTCCATTTGAAATCCATTCTAAGCACATATGTACGCCAAAGAGAAGAACGTCTCATGATCATTTGCATATGAATAAAGTGAACCAGATGGAATGCTACCGAATGCCTCTGCACTGACAGTTCCACCTTGATCAATGTAGAGAACGTCAGATACCACACTAGCATACGGGCCGGCACTTGTTGTGTCAACGTAGTACATTTCACTGCCGCGACTTGTCAAAATACCGTCGACTAAGACACTAATAATTCCCATTGTGTTTGCAAGTGGGTCGGTGTACCCAGTACTAGCACTTCCAAACGTCATAGTCGCATTCACTAAGTAGTACCCTTGCAACGGCACAGTGAAACCTGCCGGTCCGGAGACCATGTTGTTGATTGCGAAATCAAATGTGTCCCAAATGACTGGCACGGTTGAGGATGCTGTCGTAACGAGTTGGTTAGTGACATTCTGCGATATACGTCCAATCGGATTCCCTACTACAGTCGTCTGCGAAATTAAGTAGAGAAGTTTTGAATTCATGATGCCAACTCTTGTATCGATGAGACAATTGCTTGTGGTTGATTATTGAATCCGCTCAAACCGTCGTATTCCAGCGCAGCGACAGAAACTGTATTGTTGATTCCGAGTGGATCATACGTGACATCAGCAACGTAAAGAAGCAAGTCATTCGGTGAACTGTACTTCGCAATTGTCCACTGAGTATCGGTGCCATCTTCAAATAGACCGATGAAACTCGGATATGCAATGTGAGACGATGCATAATATGTGAAGTCTAGCATTGCGTCGCCACTCTTAAATATGTTTGACCATCCGTTCGGAGTTTTAACAACCATCGGTGGAAATTGGTAGTTGAGAATCGGCGCTAAATCGGTGTCTGGCGTGTACATATTGATGTTTTGAAGACCAATGTTCACACCGAAATTCGTTCGTGGAGTTCCCGCTGCTGTGATGACGAGAAACGTATTTGACGCAATCGGTGGCATAGGAATGTCGAGCCACGTTGTCGGATAGAGCCATGCTGCAAATCCATAACTTGAGAGAACTGAGCACGTGCCGTCATCATTTTCAAATACTGCTGCGTTCACTAGAGCATCATACGCAAGAATACCACTGTAGAACGTAGGAAGTGAATTGATGTTGTCACTGATACCGAATCCATCCGGTGTAAGTCCAATAACTGACGTATTCGTCACGACATTGTTGTAGCCAACACCGAGAATCAATTGGTTGCCGACAGAAGAGAAAACTGGATTGTGATATTGCGAAATTACACATGTCCAGTTACCAGTATTGATATCGCCAGCGCTATCAATCCACACTGGAATGCTATAAAGCGTCAAGTACGTAAGATTTGTCGTGTCTCGAGCATAGATGCAACTATTCTGGCAGAAACTGTACATCCCTGCCGATGTGTTTGCGGTACCTTGGCTCGTAGCAAATGGAATCGGTGCTGTCTGGACGAAATCGACAAGTGCTCCTGTTGTTGTCGCGATGTATGTGTAATAGCAAGTGAATTGCTGAACACCGTTTGAAATTCCACCAATGATGAAAACATAGTCAATTGAGTCAAGTGTGCAAACAGCAAGCGACGGTAGCGCATCTTGCGGTAGTAGATTGTATGCTGGAAAATTGAACGTCACATCAGTCGGCACAGTCGGTTGGACAATCCCCCAAGTGCCCATGACTGTTCCGTCTTGCGGAAGCGATGCGGAATACAATGTGCCAGACGGTCCTATTGCGTAGAGAGTTTCACTGGCTGGAGCGTAGACAAGAGCACAGTTATATTCAGGAAGTGAATCTCCAGTCGTCCAAGGACCGATGCTTCCAGCCAAGTACGTCGCGTAATACGTCGTGTTAAGACTTGTTGCGGCACCATTCACTGAAGCCGCATTTATCGCCGTTGTTGTGTCTGATGTAAGAGTGTTCTGCGCGACAACATAAATACCAGCGCTGATGTATTGAGTTTGGAGCGATGCAGAGATTGCCACGGTCGCACCGGCAGAATACAGTGTTCCAGACGGGTCAGCGATATCACCAAACTCAACACTGCATCCAAGCAAGTTGTTGCTCAAATCAACTCCAGTATACGACAATGTAGCGATAGAAATTCCCGATGTGAGAACGATAGTTCCACCACTTACTGGAAAACTAGTGTTGTCCATCACACCAATTAGTTGGTCTACAAAACTAGAAGAAAGTGTGACATCAGTCGTCGTAGCAGTAGTGAGAGTTGTCACAGGAACGAACGACGTTGGAAGAGTATAGAAGTCACTCGGCATGAATTCATTTGCGTCTGGCCACGCACTAGATTGCAACGAATTGATGAACTCTTTCGGGATCAAAATTGAAAAAGAGTCATTGCCGTCTGGCGCATATGTAGAAGTACCAAAAAGAGGTTCATAACCCTGGAATGAGACAACAAGATCACATGCTGACGAATATTGTTGCATATCAACATTACTGTTCTGCGTGAGTTGCGAATACGAAATTGGAAGACGAAGACGAGTTCCACCGCCAAATGAAGTTGTGCCGTCTGTCAAAGCTTGAGCCACAGCAAATACGTTCGTGCCGTCAACACCGATCCATCCCATAGATGCCGATGAACCGTATGGCCCACCGAATGTCATTGGAAGTGCGTTTGTCGCTCCAACATCAAATCCAGCGAGAGTACCGTCAGCATAAGACGCACTCGAAGCATGGACAACAAGATGCTGATCGATGTCCGCGGAACTTACTTCATTCCCTTGAGAAATCGAATGCCACGTCGAATTTTCGATTGCACCGCTGTCTGGAATTGGAGGAGCAGGAAATGAATCTGGATCGCTGCTGCCGAGATAGGAATCTCCAAGATAGTCGGTTCCTAATGGCATTTAGACGCTCGTGACAGTTTCCCAGGCAGACAGACCACCGATACGAAGTTTATGCAAAGTGGTGTCGTAGTACATACCGCCCTCTACGTATGCTGGGGCGCCAGATGTTGCATGCTGCATCGGTAAAAAGACTCCTGCGGCACCAGTACTACCTGCGTAGAACGCATTCAATCCTTTCCAACCGGATGCAAGAGACCAGTCGCCAGTCCCCGAAGATTGCGCGACCCACTGTGCAAAGTTTGTCACATCGACACACCAGTCACCAGCCGCGATCGCGGAAATAGATGTCGTGTTCGGATCACCAGCAGAAATGAAAAGATTGAATGAACCCATCCCAGTAATAGTCACAGTGATGTAGTTATCTGTCACAGTAAACCCGCTAGCAACGCCAGAAAGCAATTGTGCTTGTTCGCCTGCGCCAAGAGCTGCTAATATGACTGAAGCAAATCCAGCACCGCCAGTGATAAATGACAAACCGCCGTTGGCACCATTATTGCCGCCGAGACTTAGCCAATCAGCATCAGTGGTTCCAGTTGCGATGAAAGTACCGTCAGTTGCATCATCACGATAAAGAGCATAGATCGCATAAGGAACGACGACACCGACTGGACTTCCAGTCCCGATTTGATACCATGGTGGAAGTGCTGCATCAGGAAGACCGTGGTTGTGGTCTTCACGAGCAACTGATGAAGAAGTGCCGACAACTGGTGAAGCCCCAAACGAATCTGGTCCAACAACACTTGTAGCAAGCGGAGCAACAGCTGCGAGAATCTGCATAAGCAAATTCTTTGTGATGTTGTTCTCCACGGTCCAACCAACTGCTATTACTTGTAGATTTGAACCGTATGCCCCTCGAGTAATCGTTAATGTGTCACCAGACACGTTCGTGCATACGCCGAGTTCCGAATTCGACCATGTGGACTTGACGCCAGGGGGCGACATTGTCACGTCAAACGGAGGCGTAGGATAGTATGCACCTTCTCCACTTTGCACAACAAGTGACCTACCCGTTATTTGTGGCGATGGCGCAACCGCGACGGTAGAGGCAGCGAAGTCTGCTAAATCATCAACCATAATTCCTTCCTAGTAGACATAGACTGGCGCATCCGCTGGGTTATACGAGAGTGTTCTCGCAGATGAAATACCAAGCGCAGGCGGCGACCAAATCGTGTTGGAATTTGCGAACATGCCGACGAGACCGACGTAATGGTTGTCTCCACCAGTAAGACTTCCTGTGACATTTATCGTCAATTGAGCTATTGCGGCGTTAATCGGCGCGATCGCGTTCACGTTGTACGCAAACGTGAACTCATCAATTGCGGTTTGCACAACAGGAACTCCAACTGTAGTCGAAATAAAAGTCGGTGTGCCTGTGTACCATGAAATGTCAACACTGATTTCTTGCAAAGATGATGCAGGTGCTATCGCAATAACAGCCGAATAACTACTGCTGTAATTTACTGCAATGTACTCGTTCAATCCTGCAGGGTCAGGCAACGCTAGTGTTGAAACTGACATTGATGAAACAGAGCCAGTTGCTTGCATTTGCATCGAATGGCCGCCGACAAGAGCGATTCCAGTTGCTTGAATGACTGTGCAATTCACTGGAGGGCCAAGCGAAAATGAACCAAGTGAAGCGCCAAAACTTGCGTCGTCTCGACAAAGCATATTGAACGGTCCAGATGCTGCTTTTTGCGCCCATTCTTGCGCGTAGACAATGAGATTGTCAAAATTGTACTGGTAGTTTTTGTGCAACTGAGGGCCGAGAAGATTTCCTGCATTGAAGACATCTTCAGTGACGTTCACAAGATTTTGTGTGCTAGCTGACGAAGTTTGTGCCGCTGAGTAGAGCGCAATTGCGTAGCCATATGATTGCCCAACCCATGCTGTCCCATTAAATGTGTACGCGCCAGTCACATCAGTTGAATGCAACAGCTTGAAATCATTTATACTCGGAAAAAGAGATCCTGGAGGACCTCCACTAATAACAGATAGCGGAGAGAACACGATATTGTAAAACGTTGATGCAGTCATGTCATATGGAAGAGGAAATCCCCATGTTGAAACATCCGTAGGATAACTTCCTGGCATCCATTCTGCTGGAATGTAGCATGAAGCAAGAATATTTCCAGTTGGACCAGCTCCACTGTCAGTCTGCAACGTGAGAAAAACATCGCATCCTGCATTGTCTATTCCTGCGGCAGGTGCTATCCAACCCAAAGTTGTTGGACTACTTGGTGATTCAAATCGAAATGCTAATTGCCCGTTATCTCCAATACCATCTACAGACCCAGCCGGGGTCACTGTGTTGAACTGTGTGCCTTGGTATGTAAAATCAGCAGAATGAAGAGCAAGAAACTGATTGACTTGACCAGCCAGCATCGGTTGACCTGGAGTAGCCGCGGACCATTTTGGAGTCGTCATTACCAGGACACCGCATAAAGAGAAAGTTGCAGCGAGAGAATAAGACTTTGACCGGCTGGCCACGTCGCTAGCGGGTTGAACGCAGCATGATCAAGCAGATCACCGTTATTCGTGATGTCTTCAGCTAATGTGAAAACTCCAGCTTCTGTTAGAACGTAATCCGCGCCAGAATTGTTGATAGGAAATTGGAATTGCCATACTGCTTGACCGGGATTAGCTCCAAGAGCAGGAACGAATCCAGATGCTGTTGCCGTTGTTCGAGTGATCTCGTTGACTAATTGAATATCTGAGACTGAAGGAGGATTTGTCGTGACATCACCTGTGCCTAGAGCTCCGTAAATCGGTGTGATGACGTAAGGAGAGGTCCCAATTTCGTCTGCAATATCCTGCACTCCAAGGTACGAAAGAGCTCCAGCAACGTCAGTGAGTCCAGCGATGCAAACTGTGTTATCGGTTTCCCATCTAGCAGTACGATTGTTGCCGTCGAAGGTCTCAAGAGTGAACCTACCTTTGATGTCAAGTCCTACCCTCATTGCCAAGCACCTTGCGCATAAATGAATCCGCCGTCGTAGATTAAATCATTCAAATCAAATGCAGTGAACGCATTATCTACGAGAATCATACCATCGGAAGAAGTGACGAAGTTATAGAGAACGTCAGGAGTATCTCCACCAGTAGACGTCGGATCAGTGTTTGAAAATATGGCATCGTTTAGCGCTCCAAGAGCATCTTGAACGGTGTACGCTCGTTGCCCAGTTGCTGGACTGTAGTACTGTTGAGGAGACGACGGTTGAACTGCATTGAATCCAGTGGTTGAAAATGTGATTGACAGTGTTGCATTGATGTCGGTCATTGGACTCGCACCGCCGTTACTTGCCATTGACGGAATCCACCCTGAGTGAACGTCACCGTCTGTTGAGTGATCATGAACTTTGCATGAAGACCAGGAGCAAATCCTCGTTGCGAATCAAGAAGAAATTGGCTATCAAGAATGAACGTCATACCAGCTCGCCAAACGCCAATCCATTCTGGCGACGTGTAAAATTGGATCTTTTCTTGCGGATGTCCGTACTCAGCAAGTTCTCTTGCGCCGCGTTGATGAGCCGCAGCCGTTGAGTCAAGAGATGTTGCGCTCACTACTGTCGCAAATACACCACGGTTTGGCCCACCGATTGCATTCTGTGACTGCTTGAGGTCCACCTGGGCAGTTATCGTCAATTTGTACCTATACCACAAGGAGATTTTTGCTCCAGCCCCTGGGGTCACTCCAAAGTTTGGAGTGACTGCAAGAACCCATGAACCATTCGGATTTTGTTGTATTGTCCACTGGTTAGTAACTGCGGTCGTGCCGTCGTAGATTGTGATAGTCTGTTGTACGCCATTGACAGTGACGACTGGTAGCGTTGTCTTTGTCGCTTTTGCTGTCGAAGCAGACTGGACCGTTGTATCTGGCACGTATGACATCTTGAACTCAGTCGTGCTACCGTCTCCAACAAAAGTGTCTAGCGGCTTCTCTTTCACAGTCGTCGTGATCGTCTTAGAAGCTCCAACAACAAGTGCTCGATTGTAGAGAGATGAACCGTCAAAGTCGTACGTAATCTTCTGGTTTAGGTCCATGTGGCATTCCGTGTACGAAAGAAGTCCAGCAGCAGTCGGTGTATCAGTGACCGTTACGCCAGAATCTGGTGCTTGCTGCTGATCATAGAAATGAAGATTCATTGTCGAATCGATGTACCAACCGTATGCACTTTGAGATGATGCCATCTTCGAAATCTTCTGAAGTGCTTTTGTCAGATTTGTGTAGTGAATGACGGTTCTATTAAGTGTCGGTCCCTTTTCGACGAAACCACCATTGACGATCGTGTTGGCTTGCACGCCGCAATTCGATTTCCGAACAACGTCAACAATCGCGTCTCCCATAGGAATACCTTCATACACTGCTTGCACGACTGATGCATTCGCGTAGCCGCCAGGGTCAACGCATGACAGATACCAGTCCATCTCACTCACACCGTTCAAAGACAACTGAGGGTGAGCGACATATCCGTAAAAAATGGATGCTCGGTCATCGTCTCCATAGTACGTTAATGCTGCCGTGTCGATGAGTTTCACAACAGAGAACGCGGGGATAACGAATGTCGGGTGCACAACCAAGTTTGGCGGTTCGCCACTTGCGTAATTGCCGTCAATCAAGTCAAACGTCGCCGTATCGCCTTGCCGACCAAAGTTTTGCGTCACTGAGATCTGGTTGTTTCCTCCACTGTATGCGAGTTTGTTTCCGTAGTTTACTGTCGGCTTATGTGGCGGCGTAATGTAACATGCTATTTGCGGGGCGAGATCTGGTGTAACAGGCATTAGTGATCCAGTTTGACGCCGGCCTGCGGCAACAGTGTTCCAGTGATATGCCGACCGAGTTCTCCAGCGAACTTGTCAAGTGAACCATAAACGGCACCTTGAACGTGAACATGAACGTGAGTGTCACCGCCTCCGCTCGTGCCCATAACGAATCTCGGTGCATTCACCATGCCACCAAGCGCTCGCATCTGCCCTCGTGTAAAGACCCCTTCTCCAGCTTGTAGAATCGCTGGAACGTCAGACCCAGGAGTTCCGTTGATGATTCCACCGTCATGATGAAACAAACTAGAGATTCCGTGCCCTATACCGCCGATAACTACACCCGCTCCGTGCACGACATCACCTGCATAACCAAGTCCCTTAGCGAGAAGTCCACCAATGCCAGGAATGTGTTTGATGGCATCCATGACTGCCTTACCAATTCCGCTCGCCAGGTTCTCGATGCCGCTGATAATTCGCTTCACGATGTTCTCACCAAAGTGAAGCATATCATCGAGCACGCCGTCAGCGAGCGAGAGAATTTTGCCAGGAAGTGCTGTGAAGAAGTCCCAAATTGCTTTTGCGCCAGCGACAATGCCTTTGCCCATATCCTTGACAGACGTTTCGCCAAAGTTGAGAAGCATGCTCCCAAGTTTGCTAATTGAACCGAGTATCTTCGACGGCATACCAGTGAAGAAGCTGATGATGTCGTGAACGCCTTTCGAAATGCCAGATGCGACCGTGTCAAAGACTGAAAGAACTGTATGCCAGATCGTCGTCCAGTGAGTGACGAGTTCTTTGACTGCAATGATGATAAGGCCAATGGGTCCGAGAACGACGAGTATGCCGATACCCAACGTATGAAAGATGTCTTTACCGACGCTAAGGAGCGTATCCCATGCTGCTTTGAGAAAGCCCCAGAAGTCATTCCATGCCGTCTTCAATGCATCCCATACTGCTGTTGCGACATCTTTAATCGCGCCCCAAACCGTCTTCCAGTGCTTCACCAGCTCATAGATGGCGATCGCAAGAAGTGCGATGGCAGCAACGATTGCGAGAACTGGAGCGCCAGCGGCATCAATTTCTGGAGCAGCGGCAAGCGATGCATCGCCGAGTGCTTCTGTTGCAGCGGCGCCCTCTCCTTGTGCGACAGCAAGACCTTCAGTTGAGCCAGCCAAGGCATCCTGTGTTCCGGCAGCTTCTTCGTTTGCCGCCTTCAGACCGGTCATCTTCGTGATTATGTCCTTGATGCCAGAGACGAGTTTTCCTCCGGCAGTCCATGCCTTCTGAACATCTTTTCCAAAGTTAACGAACGTGTTGCTCACGACGCTCATCACTTTGTGCGTCGCCCAAAGTACGGTAATAAGACCAGTGATTCCGCCAACGACAACCAGAATTTCGGCTGTAAGCTTCTTGTTCTTCTGAATCCAGTCAGCAATCGGTGTGACGATCTTGACGAACTCTTTCATGACTTTTTCGAGAATAGGCAGGAATGCTTGGCCGAGTTCGATGCGGACCATCTCGATTGCATGGTCGACTTTCTTCATGTCGGCTTCATAGTTATTCTGCGCTCGCCGTGATGCTTCTGTCATTGCTCGTTGATCGTTGATCGCCTTTGCTGCTTTTTCGTAACCAACTCCACCGGCGAGAATAGTCGGGAGAAGTGCTTTGGCTTGAGTGCCAAACAGAATCGTAGCAGCAGTCAGTTCTTTCGACTTGTTATGCATATCATTAAGCTTCGGACCAACCTTCGCGAGCACGCCAGCCAAACCAATGAAGTTGCCCTTACTGTTGAAGACACTTACTCCGAGATGCGACAACTCCTCTTGAACAGGCGAGAGTTTCAGCGCGTTGATTGTGCCGATGCTTGACTTTGCTTGAGTAGCAAGACCCTCGAACGACTTCAAATAACTCGCCATGACGGTGCCATGAAGTTCACCTTTGCCAAAATTCTTCATTTGTTGGTCAAATGCGGAAACTTTCTCTTTGCCGTCAAGAAGTGCTTTACCGTACTGCTGCAAATCTGGCGGAAGCTTCTTCAGCGCTGCGTCCATCTCACTCATCGTCGGCACTGTCAAGTGGCTCGTCTTCAAAAGCGTGTTCAGCGAACTGCTCAAGGCTTGAGATGCTCGGCGAGCATTCATACCGTGATCTGTCAAGTCAAGCATGAACGAGGCAGTTTGCTCAATGTTCGGAGCAAGAATGCCCAACTGACCCTTCAAACGAGTGATTTGCTGGGTTACCATATTCATGTTTTGGCCAGTGAGTCGACCTTCGTTGTAGAGCGCGGTTTCGCCAGCGGCTGCTTGCTTCAAACTGATGTGGTACTGCTGCATGATCTTTGCGAGGTTTGATGTGATAGTCGAGAGCGGTTGCCCAGATGCAGCAGCCGCTTGCATTGCGACATTCATGAACGCAACTGATTGCTTTACCGTCAAAGCATGACCAGCAACTTGGGTGAGTTGGCCGGCTACTTTTCCGAACGACTGCGTGATGTCACTCGCCGTGAATATTGATTTTGTCGACATGTCAAGAAATGCTTGACCAATGTTATTTGCAGCCTTCATTGAGATGTTTGCGCTATTCGCAACCGTGATGATGTCATCATTGAATTTAGAAGCAGCTTTAGCTGATTCATACGCAATTCCAATGATTCCGGCAGTGGCCACAGCGGCTGCGGGACCGATCTTGTCTAACTTAGTTCCTGCCGCTGCAAGAAAACCGGCGGACTCATCAGTTGACTTGTTCGCAAGATCTTGCGCCGCCATATTCTTTTCAGTCGCATCTCGAGCATCATGTTGCGCTTTTGTCGCTACAACAAGTGCACCCTCGTACTCTTTTGTTGCGGCTGCTTGGCGATCGAGTGCAGTGGCGTCGACATCACTCATATCCGACGCCGCGAGTGTCGCGTCTCTAAACTCTTTCTCTGCGATTGTTAGACGTTCAGTTGCTCCAGCGAGTTCAGTCATTCTTGCTTGGAGAATGCCAGCGGTTGTCTCTGGATCGCTCATGGCTGTCGTCATAAGGTCACCAGCCTCAGATGCGGTGCCTCCCATGTCCTTAAACAGGCCAGTTACACGTTCGACCTCATCAGAAATTCTCTGGCAAACGCCAACAACATTTTCCCGGGCTTCGATACCCATAAGAAGAGTAAGGTCTTGAAGTGCCATTATTTCTTCCGCGCCGCCTCAGCAGCATGCTTCTTCTGTTGATAGATTCGTTCTTTCGCGATCAGATCAGCAATTGTGACGTAGTCAAGAACCTCTGTGAAAGGCCTAGATTTGAGAGTCTCAAAGTTTAAGCCGACGTGCTCGTAGAGAGCGCTCTCAATCAGAAACTTCTGGAGCGACGGGTACTTCTCCAGTTGAACTTTCGTCCCCCGGAGACTCTGTTGAACCGTCATCACGAAACTGGAGCTCATCACCACTTGAGCGCGCCGAAGACGCTTTATTGACTCGGTTGTACAAGTCGATGAAAATCGATTGTGGGATTCGACGGATTGAATCATGCTTGGCCTTTTCTGGTTCGAGCGGAAGCAAGTCGCCGTCCTCGTCGGTCAAGTTCCAGTCAACAACCGCACGGAACACGAGTTCATGCTGATATGAAATTGTGTCTGGCGTCGCTGAAAGGTCGCCGCCTTTCATTGCCATCTTGCCGAAAAGAACTCGCTGAGCATGCTCGTAGTCATCCGCGGTAAGTGATGTTTTGATGTCAATCCAAAAAGCACCGTCATCCGTGACCTCAATGCGGTCAGGCGTGTTAAATAGTGCTAAGAAACCTTTTCCTGCCATGATTCTTCCTCTGTCTTTATATCGTTTGCGTCCTAGTAAGCAGTTGCAATTGCGTTGATGACGAGGACCGAAATCGAGTGAGGCGGAGATGCAGTCAAGTCGTACACCGCTTCAAAGTCCAGTGTCGACATAATGATACTGTCCATCTTCACGTCATCGGCGTACTTCGTCAGGAAAATCTTTGGCAATGTGACGGTCAACTCAGCACCAGTATCAGCATGCGTCCAATCTGCGACAAGAGCACCGTACGTACCGTCAATCATCTTGGTGTAGTAGCCCCAGTCGGTATCATCCAAACTGTCAAAGACCACGGTCAACGAACCAGTGATGTGCCTTGTGAGAGGCGACAGAAATTCAAGGTCATGCGACTGGTTGAACGTATACGTCGGCTTCAAACCGTTATCGATGTCGATGTTGATTGCAGTGACTTGCGCCGTGAGGTTGCCGAATAACGTAATCGAGGCCTCAGCAAAAACGAATGGATTCTCGTTGACGATTGTAATTGGCGAAGAAGGAGTATCGAGGACGTTGGCATCCTTGCCGATGAACGAAGCAGTGAACTCAGTTTCCGTGTCGCCAGTCGTTGCCTTGATGCTGTACTTACCGACTCGTGTTCCAGTGAACTGGAGCGACTGGTAACCACCGAGGTTTTTCTCAACCGTCAGCGAATTGAGAACGTTCGCTGGACTGAACGTGTGGTGGTAATGCGGACTCGTTCCAGTGACAACATCTGTGCCGATAGCCGCGGCCAAGATTTCCAGACCATTGGTTGGAAAGAACGGAGCACTGACGTCGCCTGCGTTCTTAAACTCACCGCGAAGGGAGAAGACATTGACGTCTCGAACACCCATGATGATTTGAGGAAAGAAGACACCAGGATCCCTTTCCAGGGTGACATCGGTGAACGGGACAAATGATGTAGGAACGACTGGAGTGCCAAACGTGGCCTCCGTTGCTACACCTACTGCAGATAGCGAACCGTACTGTTCAACGATGGTTGTGGGCAGAAACCTCTCTTAGTTACGTTGTTGGAGATTCGACGGTTGCATCCGCAGAATCCTCGTTGGTTGACTTTGAAGCGTTGTCCTCTGGTGAAGTGTTGGCAGGAGGCGGCGTAGTTGCTTCTTCTTTTTGCGGCGCCTTGGTTTTGACCGAGGTTCCATCAACTGTTTCGTACTCATTTGGAAAAGCATTGAGAAGACGTGCTGCTGTTGCATCGTCAATTTCAAAGACTTTTCCGTTCGTGAGTGCCGCAACATCAATCAGTGTCTTATCGACACTCCCTATGTAGCGAAGTTGAGCCATGTGTAGATATTACCTCATTAGGTTGTGATGATTGTGATTGAACTTTTGAAAGCTTCCATAATCACTGGTTCCAATTTTGCCGCGACTCGCTTATTGAAATCATTCCCTCGAGTCGAGCCGCGAATGACAGAACTAGCAAAAACGTAATCGCCGACTCCATTCTTCCAGCGCAATGCTAAAGTATTCTGCGGTTCGATGTTCGCGCCTCCTGCTGTTGGTTCGAGAACATACTTTGCGTACGGGGCTGTAGAGACGAAATTGAGACTGAACAATCCACCAAGGGACATCACTCGAAATCCAATTGAGTGCTTGAACCGTCCAGCGTCAGGTTTTGTGCTGCTAACTGGCGCTGCTCGCTTCAGTTCGAGTAGCGCAATCGGAATGATTTTTGCGGCAGCGCGTCGTTGAGTAACTTGCCACTCGAACCGTATACGTTCGACCCCCTCGACACGAGTATTGAACGTGTCGCCGACATTCGCCATTATGGTGTCGACGATTCTTCGATTTGAAATTCAAGAAGACATTCGTAAAGAAAAAGTCGTTGGTCTTGAAGCGCATGGACAGGCGACTGATTGACGGTGAACTTCTCACCGATAGCCACTTGCTGAATTTTTCTACCAGTCTGCGGATCAATCACAGTCACTGGCATCTCTGCGGTCACCCATGCTTCGATGACAGCATCAATAAGACAAGCAAATGCTTGGTCGCGGTCTTTACTCGTCGCGCTTCCTGGTGACATCAACCATGTGGACACTGTCCATATCGTCTTGCGGAATCCTGGGCCTCGTGAAGCAGTCCGCCGTTGGTTATCACCGATAGTCGCCCAAATGTACGCTGCTGGCCCTTTGAGTTCACCTGGATTCGGCGGAGAGATGTAGACTACTAGCGGCGATTTGTTCAACGGTGCTTCAAGTCCGTCAATAAGACTTTGTGCCTTCAGTTGGACAGTATTGACTCCCACTAGATGACTCGACGGTACGGCATCAAAATGTCTTTGATGTCTTTGAGAATTCCTGTACCAGGGTCACCAGTGTTTTGCGTCGAACCAGGTTGATTCTGAACGGTCGTCGCTGTAGCTCCACGAACAAGTGCTTGCATCGAGCAATGGAGAATTGCTGCCTGCTGAATTGAAGCGGGGAGAGCAGAGATGACAATTGGCTGAGATGCATTTCCATTGTGCGGATAGACAGTTCCTGGAGAAGCGAGTGTCGCAGTTCCAGGCCCAGATGTTTCACTCACTGCGGTGACAGCAACGAATTCAGTTGCGTTGCCGTCATAAATCCACATGCCTCGACCAGCGTCAGCAGACGTCATGCCAGTGCAGTCATCGACAAGTAACGACGTCGCTCCGATGTCAACCGAGTTGACGATACCAGCATGACTCCAACCGTTGACGTACGTGAGTTGAAGTCGAATGCCGCGACGCCCATTGAACCACGAAATGTAACCAGGAGTGATGTCAATTGCGGCAGAACCAGCCGCGGACTCGATTGAGATGCCACCAGAGATTGTCAGTCCCTCTTCTATGTACATTGCATTGAGAGGAATAGGCGACCAAGTCGGCCCAGCAGAGAGTGACGAAGTGTACTGCGCTCCGATGATTTGCGTGACTGGCCACCGCGAGACAAGTACTCGAACGAGACCGTTATTGTCGATTGTCACTCGATAGTTCGGAGCAAGAAATTCCTCAGTATCAATTGTCGACCTCAACGGTTGGTTGCAATAACCGTCAATCCACATCGATGCACGCCAACACATATTTGTTTGTTCTGCTAGTTGCGCATCAGGGTCCGAATCGAAATCAGGGATTGTGCTCCAGGAGATTCCAGTTGGAGCATTGATGAGAATCTCTGGAGTTACGTAAGGTGTGGCGATAAACCTATCCCTGTGCTCACTTGCTTCTTTCGCGTCTTCTCATCTCGTAAGCACCGTGGACAACGCCACTCTGCTTCTTCAGTCGACCATTTCAAATGCTTTTCACAACATGCAGCGTTGCAGGAACCGCAGTATCCTGTAACAAATCTGCCCGGCTTGGAACAAGCCGTGCACTTCTTACCCGGCTGCCCCACCTTGCGCGCCCTTGCCCCTAGCCGGACGTCCTGGTGAACGAACTGCCGCAGCAGCTTCGCGTGCTCGTGCTACAACTTCTTCTCGCGTGTACTGATTCATCTCGCGTTCCGCGTTTTCAGCATCGAGTCTTTCATCGTACGTGAGAGGAATTTGCCGTGGGTCACCGACCCAACCCATCTCGCGAAGTTTGGGTTCACAAACCGCGCAATCGACCTTCATGTGAGCTTCGTTCTTCGCCCTGACATGCGAATGGCCAGCGCCACCAACTGTCACTTCGTTTACGTCACTCTGTCCGTATACCGTCATTGTGTCTCCGTTGTCATTTTTCCGCCGCATTTAGGGCAGACCTTTTGCCATGACCAGCCAGTAAAAGGACATTTGGTGCAAATTGCGGTCCCTTCTTTAATGTGGCTGAAGCCAAGCGTTTGGCGAGTGATGACTCCTGCCGTCGCTAGAGACGACTTCATCGCTGCTCGTTCCTCTGCAGGACTGTCCAATACGACAGTACCGCTTCTCGTCGCGTCCAACTTTTTGCCGTTAGGAAGTTCGACTCCCATGCAACCCGGTGGGACAGTGATGGAACTCATAGTGCAATTATACAAAGGAAATGGCGCTGACTTTCGTCAGCGCCATTCCATTGTTTCCTAGGGGGTACTAGGAGTTCGTCCCCGTGGTACCAGCAACAGTCTGCTGAAGACCCTGAAGAACGCCGTTGTACTGCGGGGCGTAGTTGACGAGCGCTCCGTACATGTAGATGCTGTAACGGAACGACGCGTCAATCACCGGCCAGTTGATGGACAGGTAGTCCTGAACCATCACGTTCTCCCAGACGTTGGTCACATTCGACCAAGACATCGGGAGCGTGTAGGAGTTCAGGAACGCCGTGCCCTGAGTCAACCAGGGGTGAACGACGATGCGGACGATGCTGCGGGTGATGGGGTTCTGAATCTCAGAAACTGCGCCACCGGTCGTGATGCTACCGATGTCATTCTGAGTCAGGAACAAGCGGTAGTTCGTTGCTCCACCGGCTGCGATGACTTCCTCAGCCAGACGTGAGCTGTCCGAACCTTCCACGACCAATTCCGCTGGGTCCGCACGGAATCCACCAGTCGTCGACGAGTTACCAGTTCCCTTACCGTTCCACATCGCAGACAACGCGTTGAAGAGAACAGTGTGAGAAAGGGTCGCGCCAACGGACTTGTTGATGTACGAACCAGTGAAACCGGTTGGGTAAACGCTTGCGCCACCAGCCTTACCACCTGCGTGACCGTCAACAATCGAGAGCCAGCCCTCGTAGTCGTTGGCCGAAGAGGTGCCCGTGTCAGCAACGGGAGGGTTGGTTCCAGAAGTCGGAACTGCACCCTGAAGCGTAAACGTCGTGGCACCGACACCGGCGGCCATCAGCCAGAAGGCCGTGTTCGCGGGCTGCACTGAAGCAGCTTGACCGATGTAGATGTTGTAGTTGTACGCGCCGTTGACTGGAGCAATGGTAACGTCAACGACGTCACCATTGGCAGAGGCGACCAACGCAGCCGTACCGGTCACCGTGGTCTCACCAAAGTAGTTGAGAGCGGTGACAAGAACGAACAGGTCATTCGAACCGAGGCCGGAAAGCGCGACCTCACCCGAAGTTGCAGTTCGCTTGGCAAGCGTCGGTGTGGCAGGCGCCGTCAAAGCGGCGCTCGTACCCGACAGCAAGGTGTACTCCTCGCCGAGCATGAACTCCTGCAGCAACACCAAGTTGGCGAGTGCAGAGATGTCCTCGAAGCCCTGACCGGCAAACTGCGCGAGCCAAGACAGCGACTCACTCAGACCGAAGAACTTGTAAGGAATGTTCATGTCGACGGCTTGCTGAGCGCCAGCAGCCGGAAGGTTCAGCGGCCAGTTGCCGTTGATGCTTTGACCGTTCGGAATCTCAGAAATCGAGATACGTTGGGTCGCAACACCAGTCTGCGAACCGGAAACGCCGGTGACCAGCTTCGCACGGTGCGAAGTACCCTGACCAGCGACACGCGGAACCTTGTTGCGGAGAGGCGAGTACACCGGGTAGATGAGTCGCGACGGCGCAACGAGGTCGAACGGAACAAAGCCGGACGACAACGGACTCGACAACGTGATGTTCTTTCCAAGTTCGGAAGACAGCAAGGAGTTGAGTTCGCCGACGAGGGCGCTGTAGCCGGGGTTGGCACCTTCAGTGAGGAAAAGACCAAACTGAGAAGTGAACGCCGGGTTGATGCTCTTGCGGACCGATTCCGGGTTCGTGTACGACTTCTTGATAGAAGCGCGCAGCGAACGTTCAGCCTCGAAAGAACGCTTGAAGATTTCGCCATCGTCACGTAGTGGCTCATTGCCACCAATCTTGGCAAAACCAGCGCCCTTTACAAGGTCCGGCATACGGCCCGAAATCATGTCAGATGCGCCGGAGTACCGACCTGCATCTTCAATGGTCTCGTTGATAGTTGTTTCCAGAAACCTCCTGAGTTTCTTGTAGGGTCTAGCCGCTTACTGATGCAGGCGCGAGCGCCGCACGTTCGAGCAACTTGGACAGTTCGTTTTCAGCACGCAGACGAAGTTCTGCATTGCCTGACTTCTTGAGTTCCGTGAGGTACTCGATTTGGTCCTTGACGTCTGCATTCGCGACCTCGCGGAGTCTATCCGCCTCTGTGGCCACGGCTTGCTTTTCAATTGCTCGCTCGAATCCAACGCCACCCCTCATTGGGGCCTTGGCAGGGTCCGGTTCGCTACCGATTTTCTTGATGTCCGCCTGTACTTCACCGACAACCTTGTCGATGTCCTGGAACTTGTCACCAAGGTGCTTGACAACGATTCCTTCAATGATTGCATTGAGAGCATCGGTGTCGAGAAGAATTTCGCCTTCAGTCGTCGTGACGGCCTTGAGAACTGAAGGGTCTGGAGTGGCTTCGATGACATCATCGTCATCCTTGTCGTTCTCGAGTTCAGCGAGAAGCGCACGAGCCTTTTCAATCTTCCTGGCTCGCTTTTCAGCCTTCTTTTCCTTCTTCTCAGCCTTCGACAGTTCCGGCGTTGCGGCCGCGGCAACCGAGCGAATGCTTCCGTCAGTGTTCAGACTTTCGACTCCACCGCCAGAAAATCCAGCTCCCTGGTCGAGCGAGCAAATCGTCGGATACGCTGAAGCGATGTGGTCGTGAAGAGCAGTCGTCGCGTTGAGGACTGTGTCCGCTGTTGCAGCAGCGATTTGCTGTTGCGCAGTCTTCGTCGAGGACGGGTGACTTCCGCCATTCTCTGGCGAAGGAGATTCGCGACCGTCCGTAATCGGACCGCTCGTGAAGTCATCAGCATCGATGTCGCTGTTCGCGGCAGGAATTCGAGGCGAACCAGACGGCATCGCAGGAACTCGACCTGCGGAGAGATATGAACGCGTGAACTGTCCAGGTGTGATGCTGCCGGGAGTCGGATGCGCCGTCGGATACTCATCCGAGAATGCTTTGTTCACTGTCGCGTGCGCGTCAGCGATTTCCGAATCACCAACCGTGGTGAGCATCTGCGCAGCGCCGACAGCGCCAGCGAGTTCAGCCAACTGATGCGGGTCGCTCGAGTCGGCCAGCGTACTGAGCAACGTACGAATGACTGCCGGCTCGAGAAGTGCCTTGTAACCCATCTTCTCCACCGATGGGTGACTCGCAGCAATGACGGTGGGAGAATAGGCGTCACAAAGGACGTCGTGTGCCCGACGAAGCGCATACGCCACGCCGTCAACGGTCTTCTTGACGTCGTCATCAGAATCATCGTCGTCGTCTGAATCATCAGAATCGTCATCGCTGTCGTCGTCAGAATCGTCAGAATCGTCAGAATCATCAGAGTCGTCTGAATCATCCGAATCGTCGTCCGAATCATCAGAGTCATCCTTTTTCTTCTCGACTTCAGAACCGTCATCAGACTTTTCGACATCAGATTCAACAACTGCGCACTTCATGCACTTTGAACCGTCAGGCATGGTACCGCTTCCGCCACAGTCGGCGCAAGGAGCGGCCTTAGTCGCTTCAGGTTCGACAGTTTTGTTGACGCAATCGGGGCAATCCATGTTGCCGTCCTTGATCTTGCCACTGCCTCCGCAGGTTTTGCAGTCCGGGTCTCCAGCCTTTGTAACTTCTGCAGCGGTTCCACTGATTCTCTTGGCCATAAGCCCCTTCTCGTCTGTTTGGTACTGCACAATTGAACCGATTGCCGTCAACGTCTTTGCTATCTTATTTATCTCAGACTTCTTGCGTTTGATGATACTGAACGCAGAAACTGGATTCGCTGGAAAGTCCACAATTGAGACTTCCGAGAAGATGCCGTCGATGACTCGGCCGTTCTTTGCGATTTTGTCTCGAATGATTCGAGGTCGTGAAACGCCGACACTGAAAGCTTTGTACACACCAGTCTTGGTGAGGTGAACAGCACCGGGCTCAATGATGTGAGCCTCAAGGTAGACACCGTCAGGACGAGTGGCATCGATGAGAAGACCATTGCCAGCAGGCGGCAAGTCTGTCGAGTGCATTTGGCGAACGTTCTTCCAAGTGTTCTGCCAGAGAGTGAGACCCTTTTTCGAGAAGTCCAAGTCGATGATTTGGTCGTCGAGGTCAAGGTTGTCGCTGGTGCAAAGTCCACCAACGATGACAGTGCCATCGGACTGGACTTCCATTTTTGTGATGGGCACACCGAAGTAAACTTCTTCGGCGCCGGCTTCGACCGGTACATCAACTATATGAGCCAGAAATCTCCATGTCCGGGTACCTTAAGCATTGTGTACTTAGAAACTCATATTACTACATGGAACATTTCTTTTTTGCTACTCAGCGAAGAGTTCGCTTACTGGAGGTTGGCTGGACCCGACTAACTTCGCATCCGTGAACGTGTCAGTACGGCCGTCGGTCACGACATCGTCTAGCGTCATGCCAGGAAGCAAGTAGTTTTTGCCGTGAAACACAAAATCTGGTGTGTCACTACGACATGTGTTCACAACTGCCCAGAAAAATGATGCGGCAATAGAAGCAGGATTGTCGTACGACACTTCAAGAGAATCAATCGGTGGAAGTAACGCGATCGGACTAACCGACATTTTGAAATTGATGTCGTAGTTGACGAGACTTTCGATCTCTGGATCACTACATTTGAATTCGCCAAAGGTTGCCAACTCGCCAATAATTGGAGTTCTGTTGTCTTCAAATGAAACTGTTGCGGACCAACGAAGTTCGGTCATTGCGTTTTCTTCCTATCTCTTCCGCCAGCAAGAGCGACCATTCCGAGCATGAATGATTTGTAGTCGGGATCTTCTCTCGTTTGAACCTTATCCGCATAGAGGCCTTCCATGCCCATTGAACCTATTTCCCAGTTGCCTCTACCGCCGTAGTATCTGCCAGAATATGCAGATTTGAAAGTGTCAGGGTCACCCTTATCACGACCGCTTCCAACTGATTTGGTCTTGTACTCGTTTGGGCAACGATCTCGCCAGTACGCTTCTTCGAGAGTAGAAACATCTCTAGTTGATGTTTCAATTGCGTGCATCAATTCATGAACTGTCGTGCTCACTCGTGAGTCAAACGGCTCTTTAACATCACTTAGTGGTTTCCCAACTTTGAGTTCAATGTAACCACCGTTGTTGTAACTTCTACCTGTGCTGGAAGTTGTATTGACTCTCAGTGATTTGATGTTTTGCAACCAGTCAACAGGAAGCATCGTAGCCGCTCGTCCAACTAGTTCTTTACCGAAGTTTGCGTACTTTGCGTTTCCTACTTTGTCGTACGTCCACCTTCCAGCACTACTGTAAAGCACATTTGTCCCGAACGAGTTGATGTCTCCAAGCGGACGAAGTTGGCCGAGAACAGCAAATGTCACTGCCTGTCGAACTTGAGCGATCTGATCTTTGGTGCTTTGACCAGCTGTACTTGAAGCGATTTTTTCTTTTACAGCATAGTACGGCGCGTAAGCGTCTTTCACACGTTGAATTGTGTCTTCTGTGACTAGACCAAGTTTGATCTTGCCAGGCATCGGAGTACCGTCACGAAGCAAATTGTTGTACGCCATTCGAGCATCATACCCATTTGTGGCACGAAGACCGGCGTTAGCGCTCATACTAAGTGAAATGCCAAGATCTTTAAAACCTTGCTTATTTGCTTGATATAAGTCGTACATTGACACATGCCCGCCGCTAGGAAGCACAAGTTCCGACATGTAGGGATTATACATGTATCGTCCAGTGACTTCTTCCATTGCTGATCCAGATGCGGCCGTGTTTACAATTCGTGCATTGGTAACGTCTACTGCAGTTCCACCAAGTTGAATTGTTGACGTGCCGCCAGCAGAAAAATTATATGCAGTTGAAGTTTTTGCACTTTCATGCAATCCTGCCTTAAATGCGTCGATATCACTTTGCTTAATTTCGTATAGCGTATTGCCGGCACCATTACCAATACTTTGCGCGTGTTGTCCTACGCCTATATTCTCAAGCGCTTGACCAATTGCTGCTGTCGTTTTGGTAGCAAATCCGTTTTGATAATCTACAAGAAATCTAGCTTGTGCATCTCTGAATTCTGGAGTTGTTCGAGTACTCTGCAATTCATTTGACAATCGCATACGTTCAAGTTGATCTGCTTTTTCATCACCAGATGATTTGATGTCAAGACGACCGAGTTCACGATCAACAAGACTATCAATTGTCGAACTGATCTGCGCACCGAATTTCCGAGTTGATGTCATTGCATCTGCAGCACGATTCTTCATCTGCGCTTCTCGTTGCGATATATCACCACGCATCTGCGCAAGATTACGTGCTTTCAAGTCTTCGTTAACTCGAGTTTGCGCTTCTTTCATTTGCCCACGAAGTTCTTTCGTGTCTTCTTTTGTAATGCTAACTCTCGGTCCGGTTTCTTCCTTTGGTGGCGGAGTGGCAATTCCAGATCCACGAGAGATGAGTGCCACCGTCTTGCGGCCAGAGATGTCAAACTTGACTTGCTTGCCAGTCGCATCAGTGGCTGTGATACGAGTGTACTGATTATTCCGTGGTTGCGGCTCGGTTGAAACGACCGTAACGACTCCAAGTCGTGCATGCTCAAATGTGTCACCAGCAACTAACTGTGGAACTGGCCGCAATTCCGGCGGACCGCTGTCTCCACCGCTTGTCCAACGACCGTGATAATCTCGTTCTTCGTCATCGTCATACTTGAGAAGTTTCTTCGGAGCATGCAGTTCTTCTGGTTGCTCAGCCAATTCCGAGTCGGGGTCAAAGTCGTCAGGAAACCACTCACCTCGAGAGTTCCGTTCCTCATCTTCAGAGTATTTGACAACTCGAGGTGTCCATCCGAATCGAATGATATTAGGCAACCAGACATCAGAGCGGAGTTGAATTGCTTCCACTACTGAATCTCCAGGATAACCTCATTGTCTGTGATGTCAGTGACGAGCATCTCTTGACCTGGTGTGAATTCGTTTGACAAAGCGTTCTTGACTACAGCGACTACCGTTGCATTGGGTCGCGTTGTCGAGAAGACAATGACATCGTCATCGTAAACCAAATCACCAATTTGAAGTGTCGTGAGCATCGACGGGTCGAGTGCTTTGTACAACTTCTGTGCATCTTCATGCTGCATAGCAACGGCATACTGACCCAGATGGTCATTTCCGGCCCCAACGTACGCTGCCGCAGTATGAATACCCATCTCTCGAAGAGCATTGACCCTGTGGTTACCGTCGACTACCTCATTGCCTTGGAGGGTCTTCACAATCACGAGTGGTTTGATTCCACCGCCGTTGCCAATCTTGTCCTTGATGGCAGCGACTTTCTCGTCATTCGTTTCGAGTGTTGGCCGCGCGAGAACAAGGCTACTCACGTCGACTTCAGGATCGTACGTCCATGTTGCATCCTTCACCCAAGCAATCGAATCTTTCGTGTATTGTTTGGCGAGGTAGCCGTAGACCAAGTCCTCAATGTCAGATGCCTTCAGAAGACTTGGCACTTCAGCCGCTGCCAGGTTACCACCAGGCGCGAATCGCGTACCCGGAGTGCCGAACTGAGCATCACGAGCGGCCATACGGTCCGCGGCGCCTGGACTGATGTCAGCGACAGAAGCGATGTCGGCATTGCGAGCATCAATTGACCGCTGGTCATCTGACGCTTCTTGCGCTTGTCGTTCTGGGTAGAACTGGTTAGAGATGTCACTGAACGGATTGTCTGCAGTGATTGTCCCTGCAGCATCGCCATACTCGAGAGTGCAACGACAATTCGCTGCTCCATCGCAGAATTCTCCGAATCCACCATCTCCGGGCCAGCAAGGTAGACTGTCCAGTGTGTAGACTTGACCGTCGCGGTCTGCGCAAAGTTCACACGGGTCTTCGTTGTTGACGTGCCAAGTGATTCCGTATGCTGGCGGAACAGTTCCGTCATCTGTCGGAGGAACGTCGCTGCTGTTGCCAAGTTGTCCAGCGCCAATCGCGTCGTCAACCAGCATCCCGCCTGCGACTAGCGCAGCGAGAGCAGACAGCGCGAACATCCCATTACCGCTGTCATTGGGCGTCGCATCAGCAGAGTACAAGTCGTTAAGAGCGCCGTAGTCTCCCATATCACTCGGGTCATACGGGCCGACATTCGGATTCGGACCACGAAGTGGACTGGAAAGTACCGTCAATCCGTATCCCTGCTCGTAAGCTGGGACGAGAGAACTCGCGTAGAGATTGATGCGGTTGTTCAACTGCGCTTGAGTCGTTCCACCCTTGATGTCTTGAGCAAGACCAGTCAAGTACCCTCGCTGCTTCTCAGCCCGTTGCTCAGCGAGGAATCGGAAGTCATTCGGTCCGATGGGGTTGATGCCGTTGTACGAAGTAACAGCGTCTTGCGCCGCAGCGTTGAATGCAGCGTGGTATCCCTGCTGCAGAACTTGAGTACCACCGTCAATGAATCCAAGCATCCCAACGTCAGGATTGTCGATTTGAGCCGCAAGGTCAGCAAGTCCGGTAGAGACATTCGAAGCGATACCCTCAATCGTGTCAGCCCGACGTTGAACTCGCTGTTCGCTCTTGACGAGGACACGACCAGCAGAAATCGCCTTCTCAACACTTGCCGTCATGTTGTAGACAATGCGAACTTTTTCGACCACATCTTCAGAGAGGAACATCGAGTTCCAATTGTCAATCGGCCTCCGCTTCTTTAGCGCACGTCGCAGACCATCAAGTTCATTCAGCGAAGCGATTTCAAGAGCTTTCGACTGCTTCCTAGGCTTTTTCTTGCTTCCAGCAGTGAGCGGTGTACTTGAACCCGCAGCGGGCGCGGAGACCGAAGGTGCCTTCGCGCCACTTGCTGCTGGCCGTCCACCCGCACCTGGCGTTCCTGCTGAGGCGGGGGAGGATGCTGGGCCGATGACCGTCGGAGCAGAATTGGCGCCTGACGGAAGTTGCGCAGGAAGTGGAGTACTCGCGGTTAAAGGAGTTCCGCCGTTCGCTGCAGCGTCCGCAACTGGAGCACCGAGTTGAGCGTCCGCGGCAGCTGGAGCAATGAGACCGAGACTCGTGAGTCCAGTCGCTGTGGCAAAGACCGGATCACTTGTGAGTGGAAGTCCCCATGGCGGCATTCCGAGCTGCGCTCGAGCTTCATCAATTGAAAGAACACCAGTTCCAATGAGGATCTCCATGTTGCTAGCTTGCGTTTCTTCATCGGCTGTCTCTTCCAAACCGACCCAAACCCATTGCATGTCATCTTGTCCACAAATGTCTTGAAGAATATGATTGAAAATCGCATTTTCAAGCCATTGAAGCATCGGTTTCAACGACGTTCGTCGGTTGATGTCAGAACTTTCTTTCGCCATTGCGCCAGCTGCACTCGATGCTTCCGATGCAGATTTGCCGCCGCCAGACATTCCAATTTCACCCGGCATCACGTTGTACGCCATTGCAACCATCTGTACGACCGTGTAGTCAAATTCATCAGTAAGAGAAAGCGGCTTTTGTGGTTTTGTGTCAGAACCACGAGGAAGAACGATAATCTTATGCTTCCAGGCTTGGTCACCAGCAATAGCGTTCAAAGTGTCTTGCAACTGACGAATCTGTTGCGGAGTACTGATGTCATCACCCGGGATGACGAATTGGCCAGGGATTGAACCTTCGCTGAAGAAGTCCAACTGGAATTGCTGGCGCCGAAGACCAGTCATCACTGGAACGATTGCGCGTTCAATGCCAGGAAATCCGTACGGAGTCCACGTCCGTCGAGTGTATGGAAGATAGAGAATCTGGTCGGCGTCATATTCCTCTACTGGGTCATCCATCTGGTCGATGTCTGACTCCAGGATGATGTCCATGAGGTCCACTCGCGGAATGCCGTAGAGATATTGCTGATACGCGACTTGCGGCGGCCGAGGAGTGCCGCCGCGGATGTCGAGCATCGGACGAATCGTCGTACCGTCAAGTACTTCAATCGCTGCCAGGTTCGAACCGAATAGACCCTTGTTACGGAGACGTGGCGGATGCAAGTAGAGCGTCAGTGCATCGACAACGAAAACGTCTTCAAGAAGCGCCGACATCCAGCCAGAGAAGTCGTGGTAGTTTGGGTCAGGTCGCTTGAAGAACTGAAGCGCTTCGTCTCGACGGTCCTGGAAGTCTTGATGCTTGTCTGGGTCATCTCGCATGTCTCTCGATGCACCGTCCGTTGGTATGATGTCCCAGTCAAGACCGAGAATCTCTTCCTTGCGGACTTGGATGCAAGCGCGAACCACAGAGTACATGTCCGCATACGCGCGAAGGTTCGCGAACGAGACGAGCTTGAGACCTTCACTACCTGGTTGACCAGTCGGCATATTCCAGGCGATGGGATACTGCATCCGCCTTGGTTCAGGGCGGTCTGCTCCGTCTTGCGGAGCATCAATGCCCATTGGCACTGGAGGCGCCAATGGACCGAATGCTCCAGATGCGAAGACATCCCATGCGCGTGGAAGTGCTTTGCCGTAGGAAATTCCGAAGTTCCACTCGTTGTACTGTTGCATCACACTTCCAGCACCGTAGTTCATTGGCGCTGGGCCGTTTGCTCCTACGCCGCCGCTTTGCGCAGCAGCACGTTGAGCATTAGCTCGTGTCTTCAGACCTCGTACAAGCGAATCGGCCAGAAACTCCTAGTTATTCAGCGTCGGGCTTGGAACCCTTTGACTTCTTCTTGCCGTCGTCCTCTTCGGCTTCAGCTTCAGTTTCAGGCTCGGGTCCGTCGACCGCGGGCTCGTCAGCATTGCTATCGGCCTCTGGGTCACTTTCCGCTTCTGGTGGGTCAGGGACCTTGGTCTCTTCCTCGAATGCTTCGACTTCGTCAATCGTGGGCGGATTCTCTTCGAGTTCCGCGTTGACGAGGTCAAGCGCATCGCGAACGGCCGGAAGTACCTGATAGGGCGGGTAGTCACCGTTCAACTTGTTCACAGCATTTTCCAATGCTGCCTTTACTTTGAGCAAATTACTCACTTATCTCCTCTTTCTTTACTCTGTCATCTTCAGGCCACAAAATATTTGTGGCATCCCACTGACCATCCTCAAAGAATTCCACTTCAACAAGTTGATTTTTATCAAAAATCATCCGTTTTACTCGTGGGCATGCGCGAAGATGAACACCACCGCAATGACTGCATTGTTGTTTGGCGAACTCTTCCCATGTGAGCGATTCTATAACTGTTTCTTCGTTAGTTTTGCTTGCTTCACGTCGTATGAGTTTGCTCATTGTTTACGCCGTGCTTCACTAATTTTTTGCCGAGTTGAAATTGATACTACATGACCCATACGACTTTCGCTTATCTTTTTTCTCACGTCGTCAGTAACTATTTTTCCTGCATGTATATCACCAATTTTTTGTCGAGTAATAACAGATACTTCATGTCCTTTAAGACTTTTGCTTATCTTCATTCGAGTTTCAATAGACAAAACAGTACCTCTGCGACTTTTACTTATTTTCTGTCGTCGTTCTTCAGAAAGATGAGTACCTGGTAAAGTAGACGGCCATGACGCCTTTGGTGCTTTTTTATTTAAGCATTTTCGTACGTCAATTGCTTGAAATATTTCAAACCAGTGCTGTTCACGATCAATAACATCATCTAAACCAGTTTCTAAAATTCTAAATGTAAATTGAACATCTAATATATTCTTAAATCCATCAGCGCCTTTACCTGCGATATGTTTTTGAAATCGTTTTTCTGCAGATGAATTTCCTGAAGCGCTACCAACGTACCAGTATTCATCATTTTCAACTACGTAGATTTCATAGTGAGCGATGGTCATCAATAGTCAATCTTCGCGTTGCAATGCGGGCATGCGGTGCGACCTTCCTCCACAAACGAACGTTTGCAGCTTACACATTCAAGAACACCGTACGCGGCGTTCCAATCGAGAAAGACTGGAGCGCCAAATGAAAGCACGAGAGAGTCAGCACGGTCTGGCGAGTCTAAACCACGCTTTTTCATCTCATCTTTACTTTCACAGAGAATTCGACCACGTGAATCGACTTTGAACTGAAGACTCGCTAACTCAGAGAGCAAGTCTTCGTCTTCCTCATCAATGTCGAGTTCGCCACGCTCAAGAACTTCGCGAAGGTTCCAGTACCATTCAGCGCGAGCGTTAGCGAATGTGACGTAATCATGGGGTCGAGCAGACGCAATCATCGCAAAGACGTTTTCTCCGTCTTCACTCAACCGGTCGTAGACTCCACCGCCGACTCCGACTGTGTCAATAGCCGTCAGTTCAGCCTTGTACGTCTTGATATAGCGACGAACGAGACCGGCTGTTTCCATTGTGTCATTTCCAATTGCGCTGTGGATGATACGAGCCCATCCACCTCGACGAATAGAAATGACTGTGCGGTCACTGCCGAATCGAGCAACGTCTACACCAATAGTCGCATGTTCGATTTCTTCTTCAGTCGGTTCAATCGTCCGCCGTGCAGCGTCAAACAGTTGATTAAGAGGAAGAAGCGCAGTTGCGCTCTGTTGAGGAAACTCTCCGAGAACCTTTGATTGCCAGAACGGATGATTCTTTCCCCACTTCTTCTCTTTTTCTGCTACCCACGTCTTCGAAATGAGAAGTTCGCTGACTTCTTTAGAAACGGGTTCACCAGTAAAATTGGGAGAATCATACGCACTGATTTTGATTTTGTTCCAGTCAGTGTTTGTCTGACAGACTTTCGCAAACTCCGTCGTTGGGTCGTCAGGGTTTCCGATGGCGAGAATGCGGGATGCTTCGTTAGGAATCAATGTGTCGGCAGCATCCCAAAGCGATTCAGGGACACCACATGCCTCATCTAGGACAACCAGTACGTACCGTGCATGGATACCTTGGAATGCTGTCGGAGAATAGTCGCTAGGCTTCCGACCGAAGCCAACGAGTTCTTTTCCAATCTTCCATTCTGTCTCGTTCATTGTACCGATGAGATTGCCTTTTGCATGAGCCTTGCCAACTTCTCGCCAGAGAATAGCACGGACTTGCTGGAATGTCGGAGCGGACGTGACGACGAAGGCTTCCCCTGGTGGATGAGATGAAATCCACCAGCAGATGATTCTAGAAGCAATGAAACTCTTTCCGACGTCATGGCAACTCTTCACTGCTGTACGACGATTATCGCGAACGGAAATTGCGATCTCTTGTTGTTTACTCCATGGCTGTTCATTGAGAACTTCCTTAATCCACACGACAGGGTCAGCCGCAATCTCTCGTTGCTTCTGGTCAAACTCCATCCTGTCAGCAGCAAGGTCAAAGGCTGAAACCCTGTTGAGACCAGACGGTGCGAATGCATTCTTAACGATTAAGGGCCCTCAGCTCTTTCACCGCTGCAGCTTCGGCTTTTGCTCTCTGCTCGTCAGAGAGTTCTGCTGAGAGAAGAACACGACGGATGACTTCGAGGAGCATTGCGGCCTTCGCCTCTTCAATCTTCGTCAATCGCTCGTCGATGTCAAGTCGCGACCATTCGATGAGCAGTTTGCCGACGCGGTCTAGACTTCGCTCGTAGAGAGCTACCTCTGCTCGAAGTTGCTCGCCGCTTCGTCCCTCGTATCGATAATCACCATGAAGTCGAGCGACTTGGTCCGCGCAGAAGTCTTTGTAAAGAATGACTTCACTGACAAGAAGAGATAGTTCCTCGAGAGGGTTTGTGACCTTTCGACCAGTAATTTCCTCGAAAGTGAGTTCACCCAAATCTTTCTTGCGAACGAGAGCAATCTCAGCGACCGTCGCGTTCGCAAGATGCTTGTGGCAGAAAAGGTAGCCAGGGACAGCCCTTGTCGCGCATCGATGACCTTTGCCGCGACCAATGATTTTTTGACACTTATCATCTACGATTTCTGCGTCAATGATTTCGAGGTCGTTGTCAATTACCATCGAAGACTCCGGTTAGACAGCGACTGGTTGTTCAGAAACCACTTCTACTTCGACGCGAGCGCCGAGTACCCTGGAGATTCGCTCCAGGTTGCGCCACGTCGGTACGTGAGTTCCCTTCTCAATTCGACTGATGACAGGTTGCCGTGTCTGGACAAGTTGAGCCAGTTCACTCTGTGAAAGATGCTTCGCAAGACGAAGTTCTCGAATCTGCTCGCCGACAGTCATTACCGACTGTTTAAACTCTTGTGAATCTCGGTCCGATGCCAATTTGAATTCTTTCGTAGACGATGTTATAGACATCATAACACATCTTTGCACAAATGTACCGTCACGAGAACAGTGCTAAAGATTAGTTGTAGACCTTCTGGTCTTTGTACAGGTACACTGCAAATGAATAGAGCGCTTCGTGTTCGACGCCGCTCTTCAAGACAAGCGCCTCTCGAGCTTCAGGACGGACGTACTTGTGCCCGAACTCTTGAGCCGCCTGCTGCATCAAGATACACGTCTCTTCGCTGGGGTCTCCACTGAACCGGTATGCCCACTGCGAAGGACCGTCCTCCCACAAGACTTCCCACCGGTCTTCACTTTCGTTGAACCGAAGAGTAGGCTCGGTGTACATTCGTTCCGCGCCTATGATGTCCCGAAGGTCTGCAGGAACTTTAGGGTTGAAGTAGTTGTTGATGTCTTTGAGCGCCTGTTGCGCTTGCTTCTCAGTCACTTTCATTCTTGAAACATCTCCTTTCCGTATCGGTCTTGCCACTCTTCAGGACGCCGGTTTGTGAAATACTTCACTATATCCTCGAAGTATGAAGGACCAGACTTGGCCATCTGCTCACGAGTGCCAGACTCGACCACGTCATGATAGTGACGACCGTAGGTGCTGTTGCAAAACTCGAATAGAAGTTCCTTGGTCCACTTGTGCTCGTTGGCGTAGTCCAAAAGGACCTTGTCGCCGTACGCTTCCATCAACGGACGAACGCCGCAATAATGTTGCCGTCCGCCAAGATAGCCGAAACCGCCCCACTTCTTGTTGCGATACCCGGCGTTGATGTCCATTACCGTCAACTTTTCCATTACGCCTCCTCTAGCGTTTCAAAACCGACAGGCGCGCATTTATAACGGACGCCATCAACAACTAGAACGTCACCGACGCTCATCGACCGACGACCCTGCTTGCGAAACTTCTCGACATGTGAACGATACTGCGCTGCGCAAAACATTTCATCAGGATACGAGTTGAAGATTGCAAACGCAGTTTCGCAGGCGACAAAACCTTCGCCTTCAACTTCGAGGTCATAGACCTCGACCATTGTACCGTCGCGCTCCGCGAACTGGACTTGAACTGATGACGTCATTACTGGGACCCTCATCTTTTCTCCTTGGTTAAGTGCCACGTATAAATTATATCACATTTATGCATACTTATAACACAATTGTGTTAAAACTTTGAAAAGTTTTCTAATGAGAGAAAGGGATTTGCGGAGTCACCGAAAAGCAACAAACGGTGCACTCCGCAAATCCCTTGAGGAACTTTCTAGACGGGCAATCTAGATGAGAAAATGTTCCTCACTTGCTCTTGGCGATGAGCAAGACTTACGACTTCTTTGGACTCTTCCTTGCGGCAGGTGTTGGAGTAGGCGCCGGAGGAGTTGAAGATGCAGGCGGCTGAGGCAAAACACCGAGAAGCCAACCAAACTTCGGAAACTTTTTCTCGAGCCACGTGACCGCGTTGTAGTACAAAATGGATGCGGTCGGAATCATCGCTGCTAGCCATCCAGCATGAATCGTCGCTCCCTTTGCGATGAACCACGAAGCAACTGCGCCGACAGCGACAGAGACAGCGTGCCGAATGGCAGCGCGAACCTTCGCTGAGATTGTGATTTTTACCATGTTCTTCTTTCTGTTAGGTATGACCAAATCATACTCCATGTCGTCCTCATGAATTATTGCTGCAATCCATGCCATTATTCGTCATGCTCATGATACGGCCAGTCATAATTGCACGACTTGCAGACGATGCCGAGCGCAGTCTTCACGAGATTCGTGCTGCCGCAAATCGGACATCGTTCTTCTTTGTCGTTCATTGTCATTGTCATTAGAAGTTACCTTCAGCAACTTGGAGACAAGTGATTCCCATGTCTCTCCACATCTTCACGACTTGATTGCGATCGTCGATTGCGCAAACAATATCGTATTTTGGCACAAGATCTCGGTCATGAATCTCACGTTTGACGATCGTGTCTTGACGATGATCGCCGTCAGGTCTCATGAACAATTCACAATGCCGAGTCCACGAACCCATGTGCGTCTCGAGCCAGTCTTCAGTGATTTCACGACAGTGTTCCATTCGTCCTGAAACGAAAACGATCCAGTACCCTTGCGAAAGAATGTGCACGAGATCAATGATTGTCTGATTCGGCCGATCGCCGCCGACTTTCTCATACTCGTGGTGCCCTCGTTCATTGCCATGAGTTGCCACGGTCCCGTCGATGTCACAAATAATCGCTCGTTTCGTCATTCTTCCGTCGTTTCCTCTAACTAGCTGAGTAAAGCTCCCATGACTTTCGCCATGTCTCGCGTGGCAACGACTCGGACGTCCGCGCCATACGGCGCCGTCTTCGCCAACTTCTCTGCCATGCCTTTGGTCATTTTAACGTCAGATGATGCGATCTGACCGTCAACGATAACCATGTACCTCTTCTGCTTCTTGAATCTCTTCAACATAAATCCCTGCCCTTGCTTGAAGTACTTCTGTAGAGAATTTCCCTACGATGACATTATATCATCTTTATGCACAATCTAACCAGTTTTCACTAGTCTGTGCACTGCCGACGGCGACAGTCTTTCACCGTTGCCGTTCGTGATTCCTTCACTCTTGAGCCGCAACGAGATGTCATGAAGTGACAGTCCAAAGCCCTTAAGTTCCCTCGCGCGATCATTAACGGCCTTTGGATGCAACCGAGGACGACCGAGTGTCTTACCGTTCGCCTTCGCTTGCGCAAGAGCTTCAACGATTCGCTCCTGGATTCGTGACCGTTCCCACTGCGCGATGCTCGCCATGATGCCGAGAACGAGTGCGCCTTCTGGAGTCGACGTGTCGACGCCAAGATCAAGAGCGATGAATGCCCAACCTTGCTTCTTCGCTTGTTCAAGAAGATGAGCAATGTCATTGAGCGACCTCGCTACACGGTCAAGTTTAGAAACGATGAGTGCGTCAGCATCTCCATTCGCCAACTGTTCTAGAGCGGCAGAGAGGCCGGGTCGCCGTCGAGGAGCAACGCTACCTGACATCTGGTCTTGCATGATGACGATGTCGAAACCTCGATACTCAGCTTCTTGTCGAAGTCTCTTCTCTTGGACTTCTAACGACAGGTCTTGCCTATTCGTGCTCGTCCGCAGGTACCCAATGACCTTCACCCTCAACGTCCTCTCCATAAAATCTAGTTTTCTTCCCGTAGTACGGCCACGCTCCCACACATCCATTATGCACATGAAGAAGTTTCAGAAGCCAGTGGATACGCGGCCAATTGCAGCAACCCCAATACAGTCGGTTGCATCGATGCCCACCTCGATGATGTCGTTTCCGATTGCAACCGTGAGTTCCCCAGTAAACGCGACATGAATCGTTTGCTGGTATCATTTCATGCTCACTCACCGACTGTGTGCAATTCTAGTTTGAAAAAGACTTGCAAATCATGACTGATGTTGATGACGTTCGTCGTGAAGAAGTGGTCGCTAAACGGCATGTTCTCGAGCCATATGACGTTGCTTGGAACTTGCGCTTTGCCAAGGTCAGCCGTCGAATGAACGCTGTGCACGTCATTCTCCCATGTCGCACCTTCAAAATCTTCTCGATGGCAGCGACTGAGTACCCACACATCAGTCATGCATGCTTCTTTCCTTCAGGCGCATCAGAAACGTAAATGCTCACATCCAATTCGCTGAGAACAAAAAAATCACTTCTGTAGTCGTTGACAACTTTCTTCACGTCCTCAGCCGTCCAATTCTTTGGCGCATCTCCGTCAGGCCAAATATCTTTTTCGTCAAACGTGTAACAACCTTCAATGTCAATAGTTACTTTGGCCCGGGGCTCCGCTATGTCTTCAGGGGCTGAGTCTGGGGACACCGAAGGCCCCGGGTCAAAGATTTGTTGAACGATGTCAGTCATCAGTCCCAGCCAGCTTCTTTGCTAGCAGTGACATAGACATCGCGTGGAAGCGCGTGGAGCGCGTCGATGATTTTTGTGAGAACTCGTCGTTGTACTTCATCTCGCGGCGATTCGAGAAAACGATTCCATCGCATCAACTGCACTGGAGTTGCGTAGTCGACGTCGTCAGACGACGGCCAATTGGTTCGACGTTCACGCGGTAGCGACCGGTCTGGATCTGGTACCATCACGCCGCCGTAGCCATCATCATTGCTGGCGTGAGTCGAATCTCTTCAACTCGTTGCTTGAGCCAGTCGATTGCAGTGAATGGGGTGACTGCCTTTTTTGTTTTATCTCCGAGTTTCTTCATTGGACCGCCGGGAGCTGCAGGATTTATCTCAAAAATTTCGTCGCTCACTGTAAATATCATGCCAGTAGGAGCAGTCCATTGTACCTGTTGCGGCATCTGAATTGCGTACGAATTACCTGTTGTGTAGATGTAATCACTTGACGTTCCGCTGCTTGCATAAGCACCGCTAGGTATGCAACCGCCGTTCCATTCAGTCATTTCAAGTTCCTTTCGAATGTCGTTTGATGTTTTCATGCCGGACGCGATAGAAGCTATTGCCGCTGCCCAAATATCGCGTCCGATATTTACAAGCAACTTTAGTCCGTTGCCTTGCCTTGCCGACGAGTACGTGAGGTACTCTCCGTGATTTGCCGGTCAACAGTGACCGTTGGGAGACGATTGAGCACTGAATCGCAGAACTCACGAAGCATCTTCTCGGTCTTCTCGAATCGCTCGTTATTGAACTTGAGGTTCTTGTCGAACACATCTCGTTCAGTCGCAAGGTTGCCTTCACGGATGGCGACCTCAGTCTCACGCTTCGCCTGGTCAATCTCGAACTCTTGACGCTTCTTCTCAAGGCCGATGTAATGCTCGAGTTCTCGCTTCTCGCGCTCGTGCTTCTCGACTTGGCGGTCGCGCTCAATTTTGTCGAGTTCAATCTTCTTTCGAAGCTCCGTCTGTTGCGATTCGAGAGCGGCAATCTGCTCTTGAAGGCCGACCTTCTCTTCAGCCGTTTCCGCCCGTTTGGTCATATCCTTCAAGTCCTTGCGCAGACCCTTGATTTCCAACAGGAGTTCATCCTGTTCTGGCGTTGGTTTCCTCATCTTTTATCCTTTGTCTTGATATGGCAAACTATAACATATAGTTGCTATTGGTTTCACTACTTACTTCGACTTTACGCGACCTCTTGAACGTCATCTTCGAACAGCAAATCGAGGTCGATGACGTATTCGCTTTCACCTCGATCGTCGAACTTAGCGAGAACGACTTCGCGACCAACAGTGATTTCGTACACGTGACCAACGAACTCGTCATGATCCAGACGGTGAGCGAACCAGATCGCTTCTTCCTTGTCGCTCGTCCAGGACATACCTTCTGAGTAATCAGGAAGGGCGCCGCGCCAGAGAGAGTGAGAACCTCAGGAAGTTCAGTGTGCGGAAGAACAACACCGTCATCAGTCAAGAAATCGTCATCGCTCAATGCCATGCCAAAGATAACTCGCCAGATGTCCTTGTCGAAGATTCGTGCCAGCCATTCAGCCATCGTCCACGCGTCAGCGAGTCCCTTAGCCACTTCGCTTGGCATGAGTGAACCAGTAGAGCGTGCTTCAGCGAGAATTGCTGGCATGTCATTGCGACCGGCACGTTCAGAAAGTTTTGCCCAGGTGTTCATCAATTTCACTGGTCCTGAACCGAATGCCAGATGGTCAATGTACTCGAGGTCAAGGTTGAGATTCGGCATCATCGAACGTCAACTCCTCTACCTGGTCCTCGTAGCCGTGAGCCATAAGCACCATGACCACATCATCTTTCTGCCCTGAAAGTTTGAGAACAGGCCAACCACCCCCCGGCCCAATCGGGTCGGTCATCACGACAGCGACGTCGAGACTCTTCACTTCCTCGAAAAATTTCTTGAGTTCGCTCATCATGTCCGGATATTGCATCGGCGCAACAGCAAAATCAATCTCCACTTCAACAGTCTCAGCCACTTTTGTCCTTTGTCCTAGTTACAATGTCACGTTGACATTATAACATCTTTATGCGTGCAACCTAACCATCTTTTCGAGAAACTTGAATGCGAGACATTCCTTTTGGCAAGTCAACGACTTGACATTTGAGGAACGGATACCGTGTCGCCATGACTTGCTGAACAGAATGGACACTTGAGGTCTTCTTGTTGCAGCGGAAAATGTCAATGTCCCTGCTCTCAAGACGAGCAGCAACTTTCACCCAGATGACGTAGGTACCATCATCCACATCTTCAATGATTTTGCCGTCGTCCTCAGAAATTTGAGACGTGGTGTGAAGAGCGTCCTTACTCGGTGGAAAAACTACTGGCACGTCTGCAGCATTTCTAAGCGGAATTGATGCTGGTTCGTCTGGCGGTTCATGTCCTTCCGGAGGCAAGACCGCTACTTCTGTTGCCGACTGTGTCGCCTTCTCAACCTTCTTCGGTTTCAATGACCGGTCAACTTCGTTGTCGATGAGACCCGACATCATCGCTGACAGAATTGTAATGAGTCTGTCTGCCTCGACTTGCGTGAGCGGAAAGTTTCCCGAGACGAAAACATCTTCGTTTGGAGAAATTGGAATGACGTAGCATTTGCCTTCGTCAACATCTTCTGTCTTTGCCACTACCACTCCACTCCTTTGAAGTAAGCGCGCATCGTCTCTCTGACGAGGTCCTCAATCTTTGGTGCGATTGCGTCGGCGACTGCCTCTGCAAGTTCTTGTAAGGTCATCTCTTGCGTTGACCTTCTAGTTACTACCATTTGTAACCGTACCACGGAAGGGTCCTCAATGAGAACTGGCTCAGGGGCAACTACAACTTTTTCCTTGTGCTGCCGTTTCGGTCCGCCACGGAGTTCGATGTACTCTTCCGACACAGAAAATGCTTCGACGTCCGACCGAAGAAAGTAGTGACCTCTGTGGTGACCATTGGGATTGCGCGTTTCCTGCAGAAATCCAGCGTCTCGCCACTCAATGATTGTGGCAAACTTGTCGCCGAGAAACTTCACAACTTCACCCATGTTCATGAACTTCAAAGACTCTTGCACTGTCAACTCAAGCGCATGAGCTTCGTCTGCAGCTTTTTGCGCCGCGATTGTCTCGTTTGGTAGCGCCTTGTCCTTCGGCGGCACGTAGAGACGGACGATGTCGTCGCTCAGATTCAGTCCGTGTCGCTTCAATTCTGCCAGAAGATTCATGTCTGACCGTCTATCGCTCGGTGTACCAGCACCATAGACTGCTTGCCCAGTCGGCGAAACGAGTTTGAGATGTCCTTTTCGAGAGACGTCCCAAATCCATTCTTGCTCATCGAGCGCTTTCGCGACCGCGGGCATCTTTTTTCTAAGTCGTTGTTCCGGCTTGCTCATGTCCTATGTCCTTGTTTGCTTTTTTCACTTCATCAACTTCTGAGGTAGTGACCAGTAGTCACGAGTGCAATAGTCATATCGTGGATGTCGTTTGTGCCCGAACAACCGGCAGAGGAGAGGTTTTCTCTTACTTCCCCACATCTGATTTTGAACGAACGTCAGATTGCTGGGCCGGCGTTCCGTCCCACGAAAAGCGTTCCGTGGAGAAGCGAATCTAGCCATTTGAGGAACTCCTCGACTTCGTGCTCTTCGCATTTGTAACAGATGTCCTTGCTGTTGAGATTTCTGCCATGGATGCAATAAAGTGCTGGCATGTACTCATTTCTTCCAGTGCCTTTGGGCCTCAACATCATAGTAACCTATGATGCAGACCCCAATCGCAAGAGCGCCTCCCAAACCGAGAACCGCGATCTCTATTGCCTTTTCCACCCAGTGAAGAATCATTCAGCCCGTCCTTTGTCATTACCGCATACGTACATTATAACATATTTATGCATCACCATGACTACGTTGTGCGAATCATAAGCGGTAAAATGCTACCGACTTCCTGAAGTTGCCTTGCATGTTTTGGGCAAAATAAAACTCCATGAAATTCCTCAGTTGCTCGATGAAAGCAATGAATTTGAGTAGTCATTTTATTGTATGGATGTCCATTTGCAATTCTCAATCCACATTTCAAAAATACCTACTCTTTAAACGGATCCCATGTCTCAATTTTGCCATCCACTTGACGCACGAAAATGATTGTCATGAACTTGTCGCCACCAACAGTCTCGCCAGTCTCTTCGCTTTGCTGCAAGTGAAAGACAACATCGTCTCGCTTGCCAACTTCCAAAACAACGAAATCGTTGTCCTCTGAAAGAACTCGTGAAACTCTCAAATCACCGTAATTTGCCATGACTCCTCATCCACTTATTGTACGCTTCTTCTCCAACGAAATAATGCACTTTGCTATTCGGACGTAGTCTACCAGCATAAATCGACTTGTCGGGATGCTGCCGATGAAGTTCCCACATCCGAAACTGATGCCAGTACTCTTTGACGCCTCGCCAAGCGCAGTAGCTCCACACGGCCCCGAAGATGCTCACAGAAACTTGCCAAACGAAGTGCATCAGTCAGCCTCCAGAATGTCAGTGATTGCACTCCTTGGTTTGATGAGACCTCGACCGTCAACTCGTGTCGTCCGTTTTGGCGCAGTGTCAATCGTCTTATCAACGAATTTGTGCGGAGTGGCATCAACATGCTCCCACAAGTCAAGCGAATTGAAGACAGTGCGCGGAGCGGGACGTACATGCTGTTCATTCAAGTATCGCTCCATAGCTATCTCGAACATCGGCCGAGTAATCGTGAGAGCTGTAGTAAATGCATATCTCACAACACGATTGTGATTGAACGCCGCAAAGACAGAATCATCGTACACTTCAGAATTGTCTTCCTCAGTCATCGCCACCAATCGTGATGATTGCTGGATTCGGAACTGGAGGAGCATCGAGAATCGCTCTTGCGGCGTTGCACGCCCAACCCCACTGAAAACCAGTACAACCGAACATGCCGTTTGGAAAACGTCCGTCTTCCTTCATGCGCTCCGACCAACCTTGAATGGTGACTGCTGGTCGAACGTTCCAATTGCGTTCACCATTTTCGTCAACTTCCCAGGGCTCATATGCATTGTCGACTGGGTCATTGAGTCGAGTCAAGTCCTCTTCTAACCACTCAAGAATCTGGCGAGCGAGATAGTTGGCGCACATGCTGTACGCATCATCACCGACCCAAGGCTCCGGCGGCGCTTCTCGAATTTGACGAGCGAATTCCTCAGGGTACACATGTACCTGGTCGTCTTCGCTTTGGCCGCCGAGAATGACCTTGAGGGCGTCGCCTGCCGTGACTCCTTGCACTGCTCCGTCGTTACTCGCTCTGGTCATTGTCCTCCTCGGGTTCTGCACTGCTAATCAATTCGATTGCTGGAATCTCGCCACCGTGATGACGAATCCATGATGAGATGAGGCAGTTCTTCCCGAACTCCTCCGGCACGTTCAACAACCTCCACCAGACGTGAACATACGGGACACCGATGTCAGTGTCTCCAGTAATTTCATCGCCGCAATTCTTGCAAAGCATAGGTGTTGTCATCTCGTCGCTCTTTCGTGTTGCCAATAGCCCTTCTCGCCATTGCGCATACCGCCTGTCCTACTAATCCATTTTACTGGGAGTCTGCACACGTTGCAAACTGTTGTAGCACTCCCCGGTCTACCAGAGATAGTCACGTCTTCAACACGATGTCCTCGAGGATAGTTGGATTGATATGCGCCGCGTACATGCGGGTCCGGTGGACGGTCATACGTTCTCACACCGAGCTCTAAATACACTGGACAGTCACACGGACGATATTGATTTGTGTCACCAATTTGAATCATTCCATTACAAATTGATTCATGAGACGGAACCATGTGAATTTGGCCCGGCGGAAACGCTCGCATTTGTCGTTTCTGCTTGGGATGCTCAAACGCTGAATGACTACATCGACATCGTCGTCTTAGAGCGTCCGCAACTCGATTTCGGTACTCCTCGTGCTCTTTCCACAGTTGCTCTGGAGTCTTTGGGGTTGGTCTTGGCGCAGGTGCGGCAAGTTCCTCAGGCAACTTTGGTTGCCAAGGCCATCTCACGCTAGCTCCCCGTTGAGCCAGCGAACTGTCCGACATGGCCATGCTTGGCGGTCATCAATGCACACGTCAATGCTGCCAGTATTGCGTCGATGCGAACCTCGAATGCGCTGAAGCACAGCAAGTTGCTCACGTATTGTTGCTTCCGCCATGCGAAGTTCACTTGCGTAGTGCTCGAGTTCAGTACGGTCAATCGTGCGGTCTCCACCGAGAGGACTCTCAAGTTCAGCGACCTCAGTTGTGAACGCGCCAAGGGCAAGTTCGCTGCCAGAGGCGTACTCCGAAGCTTGCTCACTCGAAGCAAACGGCCCGACGACGTATGTGTGCGGTACTCCCTCAGGCAGACCATTGATTGAAGTGCCAGGGTCATTGATGACGATTGCGAACCTCACTGCTGCAACTCCATGGAATTGGCGACCTTCTTGCCGCGCGAATCAACGTGAGTGAACTGAGGAAGAGTGTCATAGTCCTTCGCGTTCGCCTCGATGTTCGTCACCAGACCGTCAGGCCAGATGATGATGGTCTCACGCCCGACTTTGCACGCATACCGGATTGTCGACCAAGTTCCGGAACGAAGTTCCTCTTCAAATCCAGCAGGAGCGGCGTACAAGACGTCGCACAAGTCAACGATTTGATGATTTCGTGCGATGTAATCGAGAGGCGGCCACGAAGTGTCGCCTTCTTGGAAGCAGAACGCCTCCTTAGCGGTGTTAAGCGGCGGATGAATCACCATTTTGCACTTGAACTGACGCGCGATTGCGTCGAATTCTGCATCCGCCCCGACACAGTCACCGTGGTGCGCTGCCGGAGTGTCAACATGCGACACGCGATCGCGAATTCGGATGAACAACCGGTCAGTTTGCTCCGGTGTCATGCCTTGCTGAGTTCCAGTGAACCCAATTGCTTTTGCTCTACCCATCTTTTGTCCTTTCCCTACATGTCAATTATAACATGTCTTTACACGACATGTTAGCTTTCTCGCAATACCTCAAGTATCGCTCGGCGTTCTGATTCGATTTTGTCCAAATCGATGTCGAAGAAGTCTGCGAACAACTTCTCAGGCCGAACGAACGTCGGCACAAGTTGCTTGTCGCGGTACTCCTCGAACTTGACGTACTCGGCGATGACAAAACCCTTCTCGCAGAGCCAGTCGTAGAAATCAGTGAGCGTTTGGCTTGCGCCACTCTCAATGACGTCATGTTGCTTTTCCAACTCGGGAGTTGGAATGTTGACGGTAACTTTCTTTGAGATTTTCGTCGTCATTACAACTCCTCGAGTGAGTGGTCCTGGACGTCGCAATACTTGTGCGCCGTCTTGAGCACTTGAGTGTAGTCATCGCTGGTGGCTTCGTCCCAAAATGCTTGCGAGTCCAACCCAGCCCCGTCAAGTGCCTTCTTGCACTTGCCAAGGATGGAGAACGCGTTGCCCTCCGGTCCGTCCAAATCGCCCAACCACACTTCGGGCTTGGTCTGTTCATCCGTCATTTTTCTCCTTTGTTTCCCGAATCCAGCGGCACCAATCCAGTCTGGAATTGATGAACCGGCCTCCGACTTCTCGCGCGATGACGACTGCATCGTCGAGTGTCTGCGCTGCAAACGTCTTGATGTCGCCATTGGCGTACACTGCTTGGTAGTTCCGAAGGCCCTGGTCGCCAGGACGATGCTCGGCAGTGATGAGTTCCTGATCGGTGTACTCGACCCCGCGCTTCAATGTCATGACTCAACTCCTGTCCTTTGTCCTTGCGCCATAGAATAATTATAACACGTTTTTACAAAGAACAGCGCAATTCTTTAAGAACTTTTCACTTTGATGATGAAATCAATGCTCAATTCGTCAACTCCAAACGTGAGATGTCATTCTCAGCGAGTTGATACGTCTTGCCTATAGAGATGTAGTCCTCCAAGAACTTGAAGTAGTCGTGGCGTTGACGGTGACGACGTTCGCTGTCACGAAGAGACATGACTGGATTGTTACTCATTGTCTGGTCAGTCGCATCTTGTTCTAATTCGAGTGCATCTGCTTGAGACTTGTACGTCTCGGCGCGCTGAAAATGATGCGAGACGCGAGTCTTGAAATGCTCTTGCAGTTGCTCACCCGTCATCACGATAGCAACTTGAGTCTCCACATTGTCCGAACGAAGAAACTCGTCAAACTTCTCCGCTCGATTCACTAATTCCAAATGGTCTTTATTGACTGTCTCGTTGTACGCGGACATTGACCCTAAGGCCAATTCGAGTGCCTTGACTCGACGTTCTTCATTTGAATTCATGTTTGCCTTTCCCAATACATCTCATCGAGAATGTCTCGAACTTCTTCTGCATCGACACGGAACTTCGCAATCGGATGAACGCCGAGTCGTGCTCGGACGATGATTTCACGAAGTCGAGCGATTTCTTCATCTTTGGCTGCGAAGTGCTCATTGACTTCTTTGGTGTCCATTGCTTGACCGCGCATGATTCGTTCAGTATCACGCTGAATCTTCGCAACTTTTCCGAGTGCGTTGACCGTACCTGAAATGCTATCGACCAGTTCTCCCAGTGCTTTTAGCAATTCGTCAGGAGTTTCCTCCTTGCCTTGCGCGTCGAGAATCTTGACAATGAATTTCCCAGGCCAATTGATTGGGTCACCTTCATCAAGTGACTGTTGCAACAAATTGTGCAATTGTTCCTCAGTTAATCGCATGTCCCATTCCTCCAGACAGATAGTGGTCTTCGTATCCTTCGCCGCCATTGCAGCGACATTTCTTACCGCGGTGAATTGGTCCTCCACCGAAGTCATGACAACTGCACAAGTCTTTCTCAATGACGCAAGCGAACATCTGGTTGCCGTTGAACATGTTGTGGACTGTTCCAGGCTCGATGAGAGTTCTGCAACGTACACAGAGATTGGGCCAGTCCTCGGGATAGACAATTCCCCAGCCCAATCTCTGCATCCTCTTGATGACCATGCCGACTATTGTCGGTTGTTGCCAGTCTTCAGAGAGTGACTTTTCAAAGTCTTCCCAACGCTTCTCGTTCATGACTTACTGAGGAACTCGCATCGGCATTTCGCCTGGACCGCCTGCGCCGCGTCGAGCTGGCTTGTCGTCAGGAAGCTGAAGTTCCTTGAGTCGAGTCGCGTCGACCGTGATGTACTTCTGCTCGTCCTTTGCGACGTAACTGAGACAAACCTGGTCGCATCCAGTGAGGTGAATGTAGACGATAATCGCCACTCCACTGATGTCCGTGACACTGTCCGTGTACCGGTCTCCCAGAACGACGTTCTTCGCGTCAGTGGCGACTGGGTCTCTCTTCAATTCAACTGTCTTTGCCATCTTCTGCCTTCTCTTTCTTTGGTTGTGTTGCTCGATTGAAAAATGCGGTTGCTTTGTTGAAAATCTCGTCGACATCTTCGCCTTCGTTGTACCACCAAGGTTCGCTGCCGTCGCCTACGAGACGCCATCCAGTCGGATTCTTGAATTCAGTGTCGTCATCATCGTAGACGAACGCGATAGCGAATCCTCGAGGATGAAACACAGAAGTGTTGATGAGCCAGAGAAGTCCCTCATCACGAAACTCTCCGAATGTGCGAAGCGACTCAAGTGCTTTTTGTTGGATGGCCTCGAGTCGTTCACGCTCTGCTTGCTGTCCTCGTTCGTATGCTGCTCGAGCAGCAGGGTCAGCGGCAAACATACGTTCACGAATTGCTATCTCTTCTGCTGTTTCGTCTGGAGATTTGCCTTTCAAGCTGAGCATCTCCTGTCGAGATTGTCGTTGGCGTTCCTCTGCTTCTGCGGCATGCGCTTGAACGTATTCACTTCGTGACTGCAGGTCATTCACCATTTCCACAGCCGTCTTTGGGACAATCGATATTGACCCGTCGAGATTCTCTCTAATAGTGACGTAGTCGAAAATGTCACTCATATCGAATTTCCCAATTTGATTCTGTGGACAATGACTCGGCCATTCTCCTCATCGATTGAGAGTCCCTTGATGGCGATGTAGTCGCATCGACCGTATTCGTCTGCCCAGATGTTGGTATGTGCTCGCATCATGAACTCGCCACCTTTGTAGCCAGTGAGAGTGCACCCGTTCATGAGATTGTCGATTTGCTCGCGCATGTCTCTGACAGTGACTGGCGACCTCGTAATGCCGTGGTCGAGAGTTGCCTCTGCGTAGACACCTCGCCATGAGATGATGTCGCCGACTGAACTTTCATCCTCGAAGTAGAGTGTGACGTTCTCATCCAGAGGCTTAAGCGCCTCATGGAATTGTCCGATTGTCCTGATAATGCTTTCCATTTCCTGTCCTTTCATCGTTGCTCTGGAGGGATTCGAACCCTCGAACCACCTGGTGTACCTCCAGGCTGCTCGTGCCAACTGAGCATTACAAAACAACCGAAGTACAGGTGACTAAACCTACGCTTTCGCCCTTACTCACTATCGACGAAGTCGTCAACTTCTATCTATGAGTCTCAAACGACTTGCTGCACTTCGCGACCTCGGGGAGATTTGAACTCCCGACTACCAACTTGACAAGCTGGCGTTCTAACCGCTGAACTACGAGGCCTAAAGCGCCAGACTTTTCCTGGCTGTCATCCCCTCTATTCGAGGCCGTCATCCCCTCTATTCAGGGATTGTCAGGCTATGGGCACCACCCAGAGTTACTATATCATCTTTGTACACTCACGTGCAAACTCTTTTTGCACTTTTTGCACGTAACATCTTTCTTCGTGCCTTTGATTCGCTCGCAATGAATTGGTTTATTCGTACAGAATGGAACGTCGCCGAACTCGACTGTCTCGCGATAGCGATGAACCTTGCCAGGTCCCCATTGACTGCCGTGTGCGCGAAGGAGAGTGATCACACGAGTTCTTTTGGGTTGACTAGCCACAGTCGTGTCTCCCATCTATTTTCTGCTTTGCTAGTCGACATCCAAACTTCAATGACGACTGTCTCGTTTGGATGTTCTTGTCGACAATACTTTAGGAGTTGGCTTTTCGTCCAATAATGCGGCACGATGACTGAACATAAACGTCGTTTTCCAGACGTCTTATGTTTCAATGTAATGCAAACTTCCCGCGCAGGGATGCATTTACTCATTGTTCCCCTTGTCTGCCAGAGAACGAAATAATGGGTCGTCCACAATCCAGTTGATTCGTGACTTCGAGGGCTTAGGAACGATGAAGCATTTGGCAATGTCGGGGTACTTTTTCCGCATTGCTCCGCGTTGTTGCTTGTCGGCGCACACAACCGCGACTCGCTTTCCCCGCGCCACTTCCAACCGGACGGCCAGCACCATTCGCGCCTCTTTGCCCCAGTTGCGTTGTCGAACTGCCGACTCACACAGAAGTTCTCGAAAATCTCTCACGTTGCTTCCTTGTCTGCCAGAGAATCCAAAAGAGCGTCACGGAGCCATTCTGCGCCCATTCTCGCTGCTGCTCGTATCTCCGGCTTGTAGTCGCCGTCGTCACCTTCTGGCTCGAAAAGATTGTCGAGAATTACGTCAATCCCTTCGCGTGTCAGCGGTTGTGCTGCCCGAAGTGTTGAGAGTTTCAGAAATCCCTTTAGTCGCTCAGCAGCATCGAATAGCACGCCGAAATAGAACTCCGCACGCTCTAAATCTTTGTCCATGACTGCGTGAGCCACGATGGGGGCGAGTCCTCTGATGACACTGGCTGCTTCGTCAACATTCTCTACAGGTCGCATCCCCTTGTAAAGTTCGGCCTCGCGCTTCCAATCTCGATTCTGGTTGCTCACCGCTCCCCCTCCTCCGCATCCCCCGAAAGGATGCGCTGCCAGTGAGTGCATTTGGTGGGGAGTCGATTCTCGTCATACAGAAGTTCGCTTTTCAGCGTCGAGTCATCGTCGCCTTCGATTCCCCATTCCGTGTAGACGCCACGTTGACCATACACGCCGTCTGGGTCGGTGCAGGATGAGAACACCCTGAAAGCGTGGCCGTTTAGACGCCGCTCATATTCTTCGCATTCGATTTCACGCCATTCCAGTTCCCCCACGCTCGGTGCCGGAGACAGAAGTCTTCGTTCAGGAATTCTTCCCGAATCGTGTAACTCTCGCAATTCTTCCGCCGTCAGTCGTCCACCTTCGTAGTCAGCGTGTTCCCACATCCCCGGAAGTTCATTGTCGGGGAGCGCGTTCTCATCGTGGCTGTAAATCGAAGGTTCGCTCGGTGCAACGGGAGGCGCGGAAACACGGTCACGGTCGCAATAACAACAGTGAGGGCCAGTGTGATTCGGGTGCTCTCCGTCCTTTGGTGCCCAGTCGTAGTAGAAGTGGCCGCAGTGTTCACCGTTCATTGACTCGGGGCACACGCTCCCGTCGTCTTGTCGGCCCTTCGCGTCCATCTCATTCTTTCGAGCAACGAGCCACGCCGGAGTTTTGTAATTCGGCTGCGCTGTCGGCGGTACGGGTGATACATCGGGGGTGGCAGGCTCGTACGTTTGCTCAAAGATGTCCGGCTTACAGGGATAGAATTCGCCTTGGACGCCTTTGATTATCCAGTCGCCCTGGCGTGCCGTCATGTTTCCTTCAAGCGTGCGTATATAGATTTCAACTGTTCCATCCACAAGTTGAGAGACGCTGCGCTCCTCCCACGATGTACTCATCCACAGGTACACGTCGATGTAGTTCTCACGGGTGAGTTTCATCGCCTCAATCACTACCGGCTTCTTGCGGAACTTTTGAACGTCGCTCATTTGCTCTCCTCTCGTAGCGGTACGGCGGCAAGAATCGCGTCGGTCAACATCATCGTTCCGACTTTCAACCCCTCATCGAATGACGTGCAGTTGCCCATGTTCGGCTCAGTAGATGCGAACTGCCATCGCACAACGACGGCCCGCGCCAATTCTTCAATCTTTGCCCTCGTTAGCCCTGTAGGGGCGCTCGGGGCCACGCTGATTATTCCCGGCGCTACGGTGCCGCACTTGGCGCACCTGAAAGTAACTGAAAGTGGTTCGGGGGCTCGTGAAGGGGCGGCGAGAGGCAACGCGGATATAATGTTTGCTGCATTACGCCAGAGTTCGTTATCTCGACCGTATGCCACGCGCTCGCATTTTTTCATGGCCTCAATCGCCGCTTTTCGTGAAATCAAATCTTGTTCGCCCCCCTCGGCTAGAGAGGCTGGAGGGTTTTCAGTCATCGGTCGCTCTCGATCCGAACCACGAGCCAGTTGCTGTACAACTCCCTCGCAGCAGCCCTCGCAGCATCCCACGCAGCATCCCACGCAGCAGCCCTCGCAGCAGCCCTCGCAGCATCCCTCGCAGCAGCCCTCGCAGCATCCCACGCATCATCCCTCGCAGCAGCCCTCGCAGCATCCCACGCAGCATCCCTCGCAGCAGCCCTCGCAGCATCCCACGCAGCAGCCCCCGCAGCAGCCCCCGCAGCATCCCCCGCAGCATCCCCCGCAGCATCCCCCGCAGCATCCCTCGCAGCAGCCCACGCAGCATCCCACGCAGCAGCCCCCGCAGCAGCCCGTTCTTGTTCGGTGGCCGCGCCGTTGGCGTAACGCCGGGCGACTTCAATGGCGTGCTTGGGTCGGTCGTCATCGGGTCGGACCCTCCAGAAAATCGGCAGCACGTCCTCGGCGCAGTCAGCCGCGAAAAGTCGCAAGTTCCGCTCGGTGGTCGTTCCGATTTTGTAGGCGAGCTTCATCTGCGGGGCGCAGAACTTGTCGTCCCCGTGGAGAATCGCGCCCCTGGTTTCCACGACCCACAGTGACGCGCCGATTTGTGAAGGAAGATGACTTAGAACGTGCTTTTCTTTCATCCCGTGCCAGCCTGATTGGCAGAGAACCGGTGTCTCTCTAGCCGTCCACTCACCAACTTTGACGGGCCAGATTTTGTTCTGCACCGCCGTTCGATTGTCCGGCAGCATCCATTTGTAAAGTCTCGTCATTTCGGCTCCTTTTGCTCGGCTAGAGAGGCGGCAGTTTCGTTTTTGTTCATGTCGGGTTCGGTTCTGCTGCTGGGATTTCGTCTGGCGTGGCGAGCCTGTCGGGGTGAACGCCGCCAAAGGTACCGTGACCCCGACTACCGCATGTCGGGCAATCGCGATTGTGCGCCTCATCGCCCGAACGGAACAACATCAGAATATCGGTCTGGCCGCAGTTCGTGCAATGACCGACCATCCGGTAACGGCCGTAGCGACCTGAACTTTCGCACTTCGCACACATGCACACGGCGCTAACTGTCAACATTTCATTTTCTCCTTTTTCCGCTGTCGGCGGTACGGGTGATACATCGGGGGTGGCAGGCTCGTACGTTTGCTCAAAGATGTCCGGCTTACAGGGATAGAATTCGCCTTGGACGCCTTTGATTATCCAGTCACCCACGCTCGCTATGTGCTGACCTTCGAGCGTCTTTATCATTATCGTCAAGCCCGTGAGGCGCTCGAACTGGTTCATTTGCGCGTCTTTACAAAACCGCAGCACATCGGCCACGCCCTCCTTGCTGTCAACGAACTGAACCGCCTCAATCACTACCGGCTTCTTGCGGAACTTTTGAACTTCACTCATTGTTGGTCCCTTCTATGTTGGGCGCGGGCGTCGGCTCGGCTGACTGGAGGATGGAGTCGCGGAGTGCGGAGGCTCGCATGGCCCATCCTTTCAGCGAGAGCGTGCTGTCGGCCACTGGGAACCACTCAACAATCAGCGCGTCCAGCCCTTCCCTTGAGAAGGTCGGGGCCAGTTCTCGTGCTTCCCCACTCAGGGGACCGGAAGGGGCGATCGTCAAAAGTCCGGGCGCTACGACACCACACGACGAGCAGCGAAAGATGAGGTCGATCGCCGGTTCGGGGGTCGGTGCAACGGGAGGCGCGGAAAGAGATTCGCGAACGACTTCAATTGCGGCCATCACTCCGTCACGCCACGCTTGGGGTGTCTCTTCGTGAGGGTCGCTGTGCCCCGGACCTGATTCTTTCAGGCTCACCAGTTCGCGAACAAGATACGTTGAGTCCATCATTTCTCCTTGATTGTCATATGGCCTGTGAAACATATCGCCGCGATTCTGTTCCGCTGTCGGCGGTACGGGTGACACAGCGGGGGAATCGGGGGTCATGGGAATTTCAATTCTCTTATCCCAACCATCTTGCCCTGAGCGGCTGGAAGCCCCACATTCCCACCGGCCTTGCGATATATCTTCATCGCCGCCTCGTCATCGCAGAACGGACAGTCCTCCTCGGGTGGATTGTGATCGCAGAAATCGTGATACATCAATCTCCCAGCGAGAACGTCCGCTATTCTCTTCCACTTGTCGCTCATTCTTCGCCTCCTAGTACGGGTGCCGCGCCCAAAACGTCAAGAGCGAATTGAAGACCATCGGCGTAGTTGACCCACCGCAGATGCCGCTCGGGGTCTTTCTCGGCTTCGATGTGCGCCAATGAACGACGGTGCTCTTTCGCAATTTCTCCTTCGGGGTCACTTAGGGGGCCGGAAGGTGCTGAAAGATTCGTTCCGCAGTCGGGGCAGAACTCATAGCCGATAGCGTCATCGGACCACAGAATCTTTGTTAATTCTCCCTCTTCGTCATAATTGTCCATACACGTGTGATTCGTCGGGCACTCTCGCACGCTCGGTGCAACGGGAGGCGCGGAAACGGTTTTCGCGTGCTCGCACCAAATCCACCCGACATCGTGCGTTCGACACCACCCTTGAGCAATCCCAAACGCCCCTCGCGGCTCTGGCATGAACTCACAAGGCTCGTCAATGCGCTGGCACCGCTGGCATTTGTGTTCCGCGCTCAAATACTTCTCGGTGCAGAACCTCCCGCAGTCATCACAGAAATTACCCGCCTTGGCGAATGAGTATGCACCTGGGGTGTCCCGATAATCCGCGTAGTCGATGCACGATTTCGGACCATCAACCAAACTTTCGAGCCACTCTTTTGAAAGTCCCGGCTCTTGGGGGCGAGCGCGGAGGGATGCGGCGTCAGCGTCAAACACTCCGGCTTCACGAAGCAACGTCACGGTCTTTTCAGCCCACCACGTTCCGTGCCAGCCGCACTCAATCAGCGCATTCTTCGCCGTGTCCTCGCGCCAAGCATCAACGCTCACATCTTCTGGAACGTTCGGCGCTGCCGGCGGTACGGGTGACACAGCGCGGGTGGCGAAAGGCTCGTCGGGCCAGTTGCACACGCGACAGTGCTGTTCTGAAAGCCTCGTTGCACCACAACGCTTACACGCGCTCATTTGTCGCCTCCTAGTACGGGTGCCGCGCCATCGTGATTTTCTTTTTCTCGCGGTTCGTCACTTAGGGGGCCGCGCGATTCAATCGCTGAGTGAAGTCGGCGTAGTTCCTGTTGTAGATACGCCTCCACG